AAAAATAGGGATAGACAACCACATAATGTGATCATCTATCCCTATTTAATTTTCTTTATTATTACTTTAGCACGCTCTTATTTACATGCACCTCTTTCTCATACTCTTCAATATATGGTTTCACATTCTCATTCCAAGCTTTTACGTTTGTAATTCCGATTGATGTAAAATATTTTCCGAGTATTTCTTTTCTATTTCTACTAATCCAGTTCAATGATGGCTCGTCCTTGCTGGTTCCTCCAATGAATACTTCTTTAGCATATTCTACTGCTTCTGCATCAAGAATGATTGCATCATGGATATCAATAGCCCAATCATACATATCAATTACTTTGTCTACTGTATTGTTCATTACTTGTGAATCGAGATTGTGAATCAATCCAGTTACAAAGAATCGTTTGAATGCAGTTAAATCTGGTTTCTTTACTGTTTCTGTATTGTGAATTCTGCGAATACTGTTTGTGTATGAATCATATAGATCGAATTTATATGTTCGTTCACCAACATTATAGTATCGATTACATGGAACAGTAAAATTTTCATTTCCAACTTTAAGAGTCATTTCTTTTTTTGGTTTTACGTTCTGAATAATGAAGTCTTTGAATCTGTTTGCTACAGCAATATCTCCAACTTCAAGTTCACGTTTAAACGCTACAACTTCATTCATCGTATATTTGATATTCATTTCTGACCACATTTGATCAGGACTCATAGATGATCCATATACAATACGCATTATTGTTTTAAATTGAATTCTGTTAGTTACTACATCATGATTCCATGCATCTTGAATTTTATTTCCAATCATATTGGTACGCTCAAGGAATGGTTTGTGATTAAGTAGTAATCCCATGATTCCAAGCACAGAAGCACTCATATCAATTTCTACGGGAATATACCATTTGGTTTTTCCATTAAGTTTTTCAATATGTTTTTGAGCTTCTTTCAATCCAATGGTTCCATTTGCGTATGCAACCTTTTTAGCGACACCCTTCCAATCAAGTTCAAATACTTCATCGAGTTCTTTATACATTCGTTGAAGCCAGATATCTTCATATAAATCATCAATATCATTTGAATTGTTCAATTTGTTTGTGTAATATGCTTTGCGTCCAAATTGTACTTTACTGGAAATTGTTCCATTTTTGTATCCAAGAAGTTCAGCAATAAAAAGATATTTATTTTTAAGACCTTTTTTTGTTGCTATATTTCGATATTCTTCAGGAATAATGAGCATTGCTCTCATAATTTTGAAGCCAATTGGATTACCGATCTTGTTAAGCATTCCTGCTATATTTCTACCACGAGAATCTGAATTCGCTTGACCTGAAGAATAAAGATTTTCATCATTGTAAATATAATAATCCAGAGCTTCTTTACCAACTTCTGCATAGTTTGCTCCATCTTCTTGAAGTTGTTTATATTTTACGAGTGTTTTGTCAATACCTTTATTGATAAGTCTTAACACATCATCATAATGTTTTACAATGTTATCAACATCAAAACTAAACACTGTATTCCCTGTTTTACGGAATCCTTCTCTGATAATACCGTTTTGCGTTTTTTCACCCAATACTCTTACGATATTATTTTTTGTTGCTTCTGGTTCCAATGAAAGTACATATCGTTTAAACTTATTATATTTTCTTACATAAGCAAGTTCATCTTCTGATACGTATTTAAGAAGTTTTTCTTTTCTAAGATATGCCTCTCCCCAGTTATTGGTTGGGAGAGACTTACTTGTTATCCAACCTGATTGAGATAGAAGTTTTAATGCAATATTCATTGCTTCTGGATTAGCAATTCTTTTAGCCCAATATGGAAGAGAAATAGTTCCTTTCTCTTCTTTTGACAGAAATGCTTTCCACATTGCATTAAACATTCTTTCTATTTCATTATTCACTCTGGTTCCATAGTTGTTTTTGAAACCTTTGATTTTTGGCATCTCAAGTTTTCCATCAAGGATTTGCATTCGTACTTTGTTCATGATTAGTCCTTTCTATCATTAAAAAAAGACGACTGCATTAAGCAATCGTCTATTCGAGGAACCAGGGGTATTAATCTTCCAGTACGAAGTCACCTCCCTTTTCCTCAAGCTTTTCGAGTTCTTTATTCTCTTGATATTGCTTAATAGCCTTATTCTCAGCAAGCGTAAACCATAGGCGATATTTGTCGCGTGTAACATCTTTCGCTTTGAATTCATTTAGTCCAAGTTTGAGATAGATGCTATCAAGCAATGCAGAGAGTTTTTCGAAGTTTCCTTCTTGAGCAGGAAATACTTCTCCGTCTTTATAATATGCAGGTGATCCAAGAGCATCACGAGCTTCAATGAGTTCTACGGGATTGATTCCTGTAATTGCTGAATATTCAAGGATCTTTTCATCCGTGAATGCACCTCTGGAACCAGCAATGATACCTAGTACTTGTGCATGACCCATTCCAAATACATTGATTGGAAAGACGTTAATTTTAAATTTACGTCCATCCTTTGCGACGAATGGTGCAAGTGAGTTTAGTTGGAAGATAATATTGTTCAGGTGTTCCAGCTCTTTTTCTTTTGCCATTGTCGAGCGTTGTGCTTCAATGAACTTTTCATTGTCAAGAAGCTCAAGAAGAGCTTCTTCTTGAAGTTTCTTTTTTTCTTCTTGAGCAATACGTACTTTTTCTGCAAGTTTTTCTTGAAAGTTAAGTTCTTTTCCCATTTTTTATCCTTTGTTTGTGTATATTGTTAAAGATCATATCTCACCTAATTCTAGTTACGATCATATTTTAGTTGTAAAAAGAAACTTTACATGTTACACCTCCATTTTTGATGCATATTACGATCATATCTTTCTAAAAGATAAATTGACAATTAAACTATCCTTCCCCCATTAAAGGGGAATCTCAACAAGTTTAATATGCTTGAAGCGTGAAGTCTTGATGACTTCTCCATTTTCGTTGACATGTTCTTCGCTTACGCGTTGAGAGAATGAAGCATATACTGTGGTTGCGTTTTGGAGATCTTCAACCAGCGCAGGAATTAGCCACATTGCTCCACCTACCATTACTCCATCAATTGCTTCGTTGATTACTTTGTCGTAGTTTTCATCACCGATACGTTTACCAGTAATTTCTTCTACGACAATTCGATAGATTGCATTAACGCGATCCATGATTTCTTTGGTGGTAGGTGGTACACCGAAATTGAGAAGATGTTTGAGTTCTCGTTGGAGTTCTGGACGAAGATCAATAACTCCGTCTTTAATTTGCTCTTGAGTCGCTTGGTGTTGGGTGAGGTTGAGTACTTTTTTCATTTTGTTTTCCTTTTATTGTGCTTTGTTTATTGAGCGTGTTGATTTACGTTCTTTGACTTGTTTTTTTGTTTCAAGTCTATTTATTTTGTGGTAGAGATATTTAATCTCTTCTTGAAGAGAGTCGATTTTATCATTTCGTACCATAATGATAAACATTAAATAAATAATGAGTGATCCCATAATAGCGATTACGATTGCAAGTGTCATTTTCTATCCTTTTTTGTAATGTGTTGTTCTTCCTGGTTCCAGAGGGTTTTACACTATAAGGTTAAATACTTCTTTTACAGTAGGAGTACGTTTGTATTTCCATGATTCTGAACCATCATATTCGGTTCTTTCAAGCCATGAACCATCTTTGAATACGATAGCTCCATACAATTCCTGCGCTCCATATCCAGAGTCATATTCTGTTTCATTTTCAATAGAAACCACTCCGTTTCTTACTTGAAATACTAGAACTTTTCTTAAAAAGTTATCTAATATCACTTTTGCATATTCGATATCTTTCACCTCTTTTCCAATTACCTGAAGTTTACTTTTGATTTCTTCAATTGCTTTCATTTTTTGATTCCTTTTTGTGAGTATTTTTTACATTGGATTAGACTATTCACCCTGGTTCCAATAGTATATTTGAGCATATGTTTTTGCATATATATACGATCAAATATATTATTGAAGGAGTTTGAGGTTTTTACTGTTTTAGTGAATTTTTTCACCTTGAGGTTTTACCCCATGATAATTTCATGGGGTTTTCACTCTAGAAGATGCCTTTCAGGATATTTTTTTTTGATGGAGGTCTGTGATATTCCCACCATTCTGCTCCATCATATTCATGTCTTTCTAGCCATGTGCAATCGTTAAACAGGATCATTCCAAATATTTTTTGGCTTCCATAGGCATTATTGTATTTGATTTCCTTGATATTATCATCTTGATAAATTATCTTTCCGTCTTCGATAATGAGGATCTCTTTGTTGAGGTATCCCTTTCCAGGCATTTCTACTCTACCTGCAACTACGTCTTTAATATCAACTACTGCTTTCATAAATTCGTTCCAGAAATTTTTCATCTTTATTTCCTTTCTTAATATGTTTGTGTTACTTGATTGGATTTACACCCCAATCAGGGATCAGCACCTCGTCTCCAGGACGAGCTTGAGGAAATAATGACCAATCTGCTACAAAGAGCAGACCAGTTTCCAACTCCACAACAACCGTCATTCCAGAGGCGTTAACTCCTTTAAACAAGTATTTTTTTTCCATCTCATTTTCCTTTTTATTAACCGATAAAACCGCGTTCATAGCGGTCAACAATTTCCTTAATTTCTTTGAAGATTTGCTGAGCTCTTTTATCGAATTCTTCTGCTTTTTCTTCACCTCTAAATCCTTCTTCATCTACTGCTTCTTCTATGAAGTTCATTTCATCGTATAGCAGTTGTTCAAGCAGTTTTTCGTTTACCACTTTGTACTCCTTTTTAACCAATTGCGCCTATTACCAATTTGGCAAAGGCAATTAGAAACATTGTTAGCCAAAAAAAGTTTGATACTTTCCTTCTTGCAGTTTTTGTCATTCTCATTGTTTTCCTTTTTTATTTTCCTGGTTCCATTGCTTACGCTATATCCACTTCATCACTGTAAGTGGTTTGTACCTTTTTACCCCCATCTTCCCATGATTCTATGGTGAAGCTGGCTCCATCGTTCTTACGAACAAAATCTTTGATCTTGTTCCATGACGTGGTTGTGAATATTGTTTCGCTGAATTGTTGACCACTCATTGAGGTCCAATAGTCTTTTACAATGTAAATCATTCTCGTATCCTTTTATTTTTGATTTGGATTAACCATCGGTATATTCCCTTACCCTATGACCCGATCCTATTGGCTGAGAAATATAACGATAATTAATCATTCGCCCATGCTGATTAGGCATGAGCTTTTTGCTATCTGAAAGTATTCTTCCAGTTAGCACGCTTCTTTCTGCTATCCATTTTTTGTCCTTTCTAATTTATTTGAGATCAACTCATTAAAGGGCTACGCTTGACACACCATGGCATATAATGTATAGTCAGCTTTTAGTGCGTAGCCCTCTAATGAATCGATCTTACAGCTTATTTTTTTGAGCAGTTTTACGACTTACTCAGGTCGCTCTGGGAGTTAGAGTGCGAATTCGTCCTCCTTCTCCCAGAGTTTAGAGGTGCGATTTAACAGCGCATCTGTGTACGCCGTCTCTTTTGCAACCTCTTTTTTGCCTTCTTCGCTCAACTGAGCAAGGAAGGCTTCACGGGCTTTCGCCCGCTTTATGCTCTTTTTTTGAGCTTCAAGAACCGTATCTTTCAACGATTCGTGACTGATCACCTGGGCACGTGCGGTTTGGTCTACCGCCGAGGTGAGAAGATCATCGGCTACTACGCCGATTACTTCACCTCTTTCGCCTACCCAATTAAGGGTTCGGGATACATATCCCCAACCCATAATAACCACAACCAGACCCAATGCAAATGCAAGAATTTCAATCATTATTTATCCTTTCTTATTTATGGAACCAGGAGTTGATTGTTCTCTGGTTCCTTATTTGTTGGCATTGATCAGATGCAACGCTTAATGAGTGATCAGATCTCATTATTTTCTGCCCACTACGAAGCTGATTAGGCTCCGTAGTTGGCGTTGATCTCTCTTGCTTCCTCAATTGAGGTGCAGAGAGTTCCATCGATGGCGATGTAATACATTGTGTTTTCCTTTCTGTTAGATTTGGGTTGTGAGCCCTCAATAATATGGAGTTTTTTTGGTTCCGATATTGTTGAAGGTTCTTGAAGCCGATCTTAGGGCTAATTTTTGTTGGCCTACTTTTCAGTAGGCACATAAGGATGTTAGTATTAGAACTGATCTTTGCAGATCAGCTCTGCCACCTTTTCTGCGTCAAAGGAGTGATACCCGCACCCACCAAATGGGTGCGCGGGAGTGTATGTCCACTCCCATGTTCCACTTTCTACATCCCCGTCATTAGTGATAAAGTCACCTTTGACGAGGTATTCTACTGCGTCACCCTCACGGGTGACGCTAGCGGTGCCGAGGAATATCACCTCCTCCCCAGGGAAGAGGTCTGTTGATTTAAATTTCATCATTGATCCTTTCTGTTGATGATTATTGTTTTAGGACCGTTTCTCCCGATCCTACAGCTAATTTTTTTGGTTCCCCCTTTCGGGGGATGAAGGGGATTAGAAGTCGATATCGACATCATCCCCTTCAAGATCGATTGAAGCGTCGAGCACCAAAAATAGGAGCTCTTGCTTCTTTATCCATGCCTCTTCGGTTCTTTTGCTTCGGTAGAGGTCCCATAACTTCTGGTGGACAAGCTGGTTTACGTCAAGATATGCTTTTAGTAAAGCATATCTTTTTTTGGGGTCGGTCTCCCCAGAGAAGCTCTCGTAGAGTTTCTCGTTGCGTCCGTCGAAGAGGCCGGCGAAGAGGCCTGTTCCTTTAATGTTTGGTACTTCTGCCATGATGTTGTCCTTTATATTTTAGTTTTGGGGTTTTACCCCACCCCGTAGGGGCAAGTACCAACCACGAAGTGGTTGGTACCAACAGCATCCCACCGAAGGTGGGTGCAGGTGAAGAGCGAGCCGAAGGCGAGCGTAGGTGATAGGTGAAGACACTGCGACGAAGGAGCAGTGTAGGTAAGGCACAGCATAGCAGGAACCAAGGAGACTGCATAGGCTGGCAGAAATGGGTCCCCCTAACGATATGGCACATAGAGGGGGGGGGCACTTTGAAAATTTTTTGTCGAAGGACGAAAAACTAAACCATTTCATAAAAAAAAGATTTCAACTTTTTTCTTTTTCTTAAACTAGTCTTAACTCATCTCAATACATTCTTTTTCAGAAATAATGGTACTTTTTTCTGAAATACTTATGGAACCAGGGGTATTGTTTTTAGCTATGATCTCTATATATATTTGTAAAAAAAAATATATATTTTTTCTCTAAATGCGATTTTTATAAGTGGAATCAAGGTGAATATATTGTCATGTTGTGGTATTTATTTGGTTATGAAGATATAATATATGTTTTATAATACGAGAGGTTTTATAATGTTAAAAGAATATTATTATATGATAATTCATGCAGTACAGCTGTTCTTCCACGATATGTCATATAGGATTGGCATGATTAAGAGAAGGTACGACAATGATTATAAAGAATGTATGAATACATCTGGATGTGTTGAAGAGATTGTGTTATTATTTGTTATTGTTATTATTGTGTTGATAGCATTATCAAATTACTATTATAGATGATAGATGCATAGATTAGGTAGAATGGAGTATATATAGTTATGGACAATATTGGTAAAATTTTATGTAACAGTAACGGCAAGTATGTACCAGTGGTGTCAAATGATGATATCGAGAGACCTATTAAGAATACCTCTCGTCCTGGTTCCAACAATGCAAAACAATCAGGCCTTGGAGCTAGTGAGAAGTTTGCACAAGATGTTGAAAAGTATTTGCATGACAGGTCTGGACACGTGGCTGGTGAAGCAGTAGAAGGTGCTGTTGCTGGTTCTTTTGGTAGTAAGTGATTGTTAAAATAAAATTAATCACTATTGTTAATTAAAGCTTATATCTACTATAATCACATTGTGAGGAACCAGGTGTACTGGGGTATGATTCATAGGGTTTAGGTGTATTGTTTTTTCTGCATTTTTCGATACACTATTTTATTTGCAATATAAGCAAAATCACTCCCCAGGTATTGAACTCTTTGTTTTCCATTTCCCTTCCTCCTTGAAAAGATTTTTATTCTTCCTGGTTCCTCACATACTTCTATTTCGATCCATTATAAACATATATATATGTATACTCTGCTATAATTTCTCACATCTTTAAAACAAGGAAAAAGTTATGAGACTAACAGAAGGACAATATAATTTTGTACGTGGATTGATTGATATGGAAGAAGAAGGGAATGTCGTTGGCAATGCATATGTCAGATGGTTTGAGAAAATTGGTAATGACCGCAATTTATTCTTGATTGGACTCTGTGAAGGTACTCTCATTGAAATTGCCAATGAAGCTATTACGCTGATTGAGGACAGAGATACTCTTGATCCAAACACAATGACAAAGCTTTCGCTTGCTACTCTTGCAGAAGAATATTTTGATTTTATAACAGACTATATTATATCTGGCGAAGATATTAAAAAAGAAGAATTTAGTGAGGAACCAGATGTATATGGTGGCAAACTTTCTGCTAATGATAATAGTGATTTTCTTAATGATACTATTGATGACATTTATGATGGAGTAGCTTCACCGCAAGAAGATGATTATATTGTAGAAAAAAACAATATTGAACCTCACGTTACACAAGAGATGTCTGATGATATTGAAGCAATGCTTAAGAAAGCTGCGAAGAGCATTGAGAAAAAGCTTTCAAAAATCAAAGATAAGCATGGAATTACTTTATATTCAAAAATAGTTGTTGATACAAGAGAGGTGTGATTCACTGTTGCTCAGCACTATCTTGTGCTGAGTAGTTTTTTAACTTAGTAGTCTTCTCAATTCATTTATTGCATCTTCTATTTCTGTCTTTGATAGATGATCGAAACTCTCAAGTATTCTTATTATCATCTTCTTTTCTAGTTCAAAATCATCGTATATCCATTCAATTAATTTTGATACTTCATCTCTACTCATATTGTGCAAGTCACCTTTATTCCATATATGTTGCATTGCTTGCTTTCTTGTCATGTGTCATTGTTCCTATTTTTTATTTTAGTGTGCATTATCTCACAATATTGTGTTATTTTTGTTGTTATTACTCAATTTAATTTCTACCAAAAAGAATAAAAAGTATAATATAGAATATAACAAAAATTGGAGAAATACACATGTCTAATAAAATACAAAAAAATAGCAACAGTAGATTTATACACTGTAAGCAGTGTGGAGCATCGTATCTTGATCTGGATAATTTTGGAACATGCCCAGTATGCACTGGAAAAGCCAAGGATGCTAGTACGTATGCAAGAAATGTAGATGATCAAATAGAATATAAAAATGCAAGAAAGAGTGTGTGATTACTATGTGTAACAAGAATGAAAATACTATTCAGAAAGAATACGTTAATGATATGTTAAGATATGCAAAACAAATAGAAAAGTACAATAAATTATTTAAAGGTAATTAACTATGGATAACAATAGCACTAAAAAAACTTATACAATAGATGATTTAAATGGAAAGCAATTTGTACAATGGCTCGACGATGGTGGTAACGAAAATAATATAAGTTCATATGTTAATATGACAGAATTTCCAAATAGAAAAGAACCACAAAAAGGAAGAGTTATTAATCGCAACGCACCAAAGAGTGGTCTTGGTGGAGAGACACTACAAAAAGTTGCAACCAAAATTCCGTCGAAAAAGCAAGGACTTAATTACCATAATAGTAGAGAAGTTGGACAGGCAGTAAGCAACAATATAGTCAAAGCCGTTAGCGATGGCTATTCTGATCTTAAAACTCTTAAAAAGCGTGGCGAGACGAAACCACAACACGCAGAAGATATTTTATCCGACTATAGAAAAACAGGAAAAGTTAATATTTTTGGCTCATTTTTTTAAATAAAATATAGTAATAATACACCAATTAAAAGAAAAGCATAATGGCATCCGTTACTGATATATCTGATACTGTTCAACCTGGTTCCTGTATTATTCCAGATAGCAGATGCCACAGGTTCAAAACAAAACTTATAAACGACACATTCATTAAAAATGAATCACTATCTGACAGCTGCATAACACATGAGTGTAATACAATTGTTGATGACATTGAATTTATACTTCCAGGACTGTATGGTTCAGTATATTATGTTAATAATTGTCAAAATAATAACATAGGTTCATGGGGCCATGATCGATATCTATATTTTTTGTATGGTGCATCATACTCAAAAAGTAGTAAATTTAAATTCATAATTGGCATATTTCTTGTAAATGAAGCATGGAATTATTATGATATCAAATACATTACGGATAAGGAATTTGATGTATCAAGTGTTTCTACACCATGTGTAAAGTGTCCATTATCATATAATTCTGATGATGACTATTATGTGTCATATGGTGCTGGAACAAATATTATGAGGCCTATTAGTGACTTTAGTGACATTAATGACTATGGTGAATTATTTAATGTTATTGATAATATAAATGTAGCATTGCCAAACGGAAATAATATTAGTATTGATAATTTTGATGTAAATATACTTGTTTGCAACGATAACAGTAATGGATATTGCATCAAGCCTATTGTAATGCCATCAGGTGGAAATGTGTGTGATCATATAATTGTCAACAAAATGGAAAATGGTCACAAGCTGCAACTAATGATGCCAGCATTTGCATACACAGATGATAATATATATAATGATTTTATTAAGTTGGAGAGTCTAACTGAATATTACACATATAAGGAAATAAATATTTATCCAATACCACTTTGTGATCTTGGATTTGATATTAACAAAAACAAAACAAAGAGTGTAAAAATAAAACTTATTATTACATCATTAACACCTGGTCACAATACAGCAATAAATGGTACAATAACAATCAATCCAGATATCTGTAGCGAGAATGATGGAGAAAGAAGATGCAAATCGCTTGCTAATCCAGACAATGAATTCCCACCAATCGAAAAGACAATAAATCACGGTTTTGTTATTGATGGTGAGACTGGACTTGAATCACAAATAAAATATTATGTTGGTTTAGTTTCATGGTTCATGGCTGGATACAATTATAATTGTTTATATTTAGTTTTTGAAGATACTCAGCAAGTTGTTATAAATGGCAACAATTATCATGGCAATAATCTTATGCATTTATCCATGTGTGATGTATTTGAATATATAGATCAATAGGAATGCTTGTGCTATGAAAAACATGAACATACATCAGATATGGATAGGTGATAATCCTCCTCCATATAACATAAAAAAATATATCAATTCAATAAAGAAACATAACAACTCATACAAGCATATACTATGGAACAACAGAATGGTGATGCGCGAATTTCCAGACGAGTATAAGTTTATAAAACAAAATATTACTCCAACGTTTGTCTCAAATATACTTAGATTTAAAATACTCCATAAATATGGAGGATGGTATATTGATGCAGATTTTTATGCAATTGACTCACTTAATAGATTAAGCGTTAATCATACAATTCCTGTACTTGTTGAATCAGATATTAATGATTTAAGATACAGTAATGGAACAATGTTTTTTCCAGTAGGATATAATTTTGATTTTATATTAAATGGATATTATCCAGACAGACCAATGATACGAAGATGGAACCAGATTGTGGATAAACATATTTTAAAAAAACAGTATATAGGTAATAATTATATTGGTGAGAATGGATCTATCTTGGTTGATACAAAGATGAGAAGTTTTGCTAGACATATAAATAATAATACTGAGGTAGCAAAATGAAACCAACATGTGTATCTAATAGACAAAAGTGTATTCGTAGTGGCGGAACACTTAGTAGGCAATCTGGATATGTTATGTGTAAACTATATGTGTTTCAAGAAAAAAATCCATGTATTGATGAATCTACTGGTGAACAAAAAAAATGTTGTGTTACAAAAAAAATATCATTTAATGGACCAACAAAGCATCAGGTTAATTATATGTGTGGAACGCTATATGATTATGATTATAATTCTGGCTATAACTATAACTATAGCTCCAGCTATGATTACGACTACAATTACTAAATAAGGTAGTACGATATGTATCAAAGAAAAATGTATGTTTTTGATGGATTCACTAAATCAGATAGTGATAATTTTAAACTTGTAACAGATTTATTTTATGTTCCAACCAATCCAAATGATTATTGGCATGGTAATATTTTTAGTAAAACAATTGATGTTGATGCATCAAGTATAACAACAGAGTGTCAATCATGTTTAGAAGACTATCAAATCGAAATAGACCAATCAGCACCAATTGATGATTTTAGTGTGTTATCTAATTACGGAAATATTATTGATATCGAGACTAATAAGGTATTAAGATTTGGCTATAGAGACTATAGCCAAAATTTCAGCATCAAAGCAATTGCTTGTAAAAATGACGATAATGAATATTGCATAAAGAATGTTATAACTCCATATTACACCTGTTTGGAACTTAATCAAGTATTTGACGATATAAGTATTGTGTCTTTTGCGTATTCTGACGACCAAACATATGGAGATCTTCATTCTTGTGTTTATTCTAAATATGAAGCAACAAATATATATGATATAGCTATGTATGATCCATATTATAATTTTTATGATGATTATATTAATAGCGAAAATAGAGATATTGTACTTGAAAAAACAAAGGCAATAAAAAAGAAGTTAATGCTAATCGTGGTATCTCCAAGCGGAACCAAGCAGATCAATGGACACATAATTCTCAATGATCCACCATATAAATTTTCACACTCTCCGTGCAATTCACCATCAACAAGTGAACCTTTTTTTGTCTACGGTGATCATAGTGCTCACTGGATTTCAGATGTAATAGATGACGAAACTGGTGAAAGTACTGGTGTTAAGTTTATTATATCACACGTCAATCCTGACGGAACAGATATTATTTGTGTTGGATCTATGATAATGGACGGAACAGTTCCTAATGAATATAAAAATATTAATTATTTAGGAATGTATATATCAATGTGTGATGGTTTTGAATATGTTGATCCAGTAAATGATGTTGTTGAAATCTTACCACTTGACCTTGAAATAACAAATGCACAAGGCACGACTATTGACAATAATGGAAGATTCTATACTGGCGGTAGTTCTACTGCAATAAGAGACAATAGTCCAATTGTAAAACTTGCAGTTGTTGTATTTTTTAATGGTGTACTGGAGTTTAGTAGTATAGTTGATATTGATCTTACATATTCATATTCAACTGGAAAAATATTTGAAAATTTAGCAACAAATATACATATTAGTGATGGATATTCAGATGGATATTTAAATCTCAATGTTGAAATGTGCTCATCAGACTACTCATATCCATGCTTAAACGCATTTTTAACAAAAGATAATAATCGTTATTCGGTTGATAGTTCATACGACAATTCAATAAAAATTTCATCATTTGCATATACGGCTAAACATGTGCATGATGAATATTATGGTAGCTTTAAGATATTAAATAAAATGCACTTACCTGATACTAATAATAATAATAATAATATTCATGTATTATTCGAAAACAATGATTACACAAAAATAGACAATGATGGGTTGTATGCAAGTAGACCAAGAATAAGAAGAAGTATAATTGTTGCTGCATTATCAATTGGACCAGATGGCAACTCATCCCGCGAAACATATGTAAATGGTTACTTTGAAGTGAATTTTAGGAATATAAAGCCAGAAGGTATTCCTATATATGTAACGGAAAACAACACTCAATATTCACTATACAATATTTATGATGGATACATATTTGATTATCACACTGGCACTCAAAGTGCAATAAAATTTTATTTAATGAGAGTTAAGGACAGTAATAATAATGATCTCGGTGTTTATATATCTTTGGTTGATGCTCTGGCTGACGGAGTAAATGAATACATACATAATGATAATATAGAGATATTTGCATCAATGGAGAGTTCATTTGCAGTTTTATAGATTAGCGAAATAACTACTAACTCATAAACAATAAAGTATAATTGTTTTAATTAAAACAATAAGGACTTTATTATTATGAGTGATATAGTAAATAGTATTGAATTTGAAAGACTTATAGATGTTAAAGCAATAGGATATGAAGAATATCTACCATTTATAGGAAGTGGTAGTAGAGTTGTTGATGCTTATCCATTGTATGACAATGTAGTATTGTTGCAAATAGCCGATGATGATTATATTTTAAAATTATCAGTTGTTGATTTTGATGAAAATGCTCCAACTTTAATTGCACAGCATACGGAACCGGGTGGTCATTTTGCAATACTCAATGTAAAAAAAACGAGTGATAATATTTATTCAATATATGCATTTGGTGATTACAATTGGAATGCACCACATCAACTAATAGTATTAGAATTTGATATTACTTCTGGTTCCATCAATAGAAATACAAACAAAACAGTTGCAATAAATAGTAGTGACGAGTCCACTACAGATATAGTTGGTCACACAATGTATTGCGAAAGCCCAAATCACAATAGGCAACCTCTTGTTGATAGTGATGGCAATATATATATAAACATAAATAGCTCTAAGTCAAATATGTTATTGAAATTCAATAGTGATATTAGTGGGTATGAAATAATCCCAGTAATTGATTACAATTATCTTTCATATTATTCATCTGGAAATTATGCTGTATTTGGTGAATATGATCGCTCATATGCTGCCATTGTTAACGACAAAGTAATATCAAGTATTTTTAATGGCGACAATTATAAACCAGAAGGGATACTTAATGTATTTGATTTAAAAGATCCAAATAATAAGTCAACACTAATATTGTTTGCAGATATAATAAAAAAAGCTATCGACGAGAATGGAAACAGTGTATATGATGTATTAACTGCAAATGGTCAAATAACAAATCCACTTTTTTATTTTGAATCATTTGCTCATTCAATATATAATCTTTACAACGGATCAATATTATTATCAATCAAGGTTGTTTATAAGTACTATGATTCAGATTACAATAATGAACTACAACAAGATTATATGTACTATCATGGTAAAACAAATATAAGTGGACAAAATGATGGAAGAGAATATAGTGAAGTGTTTAATTTTATAATTTCCGATATAGTAGATGTCAACTCGATATCCGTGGAATTAATAACAAATAATTACTATACTGGTGGCTGGTATGGTGCATATACACTAAAGTCACTACCTGGTTCCACCTCAAATACATCTAAAATAGTTAGATATAACGATGATGATCAATCTAGTAGTATTTTCTTTTACGAGAAGTACAAGAATAAGGACACTAGTCTATATGAAAGAGTAGACAACATAGTTTATAGCGGGAATACACAGGATACTCAGGCATATATTAAAAAAGCAGTTGGTATTGAAACGCAAGACAGAATAATATTGTTTGAAAGTAATTATGGTACAAACATGTATATTGCAAAATACAGTGAGCCTCTAAAGTCAATAATTGAATTAGACCTAGTGACAAATAATGGCAGACCAAAGCATTATAGTGTGCTATATGGAAGCGGAAATGACTATGCATTTGACTGGTATGATCCAAATAGCTTCCAGGATGTTAAATCAGTAATTAGTATGTACCCGTTATTTGATGATTTTTTTGTCGCATCGCTTGGTAGATCATCTGGCACAACATCTGTATATATTCTTAATGCAGGCGCAGATCTAAACAACAAAATATCAGAATGGACAAGCATATTCGAGGGTGATGGTGCGATAATAATAGATGCATATGAATCATCAGATAATGTCTACAGTTTTATTTTGTTTACATACTCTAATAATAAATATGAAATACAAAAATATGAATATGACCATAGCGGTCCAAGCATGAATCGAATTAAAACAGTAAATATAACAAATGATCAATTAGTCACCAGCAGTATAAGAGATGATATAATATATAGTAGAAACAGGATATGGAACAAGGTACTTCTTGGGTGTGACAATTATGCATTTTATCCAACGGGAAATGAAGGCTCACTACTAAAAATAGACAAAGAAACGCTTTCATATTCTATTTTTGAGATAACAAAGTCATCACTCAATAATAGTAGTATTACTTCTGGATTATCAACCAATGAAAATATTAATCCACCAATAGATTTTGCCTGTGCTGGTAATAAAATAATAGTTCCTGTGCAACCAATAAATACAAATAAGCGAAATCAGAATATTTTATTTTTTGACCCTGACAGTGAAAATATAGTCAAAAATGTTTATTTTTCTGATGCAATATATAATTCTGGGATGATAGATAATAATAAGATAGAAAACATACTTGTTGGTGATATTTATGGAAGAATTTTTTCAGTAATAGATAAAAATACAATTGCAATTGATTTTGAATACATTTCAATATATTATGACAAAGGCAATTGTTTGTCATGCGGAGAGTGTTTGCAATCAGGATACGAGATAGATAATGGTGAAAGATGTATGGCAGATATATCTGGGACACTCATTGTTGGAAATATCAACAATATAAATAATTTATCTTTTTCATATGCATATTTTTGTTCAGGGTGTGATCTCTCTTCTGTTTATACAAATATGTCAAGCAATTATAAAGATATAAATGTATCTATTAACTTTGATTATGATGATGAAGATTCTAGTTTGATTGTGAATAAAACAAAAAGCAACAATAATCAAGACGATGATCTGATTGTGACATTTAATAATAATCAAATAAGCTGGTTGCCATTACCATATAGCGACATTCCATATATACAACCAATAGCAACAAAAGATAAAATAATAATTCTTGGTGAAAATAACGATAAAATATCATACTTAAAATACAATATCATTACACCTCAAAACATTAATGCTTCAGCAGATGATATTACCATTACAAATTATAATTTAACATTACAGGAACCAGAAAGTACTGCACCAGACGATAATATTGCACAATTATTACGCGATCATCCATTGTTGCCAAATGAAGTAAATATCATTGAACTTATAAATGAGAATGATTCACAGCTAGAAGATATTACTCCTCACGATACAATCATCTTACTCCCTGGTTCCTTAGATGATATAGACAAGATAATTGAACAACATATCTCACATAAAAAGATAATTGGTGGAACCAGTGTTGATAGAGAAGAGACTGTAGACAAAGTTTTAGAATAGATAAATATGATACAATAGTGTTTATAAATAATATTATAAGGAATACATACTATGAATGAAGAAGTAGTTGAAGTACCTGCTGGTGCAGGTGGAGCATCTGAAGCACCTGCTGGTGGACCAGAGCAATTAATGGAAGCTGTCGGAATGATTGGGCAACTTGTCCAAGAAAACAATTCAATGATCAAAGAAATTGGTAATATGCTTGCTCAAGCTATGGGTGGCGGAGAACAAGCTGCTGCTGGTGGAGCTGGTGGAGCTAGTGGTGGTGAAGATGAAGCACTTCGTCAAGAAGCTATTGCAAGACTTCAAGCTGGCCAATAATCCATTTATATAATCACTTCGTCGCGCAAGGCACATATAGGAAAAATTGTAATTTTACGGCGACAGCCGTAAAATTACCAATCTTTTAGCTGTGTGTGTCTGGAGCGACATTTGTAATTAAAATAAAAAATAAAAAACTCTCCTAGGAACCAGAGGGATTATGAAGAAAAGATTCTACTAAATCTCTAACTTCGTCCTCATCAAATTCATCCAAAGTGCATAATGGTTTCACATAAGTATTCTCTTTTGTACTGTATTCTATATAAACATTTCTATTTCTTACACTAACATATAAATTATCTTCTACTGCAATATCTAAAGCATTCTCTTTGCTTTGAGTCATGTTTTTAGCAGTCATATCGTATAGCAATTTTATTATCTTATCCACCATTTTATCGGTATCGTAGGGTACATACATCTTCCTGGTTCCTTTAGTTTTAGTTGTGAAAATATTATACAAAATAGAGCCAAAAATATACGAATCGTACGACAGTCGTCGGGTTCCGCATCCTATATTCCTATTGCGTGAGTCGTACGACGAACGCAATATTCCTCACGTTGTCGTGATTCCGTCGTACGACTGAAAGGAGTACGACTTCCTTTTTTTTTGCGAATTTTTCAGGAATACCCCCCTCTAAATTCGTAATTTTAAGTTCGGCATATATATGTCTATGATACTATACCACATATATATCATATAGACAAAGGTAAATACACCATGAAGAAGATGCTATGGTTTACCGTTCAACAGAACGAAGTATTGAAACGGTTGAAAACAAAACTAAAGATGAACAACTCAGAAATTATAAGAGCCGCTTTAAGAGATTTTGCAGTCAAGTATGGGGTAAGTATACCTGACAACTATAACGCGTCAAATATCGAAAGCTAGGCACCAAGAATGAACGATATAGATAAGTTTGAATCACTAATATCTACGTTATTCTCTGGCACTCAGCCAGATGGATATGATGTAAAAGATTACTATGGTGTCATGTTGATGAAAATTAAGCGTACTGGTAGATACCAGATTAGACTACAGTATGACTATAAAAACAGAAACATGATCAATGGTAAACCAGTAGAGTTTGATAGCTTGAAAGCAGTCGTAAAAGCATTTGTATTGCTAGAAAAATTTAGCAAAAGAAGCGAAAAGAGCAAGAAGCAAAGAGAAGTTGAAGAGATGCTTCTTGCATAAATGCACTAGAGGGTGCAGATAGAATTATAGCAAAGTAAACAAAAAAAGATATGTATGCTATAATTCTTCAAAAAACTTCAAGGCTTATTTTATTATGTCAGAATACATGGATGCTACAAAGCAAAATATAGACAAAGAAAAATTACGAAGACTTCTCCCAAAAGGAACAAGTCACAAGGTTACAAACGAAATAATAAACCTAATAAACAGCATGGGTGAATCAACTGGTATCATGCAGGAGTACATGGAGGAAAGTTTCTTGCATTATCTCCCGATGCTAAGAGGAACTAAGGTATCCCTTGAGAAATATATAAATGCTATAAAATACTGTAACCTAAAACGATCAATGACAAACATACAAGCGTGGGAAATAGTATTCCCAGAAAAGTATGATAGATTACGGCGTGAAGGAAAGTCTATAGACAATCATGTAGCGATGTATAATGCTACAGAAATTGTTACAAAGATTGATGCACAGATGTTGCTTGATGTAAAAATACAATATGCTCCAGCACTTCACATGGCAATAAACAAAGAAATAGAATTAATGCAAGATGATGATGTTTCCCCATACATTCAGCATCTTGCATCAAAAACAATTATTGAAACACTTATGCCACTTGAAGAACAAAAAGTTGATATTACAATTGGTAGATCGGATGAGGATAAGGCTGCTCAGAGCAAGATGTTTAGTAAGATGGTTGAGATAGCAGAGAACCAGCAAAAGCTCATAGAGCAGGGTGTCAGCATCGAGGAGGTTCAAAGATTAAATCTAGTTATAGAAGCAGAATCAGAAGATGATGACTATATTGATGTAGAGGATGATGAAGACGATGCTTGATTTCAATGAAGACATAATTGACGACATTCCTACGCTTCACACTGGTTCCATAGTTGACGATGAATTTAAAATAGGCGATAGCCTTGGCGTGCCAAGAACACGCGAAGAGATGGATTTGGCAACATCAACTAATTATATTATCCCTGCTTTTCGTGATGGCATAATTACTGTTGACAAGCTACTTGATCATGTAGATGTTGTTCTTGATTGGTATATTCCATCAGTAAATGCAATAGACTTCATGAACTTCATACGCCTGGTTCTTGGAGAGGAGCCAGAGAACAGTAACCCAAAGGCACACTATTTTTTAATTGATTGTATATTCAGAGAAGATAATGTTAAGCCATTTTTTGATGTAAGGAATATTGATTATCATGGGCTTAATAGAAGAGTACTTGTTCTTGCGTCTAGAGAGTTCAGCAAATCTACGTTGCTTGGATCTATGCTTATTTTATACATAGCAGCCAAAGGAAAACTTCCTGGTTTTGGGAAAGTAACCTACATGCTATATGTATCGGATTCTATGCGAAACAACGTAAAAACAACAATGGAAACAATAGGTTCTGTTTATCGTGAAAGTGAATATTTAAGAAATTTATTTGAAGATGCTCGACTGGTTCAAGACGAAGTAAACTTTACTAGGAAGCCGAGAACAAAAAAGGAAATAGCATTATACGAAGAGTATGTTACTAAGCGCGGACTTAAGCCAGAAGATGTTCCAGGTAGGATGAAGCGAAGATTTACTATGACTGGTCTAGGTGCATCAGCACTTCCTCTTGACACAATATTGTATACGCTTGATGGCACAACAACAATAGGTGATGTGAGGGTTGGCGATAAAATCTTCGGCAATGATGGAAAGCTTGCAGCGGTTACAGAAAAAAGTCAAATATTCAATGAAGATGTATATAAGATCTATATGAGTGATGGATCAAGTATAACAGTTAGTGATAATCATATCAATAATATCTACATAAAAAAAGATAAAAAAATAAATGGAAGGCGTGAAATAGTATATGAAGAAAATAATATTACAACAAAGGAACTTATCAGTAAAGAGCTCTTTAAAGAATATGATGGGAGAAAGAAATACAAACTATATATAAAAAATATAGATCCAATCCAACATTCAAAAAAAGATTTTTTAATTGATCCATATCTTATTGGCATACTGCTTGGAGATGGGCACTTGAGTAATGATGGGTCCGTTAGACTTGAAGGACTATGTGATGATGTTGACTTTTATATATCAAAAATAAAAAACGAATATGATTATTATAGATCACAAATAGATAGACCAAATAGAAATAAAACATGCAGAATAGCAATACACAATATATCTGACAAAATTAGAGAATTGAAACTAAATGGCATAACTGGTTCTGACAAATTCGTTCCAGATGAATATTTTTATGGGAGTATTGATCAAAGATTATCGTTACTTCGTGGCCTAATTGATACTGATGGGCAAGTAAAAAAAACAGGCATTGTTAGATTTGATAGCATATCATATAAGCTTGTATATGCAGTTCAAACACTAACAAGAAGTCTTGGTGGCAAAGCATATTCAATACAAAAATATGTAAGAAAGAAAAATAATTGGCAAGATATATATAGTATCACAATCTCGTTACAACATCTGGTTCCAGTATCACTGCCAAGAAAACTAATGCGGATAAAAAAAGAAAAAAAATATAGTCCATTTAAAGCGATTATTAGCATCAAAAAAGTTCCAACGATACCTACCCAGTGCATAGCTGTAAATAACGATTCTAGGCTATTTGTAGCATCAACAAATGGCAATGATTATACTGTTACACACAACACAGGGGGAAGAGGGAGCAGAGAGGGTCTTGCAAGACCAGATGGGGTGTTCTTTGATGACCTCATTGGATCAGAGAAAGATGCAAGCTCAGAAACGATCCTTGACAGTATCGAATCAACAATAGAATCAGATATCCTTCCAGCGTTATCTGGCAATGGTAATTTTGCATTGTTCGCTGGTACACCATATAACAAGAATGATCCAGCTTATAGAAGAATCGAAGAAGGTTCGTGGCTACCAATTGTATTCCCAAAAGCAGAAAAAATACATGAGAATCTAACTAAAGAAGAATTTCGTGGAGTATGGCCTGATAGACACACTTATGAAAGGTGCATGAGTGATTTCCTTGTAGCAAAAAGAGCAAGTGACAATGGAAACCCGCTACCACTGAGAAAACTAAATCAAGAATATTATTTGAGAATTAGCAGCAATGAAGATAGAATGATAAATGAATCATTTTATCAATGGTTTGATAGAGATAATATTATCCAAAATTCATGGAACTATAATTGGTATATAACAACAGACCTTACATCAACAGGCAACGCTGGTTCCGACTTATCTGCTGTTTTTCTGTGGGCAGTTAATTACAATAGTGATCACTTCCTTGTTGATATGTCATTGCGTAAACTTGAGCTTGACTCTCAATATGCACAAGTATTTGCTATGGTGTCTCCACTTATTGGTAACACACGAGGTGTTGAGGTTGGTGTTGAAATAGACGGGCAGCAAAATATACACTTGACTACACTTAGAGATAGAATGGTTAAATACAATATATACTTTACATTTGCATCTCAGCGAGGTGCAAAAAAGGGAACAGAAGGAATACGTTCAAGACTTGAAGGTGGCAATAAACATTGGAGATTCAGACTGACATTACCAATGTGGCAGAATCACAAGATATGGTTTGCGAAACAGCTTGAAGACACACCAGACATGAGAGAACTTCTTGAGGAGATAAAGTACGTAACCTTTAGTGGTTTTGGATCCAAATATGACGATGGATGTGATGCCATATCGCAACTTGTTATGATGGATATTACATACCCACCAAAAGGTGAAGACTACTCTCCCAAAAAGCGTATTGGTGTTAGACCTGGTGGGATTAATGCAAAGATATGGGGCAAGCAAACAGAAGAAAGTGATGGTACTGTATACGATAGTTATGCATAAAATATAGCTCAATATGGCTCACATAAGTTAAGTTTTAATTTTCACTGATTAAGCTATAATACAATAAAACAGTAGGATTTTATTGTGACATTAAAAAGATTTAAACATTTAGTTAATGCTTTGCTTATTGGTGACACTGTTCTTACGGATAATGGAGAAGAGCTTCTCGCTCTTCTTGGCTATGCATTTGAGAGGATATCAAACAACGCAGATGCACTTAAGCTTTTCACGACAGACATTGTTGACGAACGGATTATCAGAAATGGTCCAGGAAATACTTTTATTAGGCTTCCAAGATTACCTGAATATGAAGAGGATGAACTTGATATAGATGAAGAGCTTTGCTATGCTGCTGCAAGATATGTTTGTAGTTTCATTAGCAAAGAGAAAGTTATGCTCCATATCCAAGAGGCAGAAAAAGTTATAAACTCGTATAATCAAAAAGTTCAAGCATTCCTTGAAAATGTTGAGGAAAAGAAATATGATAAATGATTATACACATCTTTATTACGACAGCAAAAGACAATCAGAAATATATGGTGCACTTGGAACTAATTTAGAAGAAAAATATAATGCAAAGTCAGTTCTTACTGATTCGAATGTAGTATTTATTCCAATAGGCGAAACAGATGGAATAGTCAGTGCAAATGGTCTTATATTCGGAGAAGCAGAATATCCTGGTCCAAGCGAATTTAAATCAATAGCACCATTTCATCATATTGTAGAGAATGATTTATTGGCATTAACAGTTATTGATAATCATTATGCTCCAAGCGGGAAGATAGTATATCCAATAGCAATAAACATTGCATCTACTGATATTGTCACTGGAACCAGCGGTGAAGTAACAACTAACAATAACATAAAGAATACATTTCAATATGCAGATGCTCATATAAATGATTGTTGCCTTGGTGATATTATTGCTGGCTATTATAATGAATCACTTGATGGAATTACTGGGTACACAATTGGTCCTGGTTCCTCTTATCAATATGCCATCTTTGGTGGAACGAAACAATACGGTGTAGACCTGAGATTGTTCTTGTCAGTTGTTCGTGCATTTAATTCATTAGATTTTTCAAAATTTCATGGAGAAGCTTACCGCATTGTAAAGGCTTGGCTCCATATAATGGAATACGGATGGCACTACGAGGATGATCCAAATAAAATTATGTTTAAATCACCATATAACGAATATGGGGAACCAGTGCGAAAAAGAGTGTTGATCAGAAACCAATATTTTCCATCAAACGAAAATGAAAAAGGTGGTGCAATATTTGGAGAATCAACGGATAAAGAGTGGTCAATGACTGGAGATGATTATTCAAAGCTTGCTGTTCTTGATATTGTTATGACTTTATACGGCTCTGGTTCCAAAACAATTATTCCGCTAAAAGAAAACGTTCCAGTTACCGAGAGTAAACATATTCTTGGATTTAGTGATTTCTACGGAGTTGAGTCCAAGGACTTTTTTGATACGATTTTACAAGTTGAAAATAGATTAGGAGTAATTTAATTATGTATATAAATTTTATGGACATGCTTCGAAAGATTCAGACTGAAATATATCCAAATGTATTTAAGTGGAACCAGGAAACAGAAGTAAATAAAAATGAAACAGAACAGCTAAAGAATGATACACAAGATCTTAAAGATGCAACTCACGAAGAAAGAATGATTGCAGAAGCAAAAGCTCTTACGTCAGATAGTTTTGCAAATAATGATGGTGACGCGGTTAACGTATACTCGTATGACCCTGCAAGCGATTCAATAGTATCTACAACAGCAGGCATTGATAAAAAATCAGCAAAATATTGGGCAAACTTATCTAGAGATACATACGCAGAACAAAAGTATGAAGCAATAGCAGCTGAGCTTACAGCTGCAAGTTTTGCAACTCAGGCACCAAATGAACCAGTAAAAATTTATACATCCAATGGTGATGGTACATTTCTTGAACGTGAGCTTGAATATACATTTTCCGCACTACATTATGCACTTGATACTGAAAAACTCACTGGACATAAAAGATGGGTTGAGTCGATTGTTGCAGCCGATGGTCAACAAGTAGTTGGATTCCAAAAAAATGTTGGTCATGGTGATGTGTATGTAAATGGTATTAGAAAAGCAGAGGGCTTTGATTACACTGTTCTCTTAAAAGATGTAACTTTTACTAATGTATTAAGTGCTGGAGATATTGTAACTCTATCTGCAATGGAAGCTGTAACTGGTTCCGAATTCAAGTCGCTTGCTGAACAAGCAGCATATGATGCCGAAAGATCAGAGAAAGATATGTGGAAGGCAGAGGCAGCAAGAAAAACAGCAGAGTCTTTTGCGTCTCAGCCATATGGCGAACATGTAATCATCTATACATCAAATGGTGACGGCACTTTCTCTGGAACCGAAACAAATATATACTCAACACTGCATTGGACAGAAAAGCTTGGTTACAAATTTAATAATATTGTTGTTGTTGATACATACCATGACCTCGAACTGCTTAATGTTAATGAAGCAAGCACAGTATATGTTCGTGGTAGACTTGAGCCAAATGATGGAAATGGTGGATTCTTTGTTTATAAGGATAATCTATCATCAATAAACAATGGTGGAACAATCATAAACGGATATGAAAGAAGTTTCACTGGATACGTGAATCTTGATTGGTTTGGAGTTGTGGGTGATGGTCAAACAGACGATACTCAAGCAATAAAAAACATTTTACTCGGATCAAATGAAGTATACTTTCCGAAAGGCATGTATGCAATAAGCGAAACAATAGATATGAGTAATAAGCGCATAAAATCTGATAACGCAATATTCGTGTCTTTTATTGACGAGGGAGTTGCTATAAACCTTACTGGCATTGATACAACAGTCTATGGAGAACTGAAAGTATTGTGGCCATCACAAGATAAAGCAAAAGATAGAATATCATTCTTGATCAGTGATGCTGAGAAGTCTGAATTCAATTTATCATCTGAGAATCACACTATTGGACTAAAGCTAGATACACAATCTGGTTCCGTTAAATTCAATACTATAAATATTCATGAATTTAAAAATGGAGTTATTGGTGTAATCGCTATTGCCCCATCTGGTGCTAATACTGTTTCTCAAAACACAGTAAATATAAACAGTATGTTGACAGGAGTTGTTGCAGACCAATCATCGTTATATAGTGATATTGCTGGTTTTGTTGTAATAGCTGGAGAGAACAACGCATCAAATGAAGTATATGCAAATTCTATGATTGCTGTAGGAAATAGTGACACTGACTTCTTGCTGTTTAACATTGAGGGCAATGAGACAAAATTATATATAGATAAAACGCAATTAAGTAAAAACAATAAGATAAAAGCTAAAGTATCTGGAAATAACGTGCTGTTGAGCCTCTTAAACAATGACGAACTGAATGTTTTTCTTGACGACTCAAATTCCAATCTGCAAACAGATATAGACATATCAGCTGCTGATAATATTAAAATTATTGGCTCAAACAGTATTATTGATAAAGATTCAGCATCGTTTGAATACATCAAGAATGATACAAAGCCAATGTTTGAATTATCGAATACTAGTGGAAGAGCCATAGATATAAAAACAACATCTGTTGAACATAATGCTGTTAGAATAAATAATAAAGACACAGGCGATGAAGCATATATTGCAGATAAGTATATAAATTTTATAAACAACAATCTATCATCTACATTGTCATATAACTATTTAAAAATAATGGATGGTATTGACGATGGCATAACAATGACAAATTCATCATTCTCTATGAGTAGTGGACTTGATAGCATGGTTGCAGATAGTGGTAGCTTTGGAATCTTTGGTAATGGAAATAACGTAAGAATCACAAAAGAATATATTGTTGTAGAAGAACCAAGTGCGAATATAAAGTCAACTATTACAAAAAATTCAGTCAAAATAGATGATCAATCTAATTCCAGCATATACTATACAAACCAAAATTATGGAAAATATGAGTCTGGAAACTACAAGAATGAACTAAACGCAACATCAATAAATATAACGAGTACTGTATCTGGAGATACTCAATTAAATATCAATAGAGATTTTACAGAATATTCTGATGGAAATATGACATCAAAATATACAAATTCATATTTTCGAATTAGTGAAAATGGAACAAGTATCTACTCTGAACTTGGTGCTGGAAGTCTACATTTTGAAAACGGATCAGTTATAAATACTGTAGATTCATCTGGAGTATTCTTGTTTAGTGGTTCTGATACTGCTGAAATTATGCATGATCATATTGAGTTTGATTTTGGTACTGAAAAATCAATATATAGAGATCATATTAATTTATCATCTACTGCTGATCAGTACTCAACAAATTACAATAGAAAATCGTTACAGCTATTCTCTCCAGATGCTGAGGTTGCGTTATCAACTGTTATTCAAAATGAACTTGTTGTTAGTGATCAGTCATTAAGTGCCCTTGAATTAACACACTCAAATGATGGAGCAGCACTATTAGTTAATGTAACAAACGAAAATTCCTCGGCAGTTGAGGTTGGTCTTTCTGGTTCCACCGTAACAAAAATAACAGCTGGAAAACGATGGACAATTAATAATAAAAGTGTTGTGTGGACAGAAGGTTCTGCGCCATTAAATACTGGCTCTGAAGCAAATGGCGATATTGTATTAATGAAAACATACTCAGTAAATGATCCAATTGGCTATGTGTATGTTGATTCAATTTCTTTTACATATGATGCAGTTAGTGGCTCAAGCGATCTGGTGAATATAGCTGGAATTGAATCACTTCTTATCGGTGATATAGTTTCTGGATCCTCTGTTCCTGTTGGATCAAAAATAACAAGCATCGATATCGCTAACAATAAAGTAACAATTAATAATGATGCCAGTGGAGATGAATCTGGTTCTGCTGGATCGTCTAGTGGGTGGAGACCATTTGGGAATGTAGGAGCTGTTGATTTATCAATATATGCTAAAACCACAGATCTTAACGATTATGCAAAAACCACAGATCTTAACGATTATGCAAAAACTACTGATCTTAATGACTATGCTAAAACTACTGATTTAAATGACTATGCTAAAAAAGATGAAGCAAATACATTTACTGCACCACAACGATCCGCAATAACAGAGATGGCAGATGATACTGTTAACTTCGACTTTAGAGTTACAAACAATTATAAAGTGACACTTACTACTGATTCTGATATTGGTGTTGTTGCTGATGGAACCAGTGCTTGTATTGGGCAAAGTGGGGTTATTCGTGTCGATAATGCAGAGCACATTACTGGATGGGATGCTAAGTTTGTATGGAAAGATGAGCCATTAGATTTAAATGGCACAGAAAGATTTCCATACTTCATAGAAGATGAAAATACAATTGTAATGGGAAGGATAAACTAATATGTTTTTATCACCAATAGGTCTTGGAGCCTCTGGACTCGGATATACAAAAAAAATTCTTGGGTTTGATAATAAAACGTATCGTAATAAAATACTGTTAGACTCCGAAGATCCACTTGGTGACGGCAGTGCCGATGCGGTATATAGACTGAATGGATCAATAAACAAGATTGGTGCACCATTTAATGTTGGTGATTCAACAATACAATTCTCAAAAGGTAGATATGGAAAAGGATTATCTGGTGGTGAGGTAAGTATCTCTAGTTATTTTGTAGAGTATGGAAACATACCACAAATATTTTTCACATGGACTGGAAACGGAGGAGACCAGCTTGCCATAAAATATTTTAATAATAAATGTATATCAATTTACCCGTCATATGGTAGTGAAAATAAGTTCGCAATAAAATATAGTACATCAGATGACGGTAGCAACAAAGAGGTAAAATATTCCAATTTTGTTACAGAAGATAATATTTCATATGTATTTGGATTAGTAACAGCATCAAATGGAATATTGTTGTATGTAAATAATGTTCCAGTTTTTATGTTTTCATGGTTAGGAATTGATGAAGCTAAAAAAATACTTGATGGTGATGGTAATCAAATAAGTTATGCATCTATATCGCCAGAGAATGGTGTAATAGAAAATTTTAAAATCATTAATAAAGAATTGTCAACACAAGAAATCGGTGTAATTAGTAATGGTATTGACTATGTTAATAACCCAATAATCGATTTGGCACCGATAAATTATATAAAATTTAATGGCAACACTTTAGACACAATCACATCAAATAAACTTATTTTGTCTGGCTCTGATTCGTATGCAAATAATGCTCCAGATATTGCTAAACATTTTAATGGTAATGACACGTTTCTTCAAATGCCAGGATCTGATAGCATGCAACTTACCACTGATTTTTCAGTTTCTGTAAACTTTATGGTATCATCTGGAACTGGCGAAATTGCTATTCTTTCAAAGTCAACAAATGCAGATGATTCTCAATTCAATCTTTTTATAAGAGGTGACACAACGGGTCAATATGAAAAAGTTGTGTGTATCACATCAGCACGTGATGGTGAAGTTGATGAAGGTGTTGTATATTACAATATAGAATATGATATACCATACAATATAGTAATTAGCGTAAACGAAGGATATGAAAAAAGTATATATATAAACGGAAAATATATCGATCTTCTTTCACCACCATTCTATGTAAAAAATTCGTCGAATAGTATTTATATTGGAAATGATAATGATTACTCTGGTGGTTCGTATTTCGATGGCGTTATATGGGATGTTATTTTGTTTGATAGAGAATTATCAGAAAAAGAGGTATCAATAATATATGATTACAGCTTTGGACACGAAGATATCCCAGTAAGAATAGGACTAAAGTATTTTTATCCATTAAAGAAAAATACCGAATCAAGCTGGAAAGAAAATACTGTACTTGCATATGATCAAAGCAGTATTCATTTTGATAATAATAACGGAATGAATTTTAGCTCATCTACTAGTAAATATTTAGAATTTAGCAACGGAATATTTTTTGGTAGTTCATATAATGATGTCAAATACATATCAATGCAAATAGTTCCAGACACTGGAATTAATCATGACCAAATATTGTTTAGTAATGGTGATGCAAAAATAGGTGATAAATATAATGGTGTAACAGTTGGAATTGATAGTAATTATAAATTATTCTGTATACTTCAGGATGACGATAATAATGTATTAATAGAAAAAAATAATATTATTGATATTGCACCTGGCGAATTGTCTACGATAACGTTTACGCCAAAATTTGGTACATTTGATAAATGTATTATATACATCAATGGAACAGAGGCATTATCTTTCAATCCTGGTTCCTCATATACTGTCGTAAATAGCAAAACTGTAATTGGAGCAGGTATAGACAAGGATGAATCCACGCACTTTAATGGATATATAAAAAATTTACGATTCTATACTAGAAAACTAAATGATAAAGAAATTATTAGACTATCTAATGAATAGTATTCAAATGAGGATGTTTTTATGTTAAAGTATATATTTTCATTGCTAGCTGGGAAAACCAAGAGTATGCTATATATGATTCCTGCAATTATTATTGGTACACTAATAGGTTCTTTTATTATGAATTCAATAATAGGATCATATAAGGATAGAATAAAGAAATGTAATGCTGAAAAAAAAGCAACAATGTCAACTCTTGCTACTGAATCTATAAAATATAATAAATGTATGATAGATTTAAAGAATGCTACAATAGAAAAAGAAATAAAGGAGATCGAGCATGAAGAAGATATTAACACTACTATTTCTGATTATAGCGACATTTATTACTAGCGGTTGTGCACCAAAACAACCTGAACCTATAATCACCCTGGTTCCCCAACAACAAAACAGTTGTCCAAAATTACCAATATACAAGAATCCTCCGATTAAAAAAATAACATCACTAAAAAGAATAAATAAAAACACATATACCATAAGCAAGACAGATTTTGATTCATGCATAAAAACAGTTAGAATACTCAGAGCAACTAACAATAAGTATAAAAAAGTTAACATACTTATAAATAAAAAATATCACAAGCCAAAGGCAAAAAGATGAGTGATAACATAGAAGAAATTCCAGGAAAAAATAACAAAATAACTAACTGGAAGAATGAACCATCATTTGATAATTTGTATTCAGACTATAAAGAGGCAATGCAAGATCATGGCTTACTTATAAATAAGCTTGATGAATGGGCTGAAAATATGGATGGTGGAAAGCCGATCAAGGCGGAACCAGGAAAAAGCAAAGTTCGTCCAAAACTCATAAGAAAACAAGCAGAATGGAAGTATCCTGCACTAGAAGAACCGTTCTTAAATACAAAAGACATGTTCAAGGTCGCTCCAAGAACTTTTGAGGATACAGAAGCTGCAAGGCAGAACCAGCTAGTTCTCAACTATCAATGGACAACAAAAGTAAATAAGGTTGAATTAGTTAATGCCGTTGTTCGTGGATTCTATGACGAAGGAACAGTCATTGTTAAGACTGGATGGGAAGTTGAAGAAGATATCATTGAGGTTGAAACGGATATTCCTGTTTATGCAACACCAGAGCAATCACTGCAAATAATGCAGTCTCTTGTTAGTCGTGGTCAAATGTCACAAGAAGAAATGGCTGCAAATATGCAAGCAGGAAAAGCAATTCAAATAGGAACCAGGAAAGGTACAAAAGAAGAAACAATTCTTGTTAAGAATCAGCCAACGTATGAAGTATGCGATATCAGAAACGTAATCATTGATCCAACTGCAAATGGCAGTATTCGTGATGCCAACTTTGTAATACACAAATATGAAACAGATCTTGCAACACTAAAAAGACAAAAATATACTGAAATAGAACATGAAGACGGAACAATCGAGCAGGTTGGAATCTACAAAAACCTTGATAAGGTAGAAAAAGAACTTGATGACACAATAAGACCAGATGAGTATTATGAAGAATATGAGAGAGAACGCAGTGTTGTTCCAAGAAGCGGAACAAATTTTAAATTCAAGGACAAGCCAAGAAAAAAAATAGAAGCATATGAGTATTGGGGATACTGGGATATTCATGGTGATGGAGAAGTCGTACAAATTATTGCAACATGGGTTAACAAGACACTTATACGACTAGAAGAAAGTCCATTTCCATTCAATGAGTTACCATTCTCTATAGCAAGATATATGCCCATCAAGAATGAAATGTACGGTGAACCAGATGGTGAATTACTCATAGAGAATCAGGAATCAATTGGCAAAATGATGCGTGCAGCACACGACATTACTGCAACACATGCCGTTGGTCAAGAGTTTATCGATGAACAGTTCTTTGCTGGTCCATTGCAAAAAGATAATTACAAGACTGGTAAAACTGTTTATTTTAGAACAAAGATGGACCCAAGACAAGCAATATATAAAAAGTCAGTCGATCCAGTACCTCCTGCTGTATTTGACATGATTCAGTATCATCAAAATGATGCAGAAGCGATGTCAGGCACTAAGTCATTCTCAAACGGTATTGGATCACAGTCACTTGGCTCTGTAGCAACTGGAATACGTTCTGCTCTTGATGCTACAAGTAAGCGTGAACTGTCTTTGCTTCGTAGGCTTGCTGATGATATCTTCAAGGATATTGCCACCAAGACCATTAAAATGAACCAGGCATTCCTTAGTGAAACAGAAGTTGTTAGGATAACAAACAGTGAATTTGTAACAATAAAGCGCGAAGATATACAGGGTGATTTTGATTTGACGGTTGAGGTATCAACCCCAGAAAAGGATAATGAAAAAGCAGAAAAATTAAATATGCTCATGCAGACAAACGCTGCAAATATGCCTCCTGGATTGCAAAAAATAATTTATGCAAAAATTGCACGACTATGGAAGGAACCAGATCTTGCAGAGCAAGTTGAATCCTACGAGCCAGAGCCAGATCCTATGCAACAACAAATAGCACAACTTCAGCTTGAAAATGCAATGCTTGAGAACCAGAAATTAAAAATGGAAATTGCAAAAACCGCAAAACTTATTGAATCAGAAGACAGTAAAATCGAAGAAAGAGAAAGTAGAACTGCACAGAATCTTAACTCCGAAACAGAAGAGAATAAAGCAACTGCAAGACTCAAGCTTGCACAAGCTAAAAAATTAGAAGAGGAAGCAGACGCTGTTCGCCTTGACTATGTAAGAAAAATAAACGGAATTGATAGAGATGAGAAAGAGGAAGAAATAGAAGCATCATTCCTTGCAAAGCATGAAGAGCTTAAATTAAAACAACAGCATGATAAAGAACTTGCAATGCTTAAAGCTGAAATAGAAATGGCTAAATTAAAAATAAAAGAACTTGAAGCAGACATAAAAGTTTCTCAGCACATGAACAATATTGAAGCAAAAGAGCAAAGCGTAGCAGAAAGTATGCAGCATAAAACAAATTTAGATACAATAAAACATATAGAAGATATTAAAGGACATCCAAATGCACTTATTTGATAGAATAAGAAATAATAGAGACAAGAGCATGCTTGAACAGGAATTGCAAAAAAAAGATGCTGAAATGAAAGATGTTGCAAAAGCATCATTCTTATCAGGGCAAGAGGCTGGTGCAGTTAAAGCACTCAGAGAGGTTAGTAGACGAATGCCAGCATATTCTCCTGAACCAACTGGTAGCCTAGGCATGTCTGGTCACGCCTCTGCTTCCATGGGTGATGAAGTTTTATCAAAAAAAGCATTACAGTATTTAAGTCTCTTCGATGATCTTGAAGAGCAAGGCGCAGACCCAAGAGATATTGCAAACCAATTTAAGAAACTACCACCACAGGTTCAGGTTGAAGTAGCAAGAGCAAAGAAAGCGAAAGAAGAAGCAAGAGATGCTGCTTCTGTCATCATGGAGCAGAGCATGAAAAATGCTCAAAAGCAACAATTACTTGACCAACAACAGCAAGTTAAACCAGTTGATTCTGTTCAAAAGAGACAATCACCAATAACGATGGCAGCACAAGACATACTTAATCAAACAGTTAGTGGTCAACAACAGTAAGTTTTAATTAAGTATATATGATATACTATATTGATGATATATATGTTATATCAACAATATAAAAAAAATACAAAAAGGAAATTAAGCAATGGGTACACCCAACTTAGACAAAGCAAAAGAGGCTAAAGCTAAAGAGCTTGAAGCTATTGAAGATAGGATCAAGCAACAAGAAGAATTTATTGAACTCAAAGAAGCAACAGAAAGACTTCATGAAAATGAAGATTTCCAAAAAATCATTCTCTCTGGATACTTTGAAAAAGAAGGAATGAGGCTATATGGACTTCTTACTGAGCCATCTCATCTTAAACGAGACGTTATTGAGAATATCAATGATAAGCTCCTCTCTATTAGAAACCTCAAACAATATTTCCTGACTATTGCAACTAATGCTCATATGGCACCAGATATTATTGCAGAAGAGAAGCAATATAGAAGTGAAGTAGTCGCAAGACCTGACGAAGCTTTTGTGGAGGTATGACATTATGGCAATTGAAGAAGTTGACAACATAACAGACGAAGATCTTGATCGTATTCTTGAAGAAATCGAATCATCCACTGGTGACGACTCTCATCCTGGTTCCGAAGAGGATAATGATGAGCAAGAAAATAATGAAGTTGATGATGATGAACAAGATGATGACAATGAATATGATGATGAGGATAGTGAATCTGACGAATCTGATGAGGCAGATGAGGCAGATGAAAACGATGAGAACAATAGTGATAATATAGATACCGACACAGATCCTGGTTCCGAAGATCAGCAGGACATTGATTATAAAAATGAATATCAAAAGCTCCTGGATGAATCAGAAAGATATAGAAAGTTCTATGAAGAAGCAACATCTGAGTTTATTGCAAACGGTAAGCCAATGCGTGGTTTTGATGATCCAAAAAAGATCATTCAAGCACAACAAATGGCTGCTGGGTTCTCACAAAAGATGCGGTCAATTAAGGAATACAAACCATTCTTAAAACCGTTAAAAGAAAGTGGTGTCCTAGAAAATCCAGATAAATTCAATTTGATTATTAATGCAATGAATGGTGATCGTGGAGCTATCACGCAAATTTTAAAACAGGCAGAAATTGATCCGCTCGAAATAGATTTAGAAGATCAAGATAATTATACGCCTAAAAATGTTATTGCGTCGGATATTGAATTGGCACTCGATGAAGTCATCGACAATGCCGAACAATATGGTGTACGTGATCAGGTAGAAAAAGTTATTGCAGAAGAATGGGACGACACTAGTGTATATGAATTGCTTAGTGATCCACAAAACTCTGTAGACCTTGTTAACCACCTGTCAACAGGTGTTTATGATCTTGTTATGGACCGCATTGCTGAGAAAAAAATTACTGATCCTTATGGTATCTTCTCAAAAAAGCCTGCTATTGAGCAATACAGGGAAGCCGCAAATGAACTTGAAAATGAGTACCTGAACTTCTTGGAGAACCAGCAGGGTGAACTCCAGGCAAATCAGCAGACTCCATATAGTCAAAATGCACAACAATTCTCTGAAGCAGAAATTCAAGCTGAAATGGAAAAAATCAGACTTGAGCAGGAATACCGAAAAAAAGTAGAAGAAAAAAATAACGAAGTAGATCGCAATAGAAAACGTGCCGCAAGCGTCAGTAAGAAAAAACCAGCCAGTAAAAGAAAAACAAAAAAAGTATATGACGTATCTGAATTGTCAGATGAAGAATTCGATAAAATAGTAGATAGTTTTTTATTTAATTAACTTGATGCTATTATTAATTTTTAAAAATAACAAAGGTAACTATTATGGCACAGAAGTTTAATAAGGGTGGATTTGATCCATCGGTAGACAACTCTACAATTGGCGTACAGATTAATGATAAATTTTGGTCACGTGTAGCTGTCAAAGAGGCAAAGAGAAAGCATGTCTTTTCACAACTTGGACAGAAAGAAAATCAGCCAAAACATTATGGTGAAAAGATCGTAAAATATCATGAACTTCCTATTTTGGATGAGCGTAATATTAATGATCAAGGTATTGATGCCAATGGTGTAAAAGTTATTCCTGGTGTATGGTATGCATATGATGCAGCTGGTGCTCGCATCACTACTAATACAGATGCTGATAACGGTCAAGGTTATTCTACTCGTGAAAAAGCACTCACTGAAGCTCAAGCACAGGGCGGAACAATCAAGTCTGGTAACGGAAACCTTTTCGGTGGAAGCAAAGATATTCTTGTTCAGAATGGTGCATTCCCTCTACTCACTGAAGAAGGTGGAATGGTTAACCAGGTTGGAATGAAGCGTAAGCTCATCGAAGCTGAAATTGCTGAATATGGCTTCTACATGAGCTTTACCAAAAAGTCTCTTGATATGGATACTGAAAAAGGTCTCCTTGCTCGATATTCTCGTGCTATTGGTGAGACCCAAGGTGATCTCCGTGAAGCACAAATTCGTAACTCACTTATTGGTCAGTCTGAGCAAAACCGTGTATTTGCAGGTGATGCTACAACTATTGACGAGATTGGATCTGGCGATATCCTTTCATTCTCCGATCTTCGTATGATGGATAAGGCACTTAAGGATGCTCGTTGCCCCAAAACAACTAAACTGATTGATGGCTCTACTAAGTACGGAACCAGTGTTGTTGGAAAAGCTCGCTATGTTTATGTTGGTCAAGAAGCACTTCCTACTCTTGAAGATATGGAGCACAACGGCAATAGCGTATGGACACCTGTTGAAGAATATGCAGCCGCTGGAACAATTGCTCAAGATGAAATTGGTCGTATTGGAGCATTCAGATTTATCGAAGTAGAAGATATGCCTGCCTACATGGGTCAAGGGGCAGATGCTACCGATAATGTCGATGATGCAGATGTTGGCAACAGATATACCTCTCTCGGTGCCGATGGTAAAGAACGTTACGATGTATTCCCAATTCTTTTTGTTGGATCTGAATCATTTGTGACTGTTGGATTCGAAGGTGATAGTGCGCGGGTTAAAACTATCATGCCTAAAGCTGATGCGTACAATGACGTATACGGCAAAAAAGGTGCTGTATCTATCTCTTGGTATTATGGTATTATGTATCTTCGCCCAGAGTGGATTCGTCAGATCGCTTGTAGTCTCAAAGTAGCATAATCATGGCCTGCAAGAAAAAAGGTAAAGGTAAAAGAGGTAAATAGATAGCTGCTGGAACCAGGTTTGTAATGTATTTTCACCCTGGTTCCATAATACGTGTATGGCAATTTGAAAACAAAGTTTTCACCTTAGTGGAACCAGAAACAAAACCATCTATAGTACAAGGAATATACAAATATGGAAACAAAAGATTTTAAAAGTATGACGCATCAAGAGCTTCAAGATTATTGTGATGATAACAATATTGAAGTTCAATCTGCAAAACAAAGACCAACTGTTAAAGAATTGCTTAAAGCAATTGAAGACTTCAATAGTTCAAAACAAGATGATGCAGGAGTTGATGTTGACCCAGAAGCAGAGCTCGACGATGTTGATGAATTTCTTGATACATCATACGAAGAACCCAAGGCGAAGAAAGCTAAAAAGAATGGAAAACAAAAAGAAACACGTGAACAAAAACGAAAACGCCTCAGAAAAGAATTAATGAAGCTCAATCGTGTAATGATTATTTCTAATGATCACAATCAAACTGGTATTAATACTCAAGCTCACTACTGTACATGGGGCAATAGGCTTGTAGGGCATCATACCGATATTTTTGTGCTTAATAAACCTTGGCATCTGCGTGAAGGAGCACTTCGCAATCTTGAAAATATGACAATTTCAAAATCAATTCAGGACGATGAAGGAAATACTGTTCGTTTTGAAACCGTTCCAGCATACACAATTAAGCGTCTTCCAGATTTAACCAAGGAAGAACTTAATCAAATTGCAAAGCGTCAACGTGCTCGTGATGCTGCGCTTGGAAAAGAAGAATAGTAATAGTATAATCTATTACAGAGCCAGGAACTCTTCCTGGTTCGATAATACATTATAATAATTACAGGAACCAGGTGATGAGCGATAAAGATAATAACTGCGAAGATATATATGGTGACTGCCAAGAGATAAAAGTATCAGAGATAATAGGAGCCAAAACACTCAATGATGGTGGGTTGTTTGGTGATATTGTCACGTTATCACGTAAACATATTGAAGATGCTAAGAAGCGTGGCGAATTAACAGAGTCAGAATCTGGTACAGTATTTGCAAGCTTTCTTGTTGAAGCAATGAAAGAGTCATTCCAGTATGCATTGTCTAAGGGAAAAATCCAAAAAGAAATAGCACTTGCTGAGGTTCAAAGACAACATGAGTTGTTAAAGATGGATCTTGAAGAAAGGGCTACTGCAATACAGGAAAGACAATCTGTAGCAGAAATAAATAAAATTGAATGTGAGTGTAATAACTCAACACGACTAGCAGACAGTAAATTACTACTTGATAAGCAAGAAATTGAAAAAATGAAATGCTCATGCGATAATGAAACGAGAACAACAGATAGTAAAATAAATCTAGATAAATCAGCAATAGAAAAAAATGAAGTTGATATGTCAAACAGCACTGAGCAAAGAATAGCAGCCATAAAACTAAACGATAAACAGATAGAAAAAATAGATTGCGAATGCGATAATGCAACAAAAGCAACTATTAGTAAATTGAGTTTAGATAAATCTGCAATAGAGAAAAATGAATCAGATATACTGAATCAAACAGAACTGAGAAAAGTTGATGTTTCATTAAAGAAGCAACAAAAATCAAAACTTGAATCTGATGCGAAAAATGAAAAAGCAATTAACGATAGCAAAATATCTGTTGATAAGGCTCAAATAAAGAAAATGTCAGATGAAACAAATATTGCAAAAATATCTACTGATAGTAAGGTCGAATTAAACAAAGCACAAGCAGAGAAAATGAAATGCGATTGTGAAAACAACAAAAACGTTACCAATCAGCAAGCAGCACTATATAGGGCACAAACGGATGGGTTTGCGATAAATGCTAGACAAAAACTATTCGAAACGCAACTACAAGCATGGTCAATGGTTTATCAAGACATAGACCCAACAACATTGAATGATATTGATAGCATGACTGACTTCACACCAGATCTAATAACTAGGGCTAAAATCGAAGAATCATTTACTGGTGTAGAGGGTGCGATATTGGCGAAAGAAGCCAAATTTAAATCATGTGAATTTGACTGTCCAAAGATGTGCCCATCATCGTGCCCAACAGATGATTCTATCAGTCAAAAATGACACATAAACTTTAAATAGTGTATAATTAAAATAATAAAAAAAAGGAATTAGTAATGTCTTTTATTTCAGATTACCTAGAAGAAAAACTTGTAAATCATGTTTTGAGAAATATACCATATAGTGCGCCAGGTACTGTTTATTTAGCATTATATAGTTCTGATCCAGGCGAAGACAATTCGGGAACAGAATTATATGGAGATGGATATAGCAGGAAGGATTTCTCACTGTCCGCACCATCAAATGGCGTATCAACAAACGATTCTGATATTATATTCGATACAGCAACAGCAGATTGGGATACCGTTACTCATATAGGAATTATGGATTCATCTACTGGTGGTCATTTGTTATTCTATGCTCCACTGTCCGCATCAGTAACTGTTAGTAATGGAAATAACTTTAGAGTTCCTGCTGGCAACCTAACAATTGGTTTCGACTAATTATATACAAACTTGGAATAACCTATGGCATATGCAGACGCTAGCGTTAACTTAACAGCAGAATCAACACTGTCTATTATTGATTGCGTTGGCGACTACTCTGCATATCCAGATGTAATTCAAACTGCGTCTTTTGTAGTCTCTGCATTAAGTACAAGACCAGAGTATGTTGGCCTGATAAATCATATAAATTTAAGTATAGATGCTGGAACATATATAAATAGTCCTTCTATTCAAATAACAACACTTGCCGATTTATCGTTTTCATCATCTCTTGAGATAGTAATAGATAAGACTATGATTAGCCCTATCGCAATCTTATCACTAAACGCACTAGAAACAAAAAAAATAAACTCTGGTCAAGTAGTCATTTCACCGTCATCTAATCTAAATGCTTTACCAGTTGAAGACGACTTTTCTGGCACACTAATTAATATAATTAACCCAATATTCATATCTGCAAATTGCGATATGATAAGTATGTCAAAAATAGCTAACTCATCTATTATTCAACACGCAAGAATAACCATTAATGCAAATCAGTTAATAATTGATCCATATGTAAGTGGAGTAGATTTATTCATAAATAGAATAGTAGAAGACATGCAGATATCAGTATATGCAGGAGAACTTACAAGATGAACGATAAAACACCAATAATAAAAAAAGCTTCATCAAGCAAACAAGATGTAACAATAAAAGACATATTGTTATCTGGAATCACATCCAGTGATGATACAAATTTATATATGGATCGGGGTGAAAATTCTGGAATATTCTCATTCAACTTAATGATAAACAACGTTCCTGCATCAAATTTCTGTAAGAATTTTTATATGGCACTAGTTCCAGGTAAAGGAAATGAGAAAGGATTGCCAGAAACCTACATCACTGGTTCTGTAGTTGAAACAGATACTCCAGATACAATTGTTAAATTTGTATTGCCTTTTGTCGATAGAGAGAATATTTTCTCATATCACGAGAATGGTTATAGCTGTAGTAAATATTTCTTATATTGTTCACTAAACGAACCTCCTGTTGACTATGAGCGCACATCAAATAATCCTGGAGAGGTAACAGATAATATACTACTATCAACTGGAAAAATAATAAGAACAGATATTGTGTATGATGCTGTAGAGAGTGGAATATGACATGCAACTACTATATAAGAAAAATAGACAGAAATATTGATAGAAAAGATATATATGGTAGTTTTATAGATGAATATGTTTCTGGTAGAAGATTCCATCCATTCAAAGAATATGAATTAAGAGACCACTATAAGCAAAAGACTAAATTTTTATACAATAATTCGTCTATCTCTACATATATTTTACGCACAAAAAATAAGGATGAATATGTTGGATTCATATCGATTAATAATGAAGAGCAAAATGATGATTTAAAAATTTTATCACCTGATCATATTTATATAGTAAAAAAATACAGAAAAACTAAAGCATTAGCATTTATTGGCAACTATATATTAAATATAAAATTTAAATATTATAAAATAAAAGTTGAAAGCAATGTTGTGTCTGGATTTGGTAAACTACTATATAATATTGAAAGTAATTTCAATATATATATATTAAATGCTGGAACCAGGGAAAGAATAGAAAAAATATGTAGAGGCGGATGAGTATATGGGGCTTTTTAGTGATGACGTAAAAACATATACTGGATTATCATTTAATGATTTATTCCCAAAAGATTATGCTGTAAGGAATACAAGAAAATCAATAATAAACAACATGTCCAGTATGTCTGATTTTAACATGAAATGGTTCAAGTTTAGACAATCATATCGTCCACTTATAAATGATTCCTTCCTTGAGAAGAATGGCATAAAGCCATCAACTACACTCAAAATAAAAAAAATAACAAAAAAGAAAGTATTAGAAAAAATAAGAAAGGAATATGACTCTGAAGCACATGAAATAGTTAGTAGTGATATATCGGCAGGACTTGTTGATATGCAATTATTTTTCTATCTACAAAAACATAAATATAATTTCATTTTCAATGAGCGACTATTAATAGTATGTGATGAGTCTAGTGGATCTGGTTCCAGTAGCTGTTCATCTTCATCCTCATCTAGTAGTAGTAGTAGTAGTAGTAGTAGTAGTAGTAGTGATCCATACTCTGAAATGTGTAATGGTTGTGGTTACACGATATATGATGATTATTATATTACATACAAAAACAAAAGCGATGACCCAGAAGAGAAGGATGATGTTAATATTTTTATTGCCACTTTTAAGAATGATAATGGTGACAAATATTCTATAGAAATCCCAAACAATTTTAAAAATGAATCATTATATATAATATATAGCAAAAAGAGAGTAGCTGATAATTTTGTATACATAGTTGATGCAAAAAATAATGATAGCCTATTTAGCACAACAGAGGCTATAATGTCTCCAATAATTCCACTTAAAGAAGAGGGTAAAAAGAAGTTAGACAATCGTGGTGTCAAGAAATATCTTAAAAAAAACAATATGCCGATAGATGAACTGGAAAAAGCGCTAGATCAAAAGACAGAAGATGGTGATCATGATGCCATTCTGAATGCATATATCATGGTTGGAATACCACTAAATAATCCATTTAAAATTATTCCTGGGACATACAAGTCTTCATATGCACAACATTTTCCACAAAGATTATTAAAGAAGGCAAAAAGGAATAAGGATTTATCAGAGTGGACAATCACAGATGATGTGTCTACCTGGTGGCGAAGAAAAAATAGATTGAATAATGTTGAATACAATAAAATTATATTTGATACTTTAAAGAAAATGGGGTCAGGAAACACAATAATAGAGCTAAATGGCTCAACGTTTATGTTTAAGATTAGTATTGATATTCAGAAGTACAAAGGATCATTCAAGGAGGCAACAAGGCCAAATGGTAAGCCTTATGTTGGTTTTATAGATTATTATATTGATAATGATGAAAAGACAAGAGTAAAGAAAGAATATAATAAGGGTCAAAAAGAAAAAGAAGAAGAAACTGAATCCAATGAATTGCCAAATGACTCTGATAATCAAACACAAAAGCAGACTAAAAAAACAGACATAAGCGATGATAAGTTTCCTGGTCCAAAATATATGTTTTCTATAAAGTATCAAATAAATACGGCAGAATACGAAGTAATGCACGTATATGATGTAAGGGAAGAGATAAAAATATCTGGTCAATGGTTTTGGATAAATGGGGATGGTAGATGGACATCTGATAGTGATGGAGATGATGTTGGAAAAGGCGAAAAATTTCCTAGACTCCTGGTTCCAAACAGGATGCTTACTAGATCTAGTTTTAGAAAATTTACTATACTAAAAGAATACGGTACGCATCTTGTTGTATATTCTGAAATAACAATAACAACTCCGTGGTGGAAAAAATTCATAGGACTTGTTATTGGTCTTGCAATATGTTTTGGAACAGCTGGTGCTGGGTGTAATGTAGCTTTTGTTGTAATATCATGGGCAGTGAACTATATGGCAAATCAATTAATAGCAACAATAGATAGCCCACTAATAAGAGGAATATTAAAAGGAGGACTTGCTATTGGTAATTTTCTTGTAAGTGGTGGTTTTGATCTTACAAGCATTACAAGTGAGGCAATGCTTGGTCTTGCAACCGACTTAACAAGCATTGCCATGAACACTTATCAAGAGATGAAAATGCTTGAGCTAAAACAAAACGAAGAAGCACTGCTTGAAACAAAAATAGGTACAGAAATGACAAATGATCTTTTGGAAAATAAAGATATAGTTATCCCACCTAATATACTCCCAAAAATGGACTATAGTGCAAATTACAGCTTTATAGAACAAAATAGTCCAGCAGCCACATTTGCAAAACTTAATTCACAATATGCGTTCGGTTCACTTTTTGATCCAAATCCAATAATGAATTCTAGGGTACAAGTTCAATGTGGATAAATATAACGTAATAATATAATGATATAATAGTGTAAATATAAAAAAATATAACATATATAAAAAAAGGATTTAATATGGCACTTGGGTCTAACTTGTCTGGTCTAGCTAACGCAGTTAATGCAATAACACCTATTTTGAATCTCGGTATGCAATGGTGGGGAATGAATGAAAATCTAAAACTTCAAAAGCAAAATCAAAATAATATCTTATCTCGTGCGTATCAAGCCGATCAAAATGCAATTGGTCAAGAGAAGAACAGGAGGACGAATGCAACTGCATTGATGGCTCATCTTGGAGGAAACGAAGAAAAAGTTGATGAAATCAAAAAAGATGTTGAGGAAAATGGTTACTACGAGGAAAAAGCATACAAGCCAAAACTATACAGCGTATAATAAAACAATAAATAAACAAAAAGAAAAGAATACAACATGGCACACAGAGGCATAGATTATAGTAAATACCAAGGCAATACTCCATTAAGTGCACCACAACTTGATACAAAAGCAATACATAATGCTTTTAGCCTCATAGAAAGATCGTATGATGGTATAGCAAAAAACCTAATAGCAAAAGACGATCTTGCACTGAAAGAAAAAAAGATTGATGCTGATATTGCTAATGCAGCAGATCGTCTTGCATTTGACAAAGAAAAGTTTGCACAAGAAATGGCATTCAAGAAGGCTCAAGCTGCAAGAGCTAGAGCAGCAGCAAGAAGGAGTTCAAGAAGATCAAGATCATCTGCCGCTCAAAAAATGGCTGCACAAGAAAAAGCTATGGATCTTGCAATGGATCTTGATAAGACTTTCGCTGAAGCAACCTCTGGTACAAAAGAAAAAGAAGTAGATGTATATAAGCAAGAAGAGCAAAGCCTAAATCCAGCAGCAGCACGTATGGCAGAAGAGTATGCTGATAAAATTGGACTAAATCTTGCTGGCGAACAAAAAATGAGTGAAAAGGATTCTCAGGCAGTAATAGATCATATTGCAAACACAAGCTGGGATCAACTAAAGGGTGAAGCTGGCGTTGATGCATCTGCTGAAGACACAGCAGTAACCACTGAAGAATTTAATAATACTACAGGAACCAGTGTAGCTAGTACACCAATTGGTCAATCTGAAGCCACCACTACCCCTGGTTCCGATGAGACAACAAGCATCAACACTACAAGTGCATCAGATAGGGTTGCAAATCTTGGAATAGCACTTAATGATTCAGTAAATGGATCAGATAGCATATTGACAGATAATACGCAGGAACAATCTGTAGAGCAGCCGTCAATACCAGCACTTCTCAAAAACATAGATGATGCCCAGACACAAACCATAAACACTAATGCTCCACAAGATGTAGTGCAGGATCCAGAAGTATCAAGCAGTTTCAACTCACACACTATAGCTCAAGCACTAAGAAGCAAGTTTGACACAACTGGCAGGATAGCACAACCTGGCAATCAAAATGGCGCTCAGGAACCAGCGGTGAAGGAAGATCTGTATCAAGATACAGGCTTTACTCCTGGTTCTGATAGAACATTGTTGGAAGACAAAAATGGTGTAAAGTTTTTTGCTCCGTCTAAAAAAGAATTAGAGTTTGCAAAAAAAGTTGATAGCCTCGATGCACAACTTAAAAGTGGAGACATCAGTGAAGCAGAATATAAAATAAAGACACTCGAACTTGGTAAACAATATGGCGTAAGAATAGAGAAAAAAGATAATTTTTGGATTGACGAAGATGGAAAGAGAATAAAAATATCTGAAGACAAGAATCCGATTATTTCGTTTTTGTCATCAATGAATGATGGCCTAACACATGTAATAGAGAGAGGTGTATACGGCGGAAGCAGATTAACTGACACTGGCATAAAAGTATTTATAGACGCAATAGAAAAAGCAAAAAAGAATAACATGAAACTTGATGGTCAAAAGTGGCTATCCAATTCTGAAGATGATCTCTATCTGCATAATAATATAAAGTTCATGGATGAACATGGAAATGAAATTCCATATGAAAAAATTAAAGATGGATATGGAAAATATGTTGGTCAAATATATGTAAAAGCACCAAAAGCAGTAAGAGATGCTCTTGGAATTGATGAAAAAATGTCTTCGCCTATGACAAGGGCAAAGATAGAATTAGAACTTGAAAAAAGAGGAAATAGGCTACAACAACAAGAATCAGGCAACAATTTTGATCCAGTTACACAAATAAAAGATATAAGAACGTATATAAATCAAAGAGCAAAAAAAGCGAACGACTCATCTATAGTTGAAGATGTGAATAATGAAAAAATAGAAGAACGTAGAGCTAATCTTGCAAAAAAAATACATGAACTTACTGCTGGTAAGTTCATGTATAAAACAGACAAAAAGAAAAAAATAAAAGTACGAAAAACACCAGAAGAACAGCGTAAAGCACTATATAGTGCTGCGATTAAAGCATATGAAGCCATAAACAATGACAAAACACTAAGTAGGAGAGCTAGATTTGCAACAAAAAAAGCTGTAACTCAATTACTAAACAAGTATAATAAAGTTATAGAACAAAGACAAAAAGCAATACAAGCCGCACAAAAAGATGCAGCAGGAAGAAATAGGAAATTGCGAGAGTTTGAATGGAAAGAGAGACTAAAAAAACAACTTGAAATAGAAAAAAAACAACAAGAGGCACTTATTGCTGCTGCACAAGAAATAGCAAGATCAAATACAAAAGAAGCACGACTTGAATATGATCGCAAAAAAGCACAACTTGATAAAACAATAGCGGAAACTGCAAAAATACGTGCAGCCATGAAAAAGAATAAAGATAAATAGCAACAAGCAAAGGAACCAGTGTGTATAAAGAAGCATATGATGAAAACGGGGAACAATATTACTATGATACTGACGATCTTGGAGATTCGTATCAGGTAGGTAATTCTGATAATTATTCCACAGACAATTCTTACAACACTGGTTCCATTTTTGATGACATATATGCAATACCAGATAACCTAACACCATCACTTGTGTCTATTGCGCCTGGTGATACACAAGAAACAACAAATGCATACGAGGCAGAATTAAATAGAATATATCAAGAGACAGAACTTGCTACAAAAAAAGAAGAGGAACTTAAGCGGGCAGAAGAATTAAAAGAAAAAGAACTGTATAGAAAAACTACTGAGCCACTTGAAAGAAACTCAGACGGAACGCTTGAGACAGATTCTGATTTAGAAATATATGCAAAGAAAGCAGTCAATGCACTCTCGTCTGGTGTAGATTGGCTACTTGAAAAATCAGAAGGCTTAGTTGATGTTGGTCAAGGTAAATGGATGGACCATGCCAACATTGATGGTATTATTAATGGAAAAAGATACAATCTAAGCAACAAGGATTTCATTGGCGTAAGAGAAAAAAGATTCAGTGATATAACTACTGAAATATTGGCAGCCCCAGAAAATCAAAATGCAGATAAAGTATTCTATGCATTGAGAAAATTTGATGGACTAAACGATGATGGTAGTAAGCGATACATTTATAAATATGGCACAGCTAATGTTGCTGTTGCTGATAGATATAGGGACCAACATGTAAAAGATGGATTTGAAGTCCTTCTTGAAAAAAGAATGCTTGGTGCTGAAAAACTTGAAAATCAATTACATGCGTCACAAGAGGCATTAAATTCAAGAGTACTTGACTACGGTATGGTAAAGGGTCCAGATGGCAAATGGACTACAACTGACAAAGCATCTGGCGTAAACTTTGGTTCTGGATATACTGAACTATATTATAAAGACTTTTTGAATCTTGACAATCAAACACAGGAAGAATTAGATAAAAATAAAAAACTATCAGAGCTTCGATCTGAATTTTATCACAAGCAAGACGTTAAGGGATCAAATTTAATTGATGCATTTCAATCTGGAGCAACGACAATGCTTGCTGGTATTGGTGACGCAATACTTGATGCAGCGTGGATTGGAGATAATACATGGCTAAATAAATACAAAGATCAGAAATGGGCAGATAAATTTTTTGGATACGACAGAAGAGAATCCACACAGGGACAAAACGAAGCCTTATATGATATAAAAAATGGCAATTATGTGGATGCACTGTCTCGCGTAAAAGATTATGGAATGGATGTTTTTATTGAGTCTCTTCCATACATGGCAACAATGCCTTTTGGTGTTGGCCAAGCGGCTGGCATGGCGCGTGTTGCTAGTATATATAGAGCAATTAATAAAGCAAAAAAACTTGGTAAAAGTGCAGAGCATATTGCTAAACTTACAAGACGTGCATCAAAAATTGTTGGCAAAGATGCAATGGAAAAATACAAGTCATTTGAAAATGCACCGCATATTTTTAACCAATTAAGAGCAGTGTCAAAAAATTATGGTGTTCTTGCAATAAATGCATCACAAACAAACAATGCAATAGATGAAAGAATAAAAGCAAAAGCAGCTGCTGGTGAGGAGCCAGATGTTACTGCTGCTGAAGCATTAGGACTGTTTGCCTTTAATCTCCCTTTTACATTGCTTGATAAGATTGCTTTTGAGCACACCGTTGTTGGCAAAGGTGCCATTAAAGCGATGAAAAAAGGTTTAGACCTGGTTCCTGATGCTGGCAAGCTTGCAATAGGCAAAAAGGTTATTGATACTGGTGCAAAGCTCATGGCTGGTGGCGCAGAAGAAGCTGGTCAAGAATACTTACAAACATGGGGAGAATTGCTTTCTGCTAAAATGGGTGTCGGTGGAAAAACAATACTTGATGTGCTAAAAGACCCAGAATCACAATATGAAGCAGAACTTGCCTCTGTTGCTGGTTTTGGTGCTGGTATTGCACCATCAACTGTTGGTGCAACTGTTGGACCAATGCTGACAAAAAGTAGAGATGCACTCAATAAAAAAGTACAAGAAAAAGCATTAACAAAAGCCATAGAGTCACAGGAACCAGCTGCTGGATTTCTTGGTAATGATAAAGTAATAGAGTTGCACCAATCAAGCGATTTTACTGGAGAATTTCATAGACATCTCGATGAGATTATGCCAGTAGCTCAACCAAATGAAGATGGATCATATAATAGAGAAGATGTAGTAGAGGAGCTTGGCACAATATACAATGAAGCAATCGTTCCATTGAGAGAAAGAATATCTCAACTAATAGCAGATGGTGCTGATGCATCAAAGATTAAATTTGGAACCAGTTATGCATTGATCGAGCGCACAAGAAATGCAATCAATAAAGCCAAAAAAGCAAACAATCTCACAGAAGAAGATCTGAAGACAATTGCTTCGGCAGAACAGGAACTACAAGCATTTGAAAATGAAGTTGGATCTGCTTTCGAACAGAAAGTAAAAGGCATGTCATGGGACGAACTTCGTGCTATGGATACAGATCAAGCTGTAAAAGAATTTGGCTCTCATGGAACCAGTGGGACAGAGAGTTCAGTATCTGATGATTTTGAATTTCCTGATTTTGATAATCTTGTTGAAGATGGTGAAGCTTCAGTACCAACAGCTGAAGAAATTGATAATGATGAAAAGCTTGCATATGCTCATGGCAAAGCAGGAAACAAGGCAAAGGCTCAAAAATACAAAAAGAAAGCAAGAAAAAAGAAGATAAAAAAACTAACTATTGAGGAGATCAAGAATAAAGATCTTTATGGTAAAGATTCTGGAATAGTTTATAGCGCAATAGAATTACAACGCCAAAGAGAAAAGCTACCAGAGCTTGATCAAGAAATAGAAAAAGAAAAAACTGCAACAAAGCAGTGGATGTTCGATCATGGTTATCGTGGTAAAGATGGAACAATACAATCAGCAGATGAGATAACTGACGATGATGTTCACTGGTTCCTGTCAAAAGAAAATGACATAAATAGTGATACATCATTCAACAAGCGTGAATACTATAATCAGATCAAGCAAGATGGAAGAACATCATATGCTGATCTTGTTCGCAAGAAACAAAAACATTTTGATGACGTTGTAAAATTATATGACAAAATAAATCATAAAAAACAATTTAAACAAGATAAGATTTCAGCATACAAAGAGATTCTTTCTAAGTATGTAAACGATATTAGTGAAGAATACAGAAAGCTAACCACCGTTGGTTTGCCATCAAAAGAAACAAGTATAGACGATATTTTTGCAGATCCATCTAAGCAAAATGATGATGGTAGTCAACCTGGTTCCAGTGTCAAAAACAAGCCTTTAACAAGAGAAGAAGCAATAAAATTCCTACGCAATAAGTATGGATCAACAACTGCTGAAACTGGATGGGCTAGAGGCAAATTTAAAATAAATATGGCAGATGTCATTGATATGATGTTTGATAGCTCCGAGAAGAAACAAAGACGTGGTGCTGCAAAACTTATAGAAAGCATGGAATCTGAAATCAGCACTCTCGACAATATAGACATTAATCCAGAAACTGGTGAAATAAATCTTCTTGATGAACACTTTAAGTCTCTTGCAGATTATGAATTTGAATTGGAAAGAAAAGAAGCAGAAAAGCGCAAAGGTGCGCAAGTTGAATATGATGATATTGAAGATGCTAAAGAGCATATAGACGATGTAGCTGAAGCTGAAATAAATCAAATCGAACAAGAGTATGCAGAAAAGCAAGCACAAATAGAAGCTGATGCTCAGGCTGAATTTGAAAGCGATGCACTAACAGAAGAAGATATCGCAGAGATTGAAGCCAGAATAAACGAAGAAAAGGCGCAGATTGAAGCTGAGAAGCAAGCAGAAATAGAAAAAATAGAGCAAGAGCGTCAGGCAAAAATTGCAGAACAAGATAGGATAGCAGAAGAGAGATTTAGACAAACTCTTGATGATAATATTAATATTGAAAAAACAAGAGAAGAAATAAAAGAATTAGAAAAGGAAATAAAACAAACATATGATGAAATAGACAATCTAAATATAGAAAATATAGATGGTGTAACTGATCTTCAAGCATCATTATTGTCTAAATTCAAACTAATGACACAGAAGATGACTGCAAAAGTCAAATCATTATTATTAAGAATATTCCAACTAAAAAATAAAATAGCAAAAGAGCTAGGCAAAAAACATAAATTAATCAAAGAGCTTGGTTCAATAAAGATAAAACTTGAAATGATAAAGGATAGGATTGAGTATTTATCACATAATATACTTATGGCTGAGACAACTATACTTGATTCAAATGGTGCACATATAAATGTATTTGCATATGCAAAGAAAAATAACATTAATGTCAACGACCTTATAAACAAGATTGCAGATGGTAAACTGTTTGAAGAGTTACAAGATACTTTTGGTGATATTCAAAAAGCAGCAGAACAAATAATTGATTTGCAAGAACAATATAATGAATACAAAAATCAAAGAACATCAATTCAAAATAGATTGAAAAATGTAAATACAAAAATAAAATCATTTATTAGCGAAAAGAGAAAAATAGAAAATAAATTAAATAATGAACGATACCAAGTAGAAGAAGCTACCGATTTATTATACGAAGAAGAACGATTATCTCAAGAAGAAAAGAAAAAACTGTATGACAAGATAAACAATCTTAGAGAAAAAATGGAAATGCTAAAAGATAAGATACGCATTCCATATAATACAAGATCATTGCTTGAAGCTCAATCAGATCTGGTTGATAGGGCAATAGAAGATGGTGATTTGGAAACAGATCATGTTATCAATCGTGATGAGTCTAATCCAGCCAATAAAGATATAAATGCAATAGAAGGTGCTCCATACAAAATATCAAGCTTTGCAACAATTAGTGGATTTGCTCAGTCTATTCTCTCCCTGGTTCCTGTAAGAAAAATCAAAAATGATTTACTCCAAAAGCAGGTAAAAGATGGTGTAAACTTTATACTAAATAGTGGCTTTATAGATATTGTGCATGAAAAAATAAAATACGGAATACTTGCCGAAGCACCATTCTTGTCACTACTTATCAATAAGGATGGAAAGCTTGATGAGAATGTCGCAGCATCAATTGTTATAGCTGCAAAACAAGTGCTTAGAGACAATGGTAACACATTGTATATGAAAACCAAATCTGAAGTAGCAAGAATGCTTGGCATCGAGGAATATGAAGTTACTGACGAAATACATAAGGCCTTCATGCATAAAACAAGTAGATCAATGCTTGCGAATGAGATTGGTAAAAACATATTAAATCTTCTCGATATAAAGCAAAAAAAAGATGGAGATGAAGAATCATTTGCTAGATTAAAAGCAACAGCTGGTCTTGTCGGGCTGAAGTATCTCATAGACGAAGGCATACTTGAAGAAGAGAGTATGACAATGGATGAGTACTCTGAGTTGCTTGAAAAAACATTCACGCAAGGAAATGTAAGCGGTTCTGCAAAAGTTAATTTTGTTACAACAAGAAAGGTTAATGGTAGACCCCAAAAGCTAACTGAAAAAGAGATAGAAACAAATAAAAATGAAGTAGAAGTTCTTGAGGAGTCCCTTGGTCTTCCTGAGCGAGAAAAGACATATCACAATAAACCATTGAGAAAAACAACTGCAAGAAAGCGAGGAATAAGAAGAAACAATTACTTCGATCCAAGTGAGGAACTTCATCGTGCACTAACAGAATCAGAACAACAGAGATATATGGGATTCGTAAAAACATTAAAGCTATTATTTAGTGGTGATGCAATACTTACAAATGATGAAATACTTCGATTGATCGGTTGGAGACCTGATGAAGAGATAGAGGAGGATGATGGTATTCCACTGCAATATGATAAAGCTGCAAAGATTGCAGCAAACATCGAAAAAGAAGCCGCTGTAAGGGAATTAAGAACACTCTATGAAAAGATAATGCTTGATGATGATTTTGAAAATACATTGTATTTTCAATTCTTTACGGCACCAAATAACAGACTTTATCTTGATAGCTCTACAATCAATCCACAAACAGAAAAAGAACTACACCGCTGGCTTGTTGTTCCGCAGAAATTTCTTGTTAAATATGATGTGTCTAAGATAAATGATAATGATGAGAAATACATTGGCTTCAAGGTTGGTATAGCACAAGCATTTGGCTTCGATATTGATAAAATGGAGTTGACTGATACGATATCTTTTGCAGATGAATTACTTGCAAAGTCTGAAAAAGAATTAGTTGAGATGATTAAAAACAAAGACTTTGATCACCTCGGTCATGCAATCCAGGGCTTTAATGCAATACGAGAGTATCAGAATGCAGTCAAGAATAATAGAAATGAATTCACAACAGTAATATCAACAGAATATGATGGTGTAACAAACGGTGTTATCCTTAAGACGCTACAAATGTTTATTGGAAATAATGCCGCAACGCTTGTATCAAAGGGTGGTATTGTTGCCAAGGGCGTATCAAATAAAGCCAAATCAGGAACCAGGGGTGATAAGTATCATGGTGGTATAGAGTATGAAACTTTTGAAAGTATGTCAGATGAGTTAGGAAAAAGCGCAAAAGATAGAGACAATGGAAGCGTACTTGACGTATATCTAACACAAGCACTTTCAACAATATTATCACCTGCTGCCATAATGAGTAGAATTATTTCAAAAATTAAAAGCAGTGGAGACACTGAAGAAGAGATCGCCAAGAAACTAAAGAAAAAAGACCAATTTGGAATATTTGAAAAAGGTGCAGATAGTCCAATATTTAATTTTATACCAGACTCTACTGAAATCAATAAAGAGATTCGAGACCTCTTCAAGAATCCAACAATGACAGTAAACTATGGTTCTGCACTCACAACAGTTATCCGTAATGTCACAACACAAACAATCTATTCATCAATAACAAACGCAATCATTGCATACAACTTCAACGAAAATAGTGAAGAAGCCAAAAAGATGTCACCAGAAGAGATTGAAGCTGCCAAGAAAAAAGCAAATGCTGCTGGTGAATTCTTATACGGTATTGCCCAAAAGGTATATGGCAAAACACCTCCTGGGAGAGAGTTTACAATTATTATTCAACTGATAGATGAAATGAAGGTTAATGATCTTGATAAGATTGGAAAGGAAATAACCTTTAGTGATGGCACAAAAAGATTCTATTCTATCATTGATAATATATTCCCAGTATTTGAGCCAGCAATAGGCGATGCCGTTGCAGAAGCAATAGAAAAAACTTTTGGTGCACAGATAGCTGTAACAGAAGAGATAAACAATGCATCACGGCATTCATTTAGAATATTCGCCCAAGCATTAAATTATACAATCAAAAAATACATTGATGAACAAAAAAAAGCTGGAATAAAAAATGTAACGATTTCTCCAGAAAAAATGAAAGATTTTGTTGAAGAAAATAAAAGATTTCTACCAGTCTTTATGGGTCCTGGTTCCGTAGATAGGATGATTGATGGTATAGCAATCTTCACATCGTCTGTTCTTAATGATGGTGAGCTTCAGTACTCAAAGCGTCCAAAAATCAGATGGAGCGTAGTTGACGAATCTGGAAACAGAAAAACAAAGTCAATGAATTCACGTATCTTTGTCAAAAAAATAAGTGAAGCCCATGCCGCTGCTGGTGTTATTCCAACACATACAGAAGATGCAATAGACATGAGTAGATTTATTAACTTTGCAATGGAACAATATGGTGTAACCCATGTCCACGATGCTATCGTATTGTCTGGATACAATAACGGTACACAGCTTAGGTTCATGAATAAAACAATTATACAAACATCAAAAAGCTATGATTTGCTTAACTCAATATATGATGCAATGGAATCAGTATATGTTGAGGCACAAAAATACAATGAATCGCACGAAGAAAAACTTGAATTAGATGATCTTAGTACAAAAGCTGAAAAAAGAAAAGCTGGGCCTGACCATGTTCCAGCAAAATTCCTAAACGATATAATGGATCTGCTAAATAGTTCTGAGACTATTTGGGAGAATAGACAAGAATTCTTTGCCCATGACATTAAGGCAGATCAAATGCCTGGCCCAAAAAGCATGTATGAGGAGAAGGCAAAATATGATAGAAAGAAGTTTGTGCGAGAAGCAATGAAGCGTGTAAGATCTAGAAATATATTTTTAAATGAATATGGTGAAGACAAGATAAGCACAAATATATCTTGGTTCATTGAAATTTTAGATCATGTCACAGGCAAAGAAAATAATGAAACAGATAAAATACTTAAAGCGTTAGATGCAATAAGACTTTTTACCACTGTGATTAGTGGTGACTTTAATTCTAATATATCTGATGTTGATTCTCAAAACATACTTGAAGGGTGCTAAGCTATGGCAAGTTGTATTATTGATACTATAATTGAAAAGCTGAATATCGGTGATCTTGTTAAAAATAAACCTGGTATTAGAAAAGGTATAGAAACAATTGTTCTTGGTGGAACCAGGTGGAAAAATGTTGAAATGAGGATCCAGCGAGAAAAACTTGAAGCATCGTTTGGTGTTACGATTGGAGAAGGAAAGCTTACTGAGTCCGATAAGATTCAACGCTTTGTGCTTGACAAAGGATTGCCATTCAAGGTTAAGGGTCATAAATCATTACGCTACGCTGGTGTTGGAAGTAGACGCACGCCTGAAAACATCATTAACGAAATGAAGAAACTTGGTGGAGAGCTTGCTGAAGAAGGATATACATTACTTAGCGGTAAAGCAGACGGTGCAGATAAAGCATTTGAAGAAACAGCTGGAGCTAAAAAAGAAATATTTACAAGAGAACATATTGCCAATAAGACATTTGGAGAAGATATAACAAAGCTTGCAATTGAAATAATGAAAGCTGTTCATCCATCTCCAGACAAGCTTACAAAATATCAAGAAGAACTTATGGCAAGAAATGCTTTTCAAGTTCTAGGGCCAAACCTCGATAGCCCTGTTGATTTTTTAATAGCATGGGCACCACTAAATGACAAAGGTGAAGTTGTTGTTGATGCTGATGGAAGATTCCATGGTGGTAAAGATGATCCAAGAAGCACTGGTGGTACTGGTCAAGCAATAGCACTTGCTGCTGCGCTTGGAATACCTGTAATTAATATGGCTGATCCAAATTGGAGAGAAAAGCTTAATTCAGTATTGAGTGGGAAAAATACTGGTGGATTCGATGAAGAGAGTAGGGCTAACCGCAGAGGAACCAGGAAAGAAGAACCATTAACAAAAGTAAAAGATGCTAACGGAAAAGATGCAACTGTAAAAATAGTAAAAGATATATTTAACAATGATCAATACATGCGCATTAAAGCATTTGTTGCAAATCTTCTTGACCAAAAAGACAGCGAATATGCAGATGAACTTAGAACAAATTTAAAAGGAAGTAAAGCAAAAGACAGACAAAGATCAATTGTTTTTGGCGAAAATGGCGCTGACAAGGTTCCTTATAAATATGCTGGAACATCACATAACCCGAAAGAAATGCCACAAGAATTGAAAGATCTTGCAAGACTTGCAGAAGAATTGGATGGGAAACCAAATGGATATTACAATCATGTTCTCATAAATTATTTTGCCGAAGGTAATGGCATAGGAAACCATACTGATGCTGAGAGCATATACAAAGATGAAAATGGATCATATGGATCTGTTTCTATATTCTCTATTGGAAAAACAAAAACAAATCATTCATTTGGCAATAATGATGACAAAGTAAATGCAAAGGTTCTTGACAATTCCTTTTCAGTTATGTCAACAGGAAATACGTATCACTCCGTTGGCCATGCTGATAAAGGTGGAAGATACAGTATAACCTTTAGACATGTTCCAGGCAATGTCATTAAACAGCATGGTGGAACCAGAAGTGAAGTAGAAGTAAATGATAAACCATTCTACGATGATAACAATAAGAGACAACCATTTAGAGCAGAAAAACAATCGCAAGAACAATCAGTAGATCAAGACCAAAAAGAAGAACAAAAAGCAGACAATGAGCGATATAGTCAACCTGGTTCCGTACAAGATAATAATACTACATATGATAAAAATGATGAAAAGTATAAAAAAATAATAGAAAAAGCAAAAGCTGATTATCACGGAACACATGGTCAAGAAGGAAGAGGTCGTGTATTGATGCGTGAGTTTTATGATATTGTCAAAAACTTAGAAAAGAATTTTCCAGGTGATCCAGGGAAATCTCATGCATATCGTGATTCGTGGATGGAAGAATTCAATAAAGACATGAAAAGAAAAGAAGAGGAAAAAAGAAAAGAACTAGAAAAAGAAAAAGAGCATGAGGAAAAACAAAATGACACTAATAGCAAACAGGGACCTGGTTCCAATAGTAAGATCAATGATCACGAGGCAAATGGTGTAGAGATTAAGGAACCAGAAACTGATGCTGGAAGAAAGGCAAAATCAACGATAGAAAAAGCATATGACAATCCAATATATGTAGCAAATGAAAAAGATAAGATTGAGATATTTGCTAATCCGTTCTTACCAAAAAATTCAAAAAAGAAAGTAATAAACAAAGATATTGATCAAGTAGTAAAAAGTATCAAAACATACGATGATGCAAGTGTTGCCTTCAGAGAATGGATTGTTAGCGGAAAAGTTCCAGAAGGATATACTGGCGATAAAGATAAATTACAAAAAAGAAGAATATATATACTTGATCATATTGATGACATATTAAATGCAGATATTGTTTATTCAAGAACTACTACAAAAGATGCAAAATATTCAGATAGCAAAGCACTTGTTGATGCCGCAATCCATGTAAAAAAGAATAACAATAATAATAACAATAACATTAGCGATAATAATAATGACACTCAAGATAAAGCAAGCAATGACAATAACCATTCAGCAGATAATAGGAATGAATTATTTATAAATAAAATATATGATAAGGCAAAAAAATATATTTCATCAGTTATTTCAAAAAAAGACAACAATGAAATATTCAGTGAAGATACAACCGTTGAAGGTCCTGGTGAGGCATACAGTGTTGATGCTGGCGAACTTGTTTCAAAGGTTGAGGCTCAGTTGTTGTTTGATCGCATGAATTCATCTTTTAACCTCACAACACTTGCTAGTAAGTACCCATCAAGTTTTGACGAGGATCTCATAACTATAGAAGATCTTATTCTTGATATAAATAAAAAAATAAACATAGATAATTACAAAAAAGCGACTGTCGAATTTGCAATGCTCGCTCTTGACAGTATTATTTCTGATCTAAAAAAGGAATTTGACAAAAATAAGAATAATGACGAAAAAGCAAATGAAATAAGAACAATTCTTTCCGAAATCAATGAGATAATTGATTCCACACAAAAAGAAATAAACAAAGCACAGGGCAAAGAACCATCAACAAGCAATAACAATAACAACAATACATCAAACAATCAAGATAATAATGAAAATACGAATTCTGAGATCAACGGAACTTTTGATATAACAAATATTCCATCTAAATACAGCATAGATGCAAATGGAACAATAAATGTTCAACAACTTGGTTCAGGAAAGAAAGAAACAATAGGCAATGCTGAGTTAAACGCTAAGGAAAATTTTGGTAATCCATTTAATGTGGAAGCCGAAAATAATAAATATTCCAAACCAACAACTGTTGGATATTTTTCTGCAAAAACAAATGAAGAAGCATCAAAGCAATTCCTTGAATGGTTACTCACTGGTAAATTGCCACAAGAGATAAACGGCAAAAAGCTTTCTGGCATGCTTAAAGAAAATCTTAGAAAGCGAAGAAAGTTTATACTTGAAAATATTGGCTTAATTAAAAAGTATAAATCATTAAAATATAACGGTACTGGTGCTGACGATAAATTTAATCATGCAAAAGTGTTAGCAAACGTTGCTGAATTCTTTGATGATATAGTTGATAAGCTTGATAATATTGATGATGTAAATATTCCAGTCAAAAAGGAAATAGACAGAAATAGTGGAAGAAAAAAATATCATGGAAACATAAATGCGTTAAAAGACAATGAAGTATTTGTATTTGGAAGCAATGAAGATGGCTTTCATGGTGCTGGTTCCGCAGGATTTGCGTCATTTGGTGTTTCAGGAAATAAACATAAAGAATTTGGGTACTCATCAAAAGAAAATGGCTGGAAAGGCAAATGGAACGTAAAAGGTATTGGAGAAGGATATCAGGAGGGAACCAGTGGTGCATCCTACGCATTGCCAACAAAAGTAAAAGCTGCTGGTAAATCAAGAAGCAAGCAAGATATAGTAAATAGTATTGTTAAGTTATACGAATATGCCGACAAAAATAAAGATAAAGATTTCTTAATAGCGTACTCTATTCCAACAGACAATAAAAATAAATCACTTCTTAGTGGATTCAAGCCGAAAGAAATAGCAGACATGTTTGCTAAGGCAATAAAAATTCATGGATCATATCCAGAAAATATTGTATTTGAAGACAAGTTCTTTGATTATGTAAATAACAATATTGATGATAAATATAAAAATAACAATACAGGCGAACAAGATAGCACAACTGGTTCCAGTAACAAAAAAACAACAGACGAAAAAATAGAGAAAATAAGAGATCTTGCCATTGAGACTCTCGATAAAATATTGTCAGATGAAAACACAGTAGTGCTTGAGATGTCTCCAGAAGATACTACCAATCAACTATCAAAAAATACTTTTTATGATTTTTTTAGCAATATGAAAAAAATTATTAGTAGTGACATGTCTGATGATTATGAAAAAGGAATGATAGTAAGTTCAATACTTGATCTCGCTGGCTTTGGACTTGTCATTAGCAATACCGCAGAAACCATAAGTGATCCACACGCACAAGATATTGCTAATAAAATTGAAAGACTTATATCTACGTTGTCAGACAAAATAAATAAAATATATGAAAACGGATTTAATGAGGATAGCAATAACAATAATGATAGATATGCACTACAGGGTGGAAAGTTTACCGCAAATGAAGATCAGAAGAAGTTAATAGATCTTGGTGTTGAATTTCTTGAAAATGACTCTGATGAGATTAGCGACAATATCTTTATTGTCCAAGGAAAAGGTGGTACTGGTAAATCAACTACAATTGGTAGAATAATTGATCTTTACGCAGAAGAAGCTGTAAAAAAAGCAGAAGAAGCAAAAGGTGATTCGTACTTCGATAGACCAAAAATGATTGGTGCTGCATTTATGCATGTAGCCAAAGATGTATTAAAAGATATGACAGAGAGCATGAACAAGAAAAACATCTCTGGATCCAGTATTTATACTCTTGCGTCTTTGTTCTACGGATCTAAAATATCAAATAAGCCAACATTCAACTCTGATAAATCTAGAAGGACTTTTGTTGATGAAATGGGTGTGCAGCTAGGACCATTCTCAAATATTGTAAAACAAATAGATAATAGCATGTCAAGAAAAATTATATTTGTGATCGATGAAGTTAGTATGCTATCTTCTGATGATATTAAATTTATTATGGCTGCACAGCTATATGCAAAAAAGAATGGGAAAATACTTAAAGTATTTATGCTTGGTGACTATCATCAACTCCCACCTGTTAATGACAAAAACAATAAACTTCCAATTGGAAAAGCAATGGCACCATTGCTTAAATATACAGATGGTAGAAATGTATCAAAAATAAAAGCGTTTAATGATAATGATGCTGCTGGGCAACATTTTGATAATATAAAAAACACATTCGAGCTAAATAAACAAGAAAGACAAAAAGATGGAACATTATTATTCTCATACATAAACAATGCAGCAAAGCATGTTGAGGATATGATGAGAGAAAATGGAATTGTACCAACAAGTGACAGCTCATTTGATCCATCTCTTCCAACGATGTCTAATGATGAAACAGTAGGTATAATCGAAAATGAAATTGATTTCCTTGAACGTGCAAGAGGCGATTTTAAATCAAACCCTGCTCAAACAAAAATAATAACATATAACAATAAGAATGTTGTAAAGTATGCGAATGTTGTACGTGATCTAATTTTTGGACAAGAAAATGCAGCCAAGTTTCCATTTATATTTGGTGATGAAGGCTCTGTGTCTGATACAATAATTCTTTACGATACTCTGCAAGAATTAGACACTAAACATACGAATGGAAGACAATATGAAATAGAAAAAATCGTTGAACCAAACAGCAATAGAGATAGGGCAATTGCAAGAAATATAAAAATACCGCATGGAAAAAATAATTTCAATATATCCATTATCTATAAAGATGGTGTAGAACTTGAAGAATATTACTTTAAACCACTTGATGGAGGACATGATTACTTTATTGTCAGATTGCCAAAAGGTTTTTTTACAGAACTGAATAAAGAATTAACTGGAGCTTCGTCTAATACAAATCTTGAAAGTGCATACCTAGATGTACTTAATAGATATGTTGCCATAGAAGGCAATGTTCCTGATAATAGAAAATACATCAAAGATAGCCTATCTCGTATTCCACAAGAAGAAAAAACAAAAATACCAGAACTTGTACCATTCTATTATTCGTATGCAATAACGTCATATAAATCACAGGGTCAAACAATAGAAAACGTATATTTTGATCCAACAGCATCAATGGGGTCAAAGACAAATACCCCAAGAGGAAAACTTAGCAATGCTCAATCAATGTACACGGCAATGAGTAGGGCAAAGAAGAAACTATTTATACTCGGCGCTATACCACAAATAATACCAAATAGTGGCGATCAGCAGACAAGCAGTAAACAAACAAATCAAAGTAACAATAGTCAACAGGATAGCACTCCTGGTTCTAATAATCAACAACAGCAGGAACCAGGTGCACAACAAGATACAAAAAGCACAAATAGCACAAAAGACGATATTAAAAACCTATATGATGAAAAAGAAGGAACAGTAGAAGTATGGTCAAATGCCAAAAATAAATACAATGGGCTAAGTAATTTCAATGCTGGACCAGTGACAATTCAATTACGCGATGAGAATGATAATACGTATGACGTGAAGTTTAACACCATCGAAGCAGCCTTCCACGCTAAAAAGGCTGAATCATTAATAGCTGTTGCAAAGGCTGCAAAAAAGAAAGGAATAATAAACGATAAAGAATTTAATGACATCGTATCTGAAGCCAACAAAAAAATAGTAGAGCTTGAGAAATCAAAAACTGGCTATGCTGCATGGAAAATTGGAAAAAGCATACCTCTTGACAAGCTAAATGGGGCAAAAGAGACTTGGGATAAGATTTCATCAAATAGACTTGAAGTAGTTATGCGTAATCATTATTATAACAATAGTAATGCAAGAGATTTACTACTTAGCACGGGAATGAAAAAGATAACGCATAATGCAAAGAATAAGTGGAAAGAAGAGTTCCCAAGAATCTTAATGGAAATAAGGCATGATCTCAGACCTGGTTCCATTAATCAGCAAGAAAATCAGCAAGAAAATCAGCAACAACAAGACGAGGTGAATTTTACATTTTATGACACAAATAGTCCGCTAAGAGGTCTCAGTCCTTTTGGCGCTGGTCCATTATCTGTTAGCTTTCCTGATGGGAATGGTGGAAGCAGGGTATATAAATTTGATACACTTGAAGCAGCATTCCAAGCAAAGAAAGCTGCATACCTTGCAATGAAAGCTAAAGAGGTATTTAATGATCCAGAAGCAACAGAAGAGGCTAAAGAAAATGCAAAAATAGCTTACGAAAGTGCAAGAAAAATATTTGCTTTTCTTGAAAACATTACAAAAGATTTTGTTAGCAAGCAGCAAGATGCAAGAAACAATAATATAAAGCATACTGGCGAATATGCTCACTTCATTGGATCACAATTACAATTCAGACTCATTCCTGGTTCAGCTAAGGAATTTAATGATAATCATGCTGCAAAAGTCATGTACCTTTTATATAAAAATTACATGACTGGTTCCGATAAAAAAAGCAAAGCAGTCCGCAAATTGCTTACAAAAGAGACAATAGAAAATGGTAAAAAAATAGAGTTAAAAAACAATACTCCAATTGAAGGTCATTATGGACTTGTTGCAAAAGTATTGAATAAATTAAGAGATGATTTACTTAAAGATAATAATACCAATAATAGCCAAGAATCAAAGCATGGCAAAAAGTTAGAAACAAATCAAGAAACAGAAAAAGAAAATAAAACAATACTTGATGATATATTAGACTTTTCTGCAAAAATACATGATGAAGAAGACTCAGGCAATAACGCTAACAACGAGCGAAACAAGGAACCAGAGACACAAAAAAATACTACTGATGCAAACAATAATTCAATCGATTTAAATCCATATGGTGAAACGCCAGTTGGCATTCAAAACACAATAGAAGAATTGCATGATGATGGAAAGACAATACAAAGTGTAATGCTAATGAATGATACTGCAAGTATTGTGCTGAAAAATAAAGATGGCGAGCTTGAGCATTACATATATGATTTAAATGATGCACCATCCACAGAAGATGCAACACGAAATGATCTTGAGCACAGATCAATAATTGGATTCTTTATCAAAAATAATCTAAAGAATTCAAATGAATATCATGAGTTCATAAATAATGCAAAGAAAGAACAAAAAGAAAACAAAGAAGCAGAAGAAAATACATCACAAAAAGAAATCAATACAATAGAAAAAGCAGAAGAACAAGATGACGATATCAAAGAAAATACTGATATTACAGAAGATAATATCAAAGAAGATACTACAGATAATACAGACAACAATATAGAACAAGAGCAGGAACCAGAAAGCAATACAGACGAGAATAATACAAATGAAGACAATAAAAATAAAGAATTCTTAGATGACATCCTTTCACTAAGCGAAGATGATGTCAAAACACTATTCACACGTTATAAAGCTGGTACAAAACCAGATAGCATTATAAAATACGATTATGAGAATGGAATATTATCAATAGAATTTAAGAAAAATAGTGGTGAGATTGGAAAAATTAAAATAGCAATAAATAATGAAAAGCAAAATGAAAAAGTAAATTACAAGTTTGATGCATTGATTTATGAATCAGCAGGTAAGCCGATTGTTAATCTATTATTTTCAACAATCAAGAAAATGATAGACGACGGTTTCATTCCTAAAGATAAGATTCCAAATATAGACAATAGCAATAAAGAGACAAATACTAAGCAGAGCAATGAAGAAAAATATGGCGTAGATGAATCAGCAGAAGAAGAAACATCCTCTGATAAGTTCTTTAGAGAAATAGAATCTGGTAAAGATGACATAGAAACAATAGATGATGCAAATGATATTATTGAAACTATTGCAAACTATAGTCATGACATAAATGAATATGAAAGAAATATTATTGATGAGATTCTATCTAATATTGCTAATAAGTATAAAGATGAATACAGTAAATACACAAAAGAAAAGATTGATACATTATATAATTTAGTCAACAAATCAAAAAATAAAGAAATTGCATCAATGCTTGATGTTATGCTTGAGTATGCACTTGAAGATAATGATAATATCAAAAATCAAAGCACTAATCAGAGCAAAGAAAACAGTTTTGATCGCAGATTGAATAAAAAAATAAAACGACTTCTTATTGAACTATATCCAAACATAATATTGAAATACGAAAGGGATAAACAACTTAATAGGCGCGGATCAGCAGATCTTGGTGCTGGTGTTGTACTTATAAATACAATGCTTGCAAAAACAGATACTCTACCACATGAGTATGCACACCATTATATTCACTGGTTCCGCAATGAGCCTGTAGTTAAAAATGCAATAAAATCGTATGGATCAGAAGAAGCACTTGTTCAGGCAATAGGTGAAGAGGTTGTTAATAGAAAAGGAAAGGCTTATAGATGGTGGGAAAAGTTTACTCAATGGCTTAGAAACATATTCAATAAAAACATAGACAATAAGACAAAAGAGGAACTCAAAAACGAAATTACAAGATATTTCCTTGAAGCAAAGAATCCTGGAACCAGGGAGAAGATTGATATAAAAATAAAAACTGAAGAAAATAACAATGATAGCAATGAAAATGTAAATATTGATGAAACACTCACTGAATATGAAAAGAGATTAAAGAATAGTATTCTTAAAAATGTTGATTTCAATAATATAGTTACAACATATGGGAAAGAAAATATATTTACTGCTATCGAGCAGCTAAAAAACGGCACACCACTCGTTAATGAAAACATAGCAACTATATATATAGAACTTCTTGCTGAAACATCTTATGTGCAGAATGCAATAGAAAAAAGAATGAAAAAAGAAAAAATTGGACACAATGATGCTAAAAAATTACTTGCATCAGAGGTTGCTTCAATAATGAATAAAAATATCATACTTCATGATGAAAGTTTTATAATTAGATTATATGAAAAGATTGTAAAAACACTTAGATCAATTTTCAAAATAATTCCAGAAAAAGATGTAGACATGATAGCACTAAATATAGAAAATCAAATACTATCAGATGCTATTCTTTTTGATCATAAACCTGGAACAAAAAAAGTTGATCCGTGGTATGATTTCTCAAATCAACCAGAAGTTGATAACCTTCTTGGAATAGTTTCAAGAGTAATGAATGATGATGCTGTTTTCACTGGTTCCGAAGTACTTGCTATTGCTGGAGATATCTATAGAAAACAAGGAGAAAAAGGAACAGATCTGCACGATGTTGATGTTGAGATCTCAGAAGAAGGAATGAGAAAAAAAGGAAAATTACTTGAAGAGCTGAGAAAGGAATACAATGTTAACAGAATATATGATTTTGGTGTTCCAGTAAATGAAAAGCTTGTAAAAATAGCTGAATCATTATCTGATAATGCATTTCACATAACAAGATTTGCAAAAATAGTAATGAAAGCTGTTGATTTAAAACTTATAAAATCAAATAGATTCTCAACATATATTGTTACACCAAAAAATGTAGAAGTTATAAACATTGAAAGAACAAATGGAATAATTGGGCGTGTATACAGTTATGATCTATATGACACAAGCAAGAAAGAAATTGTAGGAACGTATAGAGCTGAATATAGAGCCCTTAATGCATTTAAAACTGAAATAACAAAAGAGGAATATACAGGCGAAAAGGCAATACTTCTCGACCTTCTTGAAAATAAAAAATATTTCGAAAAAGAGCATAAAACAACATGGACTACACCAAAAGGAAATGAAATATATATATCTGTTCCATATGCAATTTTTAGAGCAAAGAATGCAATATCTACCATTACGCCAAGAACTAAAGATGTATTCGATGTAAATGATTTTTATTCAACAAACAATAATAAAAAATACAATGAAGTAAAAAAAGAATTTATAGGTAAAACTATTGTTTCTCATGAGGGAACTGGTAAAACACTTACATCAAAACTAAATAAAGATGTTGTTGATGTCGACACAATCATCTCTGACATATCTGGTTCCTCAATCGAGAACAATGAAAAGAGTTTGAAAAACAAGAACATATTAGATAAAGTAAAAGAAAGAATATCGGAACTTAATAATAGTGGCAAGACTGTACTCATTGATAGCAAGTACAAGAAATTATACGATATAGCAGATATATTTTTATTCCAAAAAGATCCAACAACAATAAATAGGTATTCCAATACAGATAAGAGTGTTAGTCAAATAAGAAAAAGTATAGAAAAATATTACAATATTATAAAAAATAAACAAAATGTTATAAAACTCAAATCTCTTCAATTTGTTGCAGATATTATTCTAGAAGAAGATGTTAGTCAAGAATCAAATACTAAAAATAATACTGAGTCAATACAACATAAAGATGATACAATACAATTATCTAGCAAAACAAAAGAATTGTTATCAAAAGTTAAGGACAAGTGCTAATGTCTACATGTGCAATAAATAAAAATAATATTTTTAGCAAAAGAGAAACACACAACAATGTTGTTGATTTTATATATCAGCTCGTATCTGATATTAAAAAAAGCGGTATCAAGAGTCAGGAAAAGATAAAAGAACTTGTTAAAACAGCACTAGATGAATATAATATTCCATCACTTATTGATGAAACTGTAAAGCCTGTAATTGTTCATCACAGATCTGGTTCCTCTAGTGCCAAGTCAATGAAGGTGTATAGCACAGAAAAAACAAAACATGGATATAGGATATTATATATATCAGATAAAGACAAGAAAGCAAAAATCATACATGTATCCGAAGATGGTATTACAATTGATAACAGTGGGAAACCTGTCGAAAAGACTAAAAATATAAAATTTGATATTGATGAAATAAAAAAAGCACATGAAGAGTTATCAACTAAGACAAAAAATAAAATATATGATATTCCAAGGCCAAAAACTTTTGGGTCCTCCGTCGGTGACATAGACTATTCAAAAGAAAATGCAACGATTATTGAAGCTGAAGCAATAAATGATACAACCAAACTTCTTGAGATTTTTGACCATCTTGCCGAAATAGATAGTGTTGAAGTTTCTGATGAGTATCGACAAACATTAAGAGATGTTCTCGCAAATATAACTGATGCGATGAGAGAAACTATACCGCATCTTGTTCAGGTCATAAATGAGCACGCAAAAAAAACTACTGGTAAGCTTGTAATGGAAGGTGACAATAAGGGGATATATATCAATATCAATCATGGTCCACAACTTGCAAGGAACCAGATGAGTGCAATAGAAGTATATGTTCACGAATTAAAACATGCTTCATTGGAATTTGCTCAAGCAAACTTTCCAGATGTTATTGCAGATGATATGGATGCAATAACAAGGATATACGAACAGTTTCTTGAAGTTGTTACAGAAGAAGACTTTATGCCACCACTTAATGAGTCTATTGATCGTGAACTTGAACGCAAAATAGCAAAAGATCAGATAGCATATCTAAAGCGACATGATGTTGGCATTAATGAATTTATAGTAATGGCTGAAACAAATGCTACTGTACGTAAAATACTTGAAGACAAAATAACAGTTAAATATGACTATAAAGAAGGTAAAAACGCATTTGAAAAAGTTTTATACTTTATTCAAAATATATATAAAGAATTAAAAAAATACGTATCAGATTCTGATGTAAACCTAGATGGCTTAACTGCAATGCAGAAATATATAGGGAGAATAAGCAGGATCAACAACAAGGCTATACATGAAATAGAGGAATCAAATAAAGCAGTAAATGCTATTGGTGGTTTTCTAAATCATGCAAATAAAAAACTAAGTGGAATACTAAAAAAATGGATAGGAAAAGCTCAGAAGAAGGCTGGAACAGCTGCTGGCAAAAATTTTGAAAAAGAACTTCAAGATTTTTTAGACAACAAAGAAGATAAAACAGCAATAGATAAAGTAAAGATGCTTGGTAAGATATTTGCAAAGTGGGTATCTTCTGATGATATGCCAACAATTGGTGGTTTCGAATCATATCTTGAATTACTTGGAATGAAACCAGAAGGAACAGTACAGCAACTTATTCGCATATTTAGAAACAGTGATGATCTTGAAGAGCGCGTAGAAAAACTTGGATTGCAATCAAATAAAATAGAATATGAAACAGAGATGGTTCTTTCTGGTCAAGCAGAACTAATCAGAGCATTGTTTGGTGATAATCAACCAACAAAAGAAGAAAGTCACAGTATGACAAAAATACTTCTTGATATAGATTTACAATCACTTATAGATGATTATTCTGCAGGAACAGAAAAAGAAAAATTGCAAAAAATACAAAAATTACTTGAAAACAAAAAAGAAGTAGAAAAAGAAATAATAAAAACAAAAGCCAAAATAAAAGAAATGACTAATTCTGATAGTGAATATAACTTCATAGTTAATCAAACACGATATCTTGGCAAGTATATGGTCACTGGCATGGCAAATAAAGGTATGTTGCCAAACAGCAGTCTAATTCATGGAATGGCTGATGGAACCAGGCATGCACATGGTATTAGCCAGCGTAACTCAACGGCTACTGGACAAATCGTATTACAGGAAATCGATAAGTTGGCTACGCTTAATGCGCTACTTCACACTAACGAAGTGCACAATAAAAATACACTTAATATGATGAAGAATAATCCTGATGCAATCCTCTCAATATTAAAATATGATAAAAAAATATTAAAAGAAAAAGAGCGTTACAATTCATACAATTTTGAATTTAATCATGTAAAGGGATATCATGAAAAAATATCATCAAGTTATATAAATTTTATGGTTGATTATAATTCAAACAAAGAAAAGAATGAATCAGACTACTTTAACCATACAAGTGGTGGAACGTTTAATTCAAAGTTTGGTTTATATATCAATGATGATTTTTCGGAACCAGGGTGGGTAAGTGAAGGTATGATAATGGCCAATGATGGTGTTAAGATAAATTCATACTTTAATGTATATAAACAAGGTTTGATCGCTCCAGAAGATATGTTTGATATAGAGAAGCAGGAAAAGCTTAGAGAAGAGATTAAAAAAGAGAAAAAAACAATAGAAGATGATGTTGAATATTATCTTTCTGCAATGTATATGACTGATAATTTAAATATAGAAGAAGATAATAAAGATGGATCTGATATCGGTGTAAGACCTTTATTTTCTATTGATAAAAAAGGAAAAGTATTTGTAACTGATCTTGACATATCAGTCAATAAAGAAATACTTGAACAATCCACAAAAACAAAAAATTCTATTGACACTGTTCTTGGTAAAACAACATCTAAAATAGTTCTTTTGAATAAAGCAAAAGACAATAATATGAATATATTGCACGAAATAGAAAAAGATATGTTTGAGAACTATTCTGGTGAAACAAATTATGGAACAAAAAATGCAATGAGTTATGTTTCAATCGGTCCATCTGAAAATAATGATTTAAATAAAGAGATTTGGCCAGTATTGCCAAGATACATGAAGATCGAAATGATGAAATCTGGCTTCAAGATGAAGATGAAGCTTATATCCGATCTTGCACAAGAGTATGGATTGATTGATAAAAATTATGACAAAATTTTTACAAAAGCCATAAAAGAATTGGAAAAGGAGTTTGACAATATAAAAGATGATGAAGGTGCTACAACAGAAGAAATAGTAAAATTACAAAGTGAAATATTCAAAAAATATTATGATAATTTTATGAAAGAAGTTCAACCACTTGATAGTAAAAAGAAAAAAAATCAAAATGAAGAATATTTTGCTAGTAGAGCAAAAGAAATATTAGATGTTCCACCAGCGATTCATGTTAGGCGAAATCTAGTTTATCATTATTTTGGAAACAGAGAAGCATCTTTTCTTCCAAAGAAAAATAGTAAATACTATAATTCATTTACAAAATTTTTAACATATCTTGATTCGTTCTGGCGACACTTGGTTAAAATAGAAAAAGTGAATATTGTTGTAAGAGATCTTATTGTACTAAAAGCAAATATATTATCAAATGTGTTACTTGCAATAATTCAAGGTCAAAATCCAATAAAAGAAGTAACAGAAGAAATAAGAGGTATGATATATCTTCATAAATATAGATTGCTTCAAAGAGAGAAACATGAATTAATACTTAAAATAAAAGCTGGAAATGCAACTCAGGCTGATCAAGATCAATTAAAATTAGTAGTAAATAAGATGAACAAAAATCCAGTAAGAGAACTTGTTGAGGCTGGATTATTTTCATCCGCAACAGAAGATCTTACAAATAAAGATTTACATAAGGAAGGTTATTTTGATGAAAAAATAAATGAAACAATGGAGAAGCTTCCTTCTTATATCAAAAAACCACTAGATGTTGTATATTTAACAAAGGAAACTGTTGGGTTTAGAGCGTTGTTATTGACAATGCAATATAGTGATTTTGCTGCAAGATATTCAACATACAATAGAATGAAAAAGCTTGGAGCAACTAAAGAACAAGCAATCAAAAGAGTACTTGATAACCAGATAAACTACAACTTTAATCATGGCAAGTTTCTTCAGTGGTTAAATGCTAGAGGATTCATTATGTTCTCTAAATTTCTTGAAGGTATTCAGAGAGTAATTAAAAACACAACACTTGAAAATCCACTAAACGTTGCCATTGTTCTTGCAATGGGTGGATCTTTATATGAAGATAGTCCGTTTGGTGATAGTGCTATTAGTGCTAATTTTGATGCAAGAATACATTCACCAGTTAATGTTATGGAGACTATGATTGAACAGACATTTGAGGAACCAGCACTGTTTAAGATATTTAAAGAGATGACGTAATTTTATTACGTCATCAATATATTATCTTTCTCTATTTGCTTTATCTACTTTGTCTGCAATTTTTTGAAGTTCTTTTTCTGGTTCCATAAAATTAGATAATTTAATTACTTTTCCAGATGAATCTTTCTTACCCGATTTTTGAGAATTAGCTTGATGAACAATATCGAGTGCTTTATTGATATCTTTTGGCGACAATCCAATCTTATGTAATGATCCAATTGTGTAATATAAGATATCAATATGCTTATCTATTCTGTCAACTGTAGACAATTCATCTTCATTATTTGCTAGACTAACAATAAGTCTTGAAATATATTTTGGATCTATTTCGCTGGTTCCAATTGTTCTTGCTAGTTCCTTAAGCCCAGAAAAGCCCTCTAAAGCTTCTTCAATAGGAAATGCGCACTCAACTTCATCTTTATAAGATCCTCGCTTATTTCCCCATTTATCTTCATTTATTGAGCATATTTCTCGAACTAAAAGATCAAACTTTTTCACATGTTTCCTTTTTATTATTTTTTATGCCGTATTATATATTATATATACTATATATGTACTTACAATTCTGCATCACATTTGTCGTTAAACATATTCAATTCTCTTTCTATTTTTTTATTGTATTTTTTATATCCAATATCATTGTAGTTTAGTATGTGTGTTTCATTTGTTATATCATTATGCCTATCTCCATAAAATCCAGCTCTAAAATTATTTAACAATATGCTGTCATTATTGTTGAATATATTGTAATATAGGTTTTCAAATATAAGTGCAAATTTATTGCTATCTATCTCATTTTTTAAATCAAACATTTTTACTATTTTATTGAATTTATTTTTTTCAAAATAATATGGAGCATGATTGGCAAAATTCTTTATTTTACTTTCATCAATTCCACTATCTTTTAATTCAAAATATGTACGCTTTAGTGCTTGGATATAGTTATTTCCTTGCACTCTCTGGTTCCGCAATGATTCATCATAACCATAGTATTCAAGAAATCTTATTTTTTTTAAATCATTTAGTGATGTTTTTTTAATAAAAAATTGATCATCATCCATACGCACAAAAGAATCGTATAAACTGTTTGCTAAAATCATCTTCTCAAGTGTTGCATTCTGTACTCGTGGAACCAGGTTGTTCATAAATTTAATAGATACAATTTTTCGTGTATTTATCCAATTTGGGATTTCACCTATTATTGTTATATCAAAATTACCTATATAGTTTTTGTATATCGATCTTAGTGATTTTTTTAAATCATAATCATTTTCTGTTTTTATATATGGATACACAAAATGTGTCACTCTTTATCCTTTTTTTATTTTTTTTGTCATACATGCTAACATATATCATAAAACAATAAAATTAAAAGACGATCATGGAAGAACCTATCAAAAAACCATGATCGTCCAAAGGATAAAAAATGAGAAAAAATTATCACCCTGTATGAGTTTTATGACATCCCAGGTCAGGTTAAAATACATATGTATTATAGCCATTCTGCATTAATTAATTCTTTTTTTGCACGAGAACATGCAACATAATATAATCTAAACTCTTCAATGTCTTTTTCTGTAAATTCAGCAATTGATCTTTCTTCGAAAATTTTACTTAAAGAATTATTCAAATCATCTGCTATTTTTACTTTATCAAATTCAAGACCTTTTGAACTATGTGCTGTGCAAAGAACTATACCTTTTGTTTTACGTTTTTCACTTTCTTTTGCTGCATTGTATGCTGAATATACACTCCTGGTTCCGTATTTGCCTATAATTTTCGTTGCTGTTTTTATTTGAATATCTTCACTATATTTATCTGCTATATACGCAAAAGCACTTTTATATTCAGATAATAAAAATGGGTTCATGTTCCATTCATCAACTTCGTCTTGTAGAAAACTCCATTCACGTGAAAATATTTTTCCACCAGGTTTGAGATTTGCTAGAATCAATACTAATTCAAAAATCTGTGATGCTTTTCTGGTTAGAGAAAACTTTATATCATTTTCAGCTAATGCAATTATTTCTCCAATTAGTCCAGAATTTGTTCTTGATATGATAGCTGACGATTTGATGCTCATATCACATGTTTCGTCCCTGGTTCCTTTAAACTCCATATTTATATCTATATATCTTTTAATGAAAGTATCTATACGATCTGCAATTTCTGGTGAGCATCTAAATGATTGTGTCATATTCATTTGTATCCCAACATCCTTCATTTCTACAAAGCCATTTATTGTCTTGTTAAAAGTATAGATATTTTGATTTTCGTCACCAACCATTACTTTCTTTTTTGCTGGTAATAGTTTAAATATTTCAAGTGTTACTGGATTAATATCTCCTGCTTCATCAAGCATTAAAACATCAAATTCATCGTGCTTTATCTTATTGTTTGCTAGCAAGATGTGATAGAATTTTAAATACCCAGCATGTGTAATATCTATTTGTCCACTTATCATTTTACGTATATATTTTGGAACCAGGTCAACTATATTTTTATTTGCTTTTTCTAATTTCTCAAATTGTTCCTTATTGCTTTTTATGTAATCATCTATTTTTACATATTTAGATAGAAAGAAATCATTTACAAGATCAATGATAATTAATTTTAATTCAAATTTAATTCTCTCTTTTATAACTTTGTAATTGAAAACTCCAACATTTAAATTGAAATGTTTAATTGTATTTTGGTATGCAAGTGAATGTGTTGTTTGGCATATTACATTTTTATCGAATTTTGTTTTCGCCTCATCTGCTATAGCTTTATTATATGCTATATATAATCCATTTTTTGGTTTTAATATTTTTGATATACCAATTAGCAATGTTGTTTTACCACTGCCAGCAACTGAGTTTACTTTAATAAAATCACATGAATCCTGTACTATTGTATCTAGAATAGCTTGTTGCTCTTCTGTATATTGCATTTTTATTTTATCCTTCTCACCAAATCCTTTCGCTGTCAATTATTCTAATTTCAAGCATTGTTTCTGGCAAAGATGTATCGTATATTGTATCAAAGCTCTCAAAATTAACTACATTATCATTGTCAACATAACCAAGTTCTTCTAATGTGTCTGCTATCCATTTTAAAGCAAACACAACATTATCTTTATCTATATTTTTCTTGTTATGCCTAATGATTCTATATTGAATTGTGAGAGATTTATATTTTTGTTTTGGTTGTGGGATAAAATATTCTTTTAGTAGTTGCTTATATGTGTTTTTTATTTCTGTTTTTTTGTAGCGATACCATGCAGAAATATTATTTAGTGTACACAATACTTCAGAATATTTTTTTGTAGTCTTGGATCTCTTTTTAAATTTAGGCAGATCCAGTTTCCTATTTAGTATTACATTATCCTCTGTCAAGAGTCATCAAGTCCTCTTTCATACTTGTAATACTTTTCTTCAACTCATTGAGAATTTTTCTTGCTCTCGCTGAGGCTGATTTGTTATGACTTCCATTTTCTGAAAATACTGCTGTTTCATTTAACTCTTTTTCGAGATCAGCCATTACCTTTTTTAGTTCTTCAAGTTTATACATTTTATTCTTCCTTATTATTTAGATGTGAAATGGTAGCATATATATATTAAATATACATATACACTACCAAGCAATTAAAGCATATCTGCTACTTTTCCTGCTGTTCCAGCATCTGAACTTCCATTAGTTTTCGCCTGTGTATTCTTTGCTTTGCGTGTAAGGATTGGATTCTTTGCGATCTTCTCGTTAAATACTTCAACGATATTTTCACCTTTGGCATTTGTGCCATCTGTGCGGGCATATCCCTCAATATCATTGTATTTATCGTACTTGGCACCCTCTTCAAACACTTCTCGAACTAGCGCAATCAGTGGTTTCCCAGAAAGACCTTTTACCACCTTGCCTTCGACTTTTTTACCATAAGCCTCAATTGTTTCAGTCTTGGCTGTAAGGTCATCCATTGACGTATTGGTCGCCTCAACAATGTGTTTAAACGTTGCTTGACCAATTGCGTTTGGCTCACCATTTTTCTTTTTTACGTTTTGGTAAATTGTAATCTCACGATCTTCTGATGGAATATATACAACAGCTTTCAACTGAACAGCACCACTGTCTGTAGTGAATGTTGCAAGTTCTTTAATTTCAGCCTTGTATGCTCCAGATGGAAGCAATTCAAATGCTGGACGAATTGTTTGCTCCTCTGCACTTTCTACTGTTTCTTTATCAAGATCGAGCTCTTCGAAAATATTCATATTTGTATCCTTTGTTTAGTTGAATTTTTGACAATGGTTCATTTTCCATTTTCTGCTTACCATCTCAGGCAACTCATTTATTTTTCAATATCCCAAAACTCGCAGATTCTATCATCTACTAGCTTTAAATCGTTAGGGATCAACTTGTCATCCCACATTCCCATAGGAGATTTATATGGGTCCATAGTACTTCCATTCGTTACAAAGTAATGTCCTGTATCATTTTTTGTCATTCCTAGAACGATTGTAAACATCCCTTCTGGAACCAGGAGATTATCGATAAGCTTTCCAGCTGTTTTCATCTTTACGAAACCATTATCATCCACATCTGTATGTGTCATGATATATACTCTCATATTATCATCTAAGTCTTCAATAAATGATAACAAATTGTTAAACTCTGCGGCTAATTCGGTCCACTTCCTTTGTGTTCCATATGATTCGTTAATTCATATGCGGAATTATATCCAGCTTATTGTTTCCAATAAGAGCAGACTATATCATCTTCTTTTTTTTATAAAAGAAGCTTACTGCTTCCATCCACTTGGATGTACTCCCATGCGGGATAGTCGTTGAACCTTATCCTATTCGGATCTTGGCTGCTGATTACCCAATCTAAATAATTTTAAAACATTCAAGCCTAGGCTTATTTCATCCTTACTTTGTAGTTTATTTAGCTCTAAGGGCTTCCCAGCAATTCAATAAGTTTTTCCATAATATATCACTACATTAGGCGACTAATCTATAATCGAATCCCTTGACATCAATATCATCCATTACTTTTTTAGAAATAGCATACACAAGATCGTCAATAACAACAATTTTTTTGCCAACTTGTTCCATCTTCTTAAGTACTGCACGCATTCCTTCAAATGTGTTTACATGGAAAATAGAACCAGCGGATTTATCTTTATCCCAATATTTCCAATTACTATGTGGGAATGGTAATCGTTTCTTTTTTACCTGCACAACCATTGTTTTTTCTGGTTCCAGATTTCTTAAACTTGTTGTTTTTCCCATTCCAGATTTTGCTAAAATCAATATTGCTTCTGCCATATTTATTCCTTTATTGTTTATTCATAAAAAATAGAATCAGATGTAACATCTTTATATTTCTCATATCTTTTGATGTCGTATGTGACTTCTAATTCATCTTTGTTCCATGATCCACGTCTACTATCTTCTACATGATAATCGCCTCCTCCCGCTGATCTTTCTTCTGAATTGAAAAGTATTGGTGCTGGATGAATTAAAAACATTCTATCTTTATTCATGCAAATGTATTTTTTCATATCAATATATATTTTTTTTGAATGATTCACTATAAAGTAAAATGGAAGCAATTCATACAATCCAGTATCATCAATTTCATCTTCTTTTCTTATTTCATCAATATCACTCCACTCATTTCCTTCTTCTTCGTGGTAATCACATAACCACTGAAGTGTTCCTTTTGTATTTAAAAATGCTGACATTATTGATTCAACATATTCGTTTCCTACATATGAATGCTCCATCAATTTAAGTCCAGCACCAAATATGTGTGTATTGATCCTTTTATTTTCAATTATTTCTGTGTTAATTACCGCCTCATAGTACGCTCCCATGGTCATGCTTCCTTTATGCTGAATTTTTTATAATTATAATACTTCCATTACAATGTCTGATAATTTTCTATTTACTTCGATCTGTTTTTTTGTATCTGTAATTTTGTGCGTTTTTGAGATTTTATGTATTAATTTTTCATTTTCATTTTCTGTTTCGATTATCCTATCAATTCCGCCATTAACGAGATTATATTGTAGTCGCTGAAATGTATGCCATAGATCTTTGCCAAGATCTTCTTTTCTATGTGCAGAATTTAACTGTAATGGATCTAATACGGAACCAGTAATGATAGGATTAATAAGTTCTTCTGCTACTCTTTCATTAAGTCTGCCAATGTCTCCATATGATACATATTTCTTCATCATTTTATTGATAATTCTTTGAGTATCTTCTTGTTGTTTTTTGTACTCGTCCATCAATTGATAAATTGAATTTTTCCAATTTTTATTTGTGTGCCTAATTGATACTGGTTCACTAACAAGATCACCCCATACAATTTGATTTGAACATACTGCTCTTAAAGATCCCATATAAATCTTCAGTGCTGTACTTCTATCATTTGAGTTAAAAAGGACCATATTCATTCTGGTTCCATCAAGCATTTCTGCATCATTAAATTGTATCATTACTGCATGCTTCTGGAATCCATCTTTTTCAATACTTCTTACATTTGCATTATTAAATCCAATGATTTTAATATCGCCAGCTTTTTCTCTCATCACGTTAAGCACGTCTTTTGTTGCAATTGGAATATATCTTTCTGATACATTACCATATGCCTCATTTTGCTGAATAATATCTTGTCTTACTTCTGCATTATTTGCAGATATAATTAAATCTGCCATTTTTCTATCCTTTGTTTTTTTCTAAAATTTCTTTTAAAATTTCCATTTGATATTTATGAAATTCTATTTTTGATTCTGTTCTTTTAATTACATCTTTTATGTATTCTAATCCAGCCTCTATTGCTTCTTCACGTGTATCAAAAAAGTTTTCATATTGTGATTTTTTTTTCTTCCTGGTTCCACCTCTCAATATAACAAAATGACTAGTCTCGTCTTCTACTTCAACCTTATCAACAATAATTTTATTATTTTTGTCTACCAACAATGATTGATATAACTTTATTAAATACATTGTTTTCATTATTTCGCCCTTACTTCGATTGTAAAGCCTGTTGGAACATCATGTGATGCGGTTCTAAATTCTATTCCACCACCACGTGTGCTTTCCATTCTAGCCCAATGATTTCCAAATGAAAATATTTTACTGATTATCTCGTCAACATTGTCTGCTTCTGTATATCCGTCTTGTCCCATCCAATTACTTGATCTTGCAATTAATTTAACTGGAAATTTTCTCTTGGATAATCTTTCCTTGACTTCTTCCTTGAAAAAATTAAAATTCATTTCATCTTGAAACTCATCATATTCTCCGTCATCAGTATATGCATCATAACTATCATATTCTGCAATAATCATCTTCTTATCCTTTTACAAAATCTTTTACTTTGATTTTTGTGATAATTCTGTTTCCAGATCTGTCAAGAAAATCACCTACTGGTACGCCCACATATCCCTCTATTGTGAAATTGCCAAATTCTGATTTTGGTTCTGTTATCGCTCTGCCTACAGCATCAGTAATTGTGCCCATCCAATATAGTGGTGTTGATAGGCTTATTTTATTTGCAATATTAATTACATCATCTCTCTTTAGCCAAAATTTTCCAATTTTTACATCAAATAATTTAAAATGCTGTTCTCCAAAAATAGATCCTTTTTGAATCTTTTTTCCTACGCCCTCTCCATATAAAATTAAATTATTTGTTTTGGTAAATGTATTGTTTATTTTTTCCTCATTCTCATGGAACCAGGTGTAGATAGAGTTCAATAAATCATCTGAAATATCTGCCTTATCTGTTCGCCCCTTTACTATGATTGTAAAATTATCATTCTCCTCTTCTCTATATAGATAAATTCTAATATTCATTCCATCAAGTTTTTCTGTCCAGATCCATTGATTATGGAATAAGATTTTAAATTCTTCTTTTGCAAATTCTCCAGTGATAAAATCACCAACTTTTTTCCCATCTGGAATAATTCCTGCATCTTTGTCGTCTTTTGTGTATCTTTTAAATAGTCCATGTATTTTATGATATTCCATACTATAGCCCTAAAACATTTTATTTACTATGTGTCTAATTTCTATCTGAATTTCTTCAATACTCTTTGTTCCATCAATAACAACAACTGTTTTGTTTTTCTTTTTTTTAAATATTTTGTCATATTTTTCTTTTGCACTTATTAACTGTTTTGTTGTTTCAAAATAGTCAACTCCTCCTCTTTTATTGATTCTTTCAAACGCTGTATTGATATCAATATCTAAATAAATTACAAGATCTGGTTCTATAAATTCCTTGTTGATATATTTAATAAATTTTTCTTCTTCTGCAAAATTTGAATTGTATGCAATGTTTGAAAATTTATACCTTGTTGATATAATTGTTTTTTTATCATTGTATAATTTATCTGCAATTCTTCCTCTTCCAAATATATGATCAAATCTATCTGCTGCAAATAATAAACCAAGTTTGTAATTTAAAAAGACATCGTTTTCACTAATTTCTTTTGCGTTTTCTCGTATAAATTTTCCAATAATACCATCAGATGGTTCTCTTGTTAATTCAACATCTATTTTTTTTTCTTTTAAGTACCCAAAGAGACTAATTGCTTGTGCATCTTTTCCTGCACCATCAATTCCCTCAAATACTATAAATTTCCCACTCATTTCTTATCCTTTTTGTTCTATTTTTTATACACAAATGAAAATGATTTTAATATTTCTTGTGTATTCGTATTTCTATTTCCATTTTTATCAATATATGTTGGATACACAACAACATAATATATGTTTCCATCCAATGTTGTTGTATTTATATCCACCCTGGTTCCGTTAATATTTGCTTCTATCCAATAATCTTCTTCATTAATCCAATCACGGTTTGATTTCAATATCTTCTTGATAGTATCGTCTGATATGTTTTTCATTTTTCTTATCTTTGATTGTTTTTATTGTTCTCATAAGCAGGAACCAGGCCAACATAATCCATATGTTGTTGTACACATTATATTCAAAATCAAATAATGCACAGAATGCTTTATTTATTAGCATCGCCAATAGGAATACAAATCCAACTCCAAGCAAGATCGAGAAAAACAATACAATAATTTTTTCAAATAATGTTAATTGAATAAACTCTTTTGTTGAAAAATAATTCATTGCTTTATCCTAGTGTATAGTTTTTAGGGATAAAAAAATCTCTTTCAATTATATCACTATTTACTCTTCGTGATCCAAAATACTCACTACCAACAAGAACTACAAATCCTTTTTTTGTGATAATCTTATTTCCTTTTGTTTCTGCTTTAACTTTAATATTCTTTGTTTTATGTGTAAGTGTTACCATTCTGTTTTCCTTTTTTTATTTTATTTTTTATCTATATTGGTTACTTTATACTATATATATATTTCAATTCTTTTTCTGTCATTGGTTTATCGAGCATTGCATTTAGTTCATGCACCTTCTGTTTCCAATTCATTCCGAGATCTTTAAAGAAATATGCTATTCTTGTTAAATTTTCATGTCTATTCCCTTCACTTGTATTCATAATGAACCATTTAATCATTCCTGCTTCTCTTTTGCTTAATCTTCCAGACTCTCGTTGCTCTTCAATATTTTCCATGATTGGCATAATCTTGTCTGATTTCTCAGTAGATGGAATACAGCAAGATACATCAACCAATTTCCCATCATGAACAATAACTTCTGCATCTGGATTTGTATAAAATAATCTTGATACATTTCTTGTCTGTGGATCATTTGACGTTATTCCCATTGTTGTTTCAAGATTTTCATACATTTTCTTATGTTGTTCTGGTGTTACATAGAACATTGTTTTTGTTGGCAATAATATCCTAAATCTATCTGTCACTGTTCCGTTTTTTTCTTTTTGATGAGATTTTGTTGTATAGATAAGATATGTATATTCTTTTAATACCTCTTTTGCTTCTTCAATCGTCATTCCTTCATCAATATCAAACGATATGAGGTTCTGCCCCTCTATAAAGCTTTCTGCTCTTCTATGCCCTTCTGGAGCCTTTGGTGACGGCTCATAATGACATGTCGTAAAGCTATCAACGTTTTTTGATGTGACTAGTTTTGGAAAAAGATCCCATGATAATTCCCCAGGTGTAAAGTTAATTGCCATTTTCATTTTCTTGTCATCAGTCGTTGATATAATAAGTTTTTTAAGATTCGTTACTGGGAGATCTTCAATTCTATATCTAATAACCTTTCCATGTTGTTTTATGAGCACTTTATCTTTTCTATAACAAAATTCCTCAAGTAGTGCAACATTATCTTTAATCTTTGCAGCACTGATTGGAATACTTCCTTCATATTCTGCCATTTCAGATATTGTCATATTATCTTTTAACATCAATAAATCATACATTAGTTTGTATGCATGTATTGATTTAAATGTATCTTCCACACTATCCCTGGTTCTTATCATAAAATCATATGCTCTATCAAGATGCTCCTTATCAACAGTGAAATCCCATTGTAAAAAAGCGATGATATGAGCAAGGTCAATTACCATTTCCAATGAACCAGTGTTATATTGGGCAAATTCATTTAATTTATCATTTTGTGCCCTATAGATTAAGTCATCATCAATTTCTTCTACTCGCGTATTAAACTCATTTGTGTATTTAAAAAATACATCCTCAATCATATATTCAGTATTTCTATTTATAAAGTCTCTTTTTAATTGATCATTCAATGCATCTATATATTCTTCAAGCTCATTTATATTGTCTTCTTGTGTATTTTTTTCTACATATTTCATTGACTCAACAATGAAAGTTCGTCTGTACATACCTGATGTTGCAATGCGTTTTAGTTCTCTTGCATTGTCCTGTGTCACACCTTTGCGTGATCCCATTCCAATGAAATTACATATTACATTCGATATGTCTTTTTTCATTTCTCCACTTGATACATCACCTTTGATGATTTTAGCTTTAAATGTTCCATCATAAAGTTCTTTCAGCTTTGATAATAATCCTGACGATGTACCAATTGTTTCACCAAATTCATCTGTTAACAAATTTAATGATCCAAATCCAGATGCATTTTGTGATTTAATTACCTGAAATAGTCCTTCGCTGGTTCCTTCAACACCTATTGTTACAGATTTTGGCATGTATCGTTTTATTTCATCTGCTTCTTCTGGTGTATCTGGTAATAAATTTAATGAATTATTATAATATGCAAGCATTGCTTGACCATAATTGTCAAGTTTAAATAATTTTTCCACAGTTGATAATACAAAACTCTTTCCCTGACCAGAGTTTGCAAACACAATACTATAAAATTTTATATTTCTTTTTGATCCAAGATCTTTTCTGTATGCATACTTATTTAGTAATATTGATCCATAATAATATAATACAGATTCCCATATAACCCTATCTGTTTTTCTTCTACCAACTGTTTCTAGTTGGTCTAACATTTCATCTATCTGCATTTTTATCCTTTTCTAAGAAGGATCAGCTGTCAAATGGTTTATTTGAAATCTCATCCTTTGTTACTGTTTGAACAGTTTTTGTTTCCCAGCTAAAAATATCATATGTGCAATCAGAATTAAATCCACAAACAATACATTCTTCTGTGCCTTTAAATACTCTTCTTCCTAAATCAAATCTTTTTTTTCTTTTACAGTTTCCGTTAAAATATTGATTACCCTTTGATTCATATAATTCAAGAAACTTTTTCTTTTTTTTATTTTTTTTAGGCATAATTATCGTTCCTCTACTTCCCATATATCTTCATTTATAAATTCTGGTTCTCCAGAATCAACTTCTTCTACTTCAATTACATCAGCATCATATCCATCAAGAATAAGTTCTTTTGCTTCTTCTTCGCTTTCCGCATCAACTGAAAATATTGTAGTTCGCACCATAGTTACTTTTTCTTCTGCATGTACAAAATATGTCTTAATCATCCTGGTTCCTTTATTCAGCTTCTAGTACCCAATTCTTGTTTGTAAATATGTCTTCAATGTCTTGTTTGGTGTAATCTGTGCCTTCAAATGGATATATGTCTGTATCTGTCATGTTGTTATATTCAAAATTTGCTTTACTGTATCCAATTGTAAGTTTTCTAGATTCTGATTCACCTGTTCTATCAACTATACCGTACAATCCTGTACGAATTATTTCGGTTAAAAATATATTTTTTCCTGAAATAATTATATCATTATTACAATTTTTTACGTGTGTAACATATGCATATGTATCAAGTGATATTGGTGATTCCTCCGCAGAACTCATATCCATTTCTGGTAATTCATAAATTGTTTTTACATCTTTTACAAATTCATGATATTTTGATATTTTATGAGTAAACGGCAACTCCATCTTCTCTATTCTCGTTCCTCTAAAAGCCTTTCCTGCTGATATTTTTTTTGTTGGTGTTCCATAGAACATATCTGATTTAATCTCTTTTGTATTTTTTGCATACTGTATGAAATATGTCATTGATCTCAGTTTATTTAAATTTATTTTTAAATCAAAATCATTTATATCAGCATACAGATTGCTAAAAGTAAAATTCATCATTTCTATATTGTTTAAATCTGCTGATAAATATTTCAATGAATCATTTACTGTTAGACTTGTTATTGTGTTATCACCGATAATTTTTAATCTATCCAATTGATAAACATCTCTCAAACCAAGTGAGCCACCAAGTGCACCAATTGTGATCAATTCAACAATATTATTTGTTGCGAATCCTTCATTTATTTTCAAGTTTTTTATATAATCATTGTTACTATTTCTTGTAATAGTAAGAACTATTTGTCTCTCTCCAGATGCTAATGTTGTAGCTGGATCAACATCATCATATTTTATAAATTTCTTGAATTTTCCATTTCCAGACGATCCAGTGCTTGATGATATTACTCCTTTTACCTTAATGTCATACAGTATTCCTTGTGGAGGAACCAGAGATAACATAACTACTTTACCGTCTGTACGATCATTTTCTGATATCATAGAATCAATATCTATCCATCCTGGATCTCTTTGTGCATAATATTTTGCTTCATTTGGTGTATCGTACGGTATTAAATTACTATTTGATATGCTAACTGATTCGCTTACTGACCCACTATTTGAATCGTTTGCTGAACCAGGGGAACTATTGCTACCATCCTGTCCAAAGTATATACCATGTGAAAATTTCATGATACATCCTTACATGTCTGCATTGTGCACTTGTATAGTTGCTTTTATATTTTTGGAACCAGGGTTGTAGATATATACATTTTGTGGAGCTTGGTATCCTACCCATTCACCTGGTTCTATAATAGCACCTTTATTTCCATCTACTCCTATTTCATTGATTGAATAAAATAGACTCATCTTGCTAGTATTTTGAAAATATTTTACTCCATTTACTAAATTTAATGCAGTATCTAAAGCTATAGTGTGATCAACATCTGCTGTATAAGTTGTCATAAGTATAATCCTATATATTATTTGTTTGTTAGATTATACTATATAATGTCTTATTCACTAAATTTATCTTCTCTATCTCTATCGTATCTTGCTTCTTGTGCATCAATACTTTCTTGCAGTATTTGATTTTCAGTAAATTCAACATAATCTTCTGGGAATATTTTCTGGTTCCCTATTAGATGATCATACATAACATCAAATACTAAATCTGGTTTTGTTTGAATTACCCATTCAATATAATTACTTTGATTGTCTGCATCTTCTAACCAGTCGTAAAGTAGATCTTCATGTACCATTTCTATCCTCTTTCATACTCACAATTTCTAATATCGTAATCTACGCTATTTACTAATTTTTCAATGAGCTTATATACACTATCTGCCCACTCATTCAGTTCTTCTTCTTTATATTTTTTCCACTTCGCTTCTGCTTCAGCAGAATACATACCTTCCTCCATTGCATCAATAATCATGCAATATTCGCGTTCTGACAGCTTTAATGTTATTTCCATACCTTTATACTCCCATACTATCAATAATGCCTTCTATGGTATCCCACTGTTCATTATTCACTTGTCTTGAAATTTTTCTCTTCACTTCCTCGATTGTTTTACCACTTGTGAGCTCTTCAAAGACAATGCTAATAATGTTTTCAATAATTTCTACATTTTCGTCTTTATCAATTTCAATATTATTTTTCATTATTATCTCCATTCAGCACAATGAAGCGATACCATATGTATCCGTTATTAATTCTTGTATTTATATTCTTATTGTCAATCGATTTCATAATAATATCAAGTTCTTCATCTGATAAATTTATGTTCAGTTTTCTTACATCTTCTTTCGTTGGTTTTTTGCACCATGCATGTTCAAAATATGCACCTTCTTGATTGTATTCATTTATTTCATAAACGAGAACATATATATCATTTTTCATCATTAGTTCCTTTTGTTGACATTAATTCACTCCATTCCTTTTGAAGCTTTTCTGCATCTGCTCTATATGGTAAAAATATATATGGATTTAACATATATGTTCCTCTTTTTACTTTGTATAAATATCCAATTTCTATTAATTTTTTTATCATTTTTAAATATTGTGGTTTGCTTATAAAATCTTTTCCTGGATAGCTTATTGATGCTTCTTTTTTATCATATGTGAATTGATTCGTTATCCAATTAAATAATCTTAATTCTTTATTTGAATTTATTACTTCAACCATAACATCTTCATAATTTTTATGATAAATCATATTGAAACCACCTCTTATTTTTTTTAATCTCTTTTCCTCTGTGAAATTTTTACTTTCAAGCTCTCCAGTATTTTCATTTAATACTTTATGTGATATAATTTTATGTCTGGTTACATAATCCATACTATTCTCGCTTTTTGCTTTTTGAAATATCTTATAAAAAGGTAGCTCACAACTACCTTTTTGGATTATACCAGCTACCTTCTAAATCTCCTCTTAATTTCCATAAAATGGTACTTCTCTAAACATTCCCGAAAATCGCTTATATATAATAAATAAAATCATTTATTTTCAATATCTAAACCAGTCCATTCTTGTTGAAGTTTTTCTCTTGCTTCGTTGCTTCTTACTTTTTTTCCTATAAAAATAAATGGATTTACTAGATATATACCTTTTTCTTTTTTATACAGTAAATTATTATTTAATAATTCTTTTAATATTTTATTTAATTTTGATCTGCTTATATCCATATTTTCTGCTTCTTTTGTTATGTTTGGTATATATATATTACCATCACTTTTTTGTTTATCAAGAATAAAATTTACTATTTCAATATCTTTAGATGATTTGCATGTCTTTGTCAATACTTCTAAAAAAGTCATTGCATTTATCCTCGTTGTTATTTTTTGTATGCTATAATATTTATCACTTTTGACTTTTCTACCTTCAACAGGAATAACTTCTCCAGTTATTGGTGAATATGTTTCAAGTGTTACCACTGTCTCTTTAGTTGTAATCTTCATTTGTTAATCCAATCCAAAATATCGTAAAAGTGTCCTCTATCCCAGGACACTTTGTATTATACCAGAAGACACTTTAATATAGGGATATGTACCATAAAATGGATATTTCGTAGTTATTTTTAAAAAATGACTATTATATATATCAACCAAATAAAATTGCTATGCTAATCTTTTTGGTGAACTGATGGTGTCATGCCTCTTTTTCTGAATCCCACCCGCCAGGGTGGGGTTCAGAAACAAGAAGTGTGAAAGCACCATAGGTTTACCAAAAAGATTTTTAGCCCCGTGCAACGTGTGAAAACCTCTCCTAACCCTTACCAATACTTCCTGGTTCCGTAATACTTATAATTCTTATGGAACAAGGAAGACTAGTCTAATTTATCAAATTCTTTTTTCTCTTGTTCATAGTATGTTGGTATTAAAAAGTCTGGATTAAGCATATAATGTTGTCTCTTAATTTTTTTCAGAATATTTCTACTATGTAATCTTTTATATCCTTTTGAAAATTTCACTCTATTTGATGGTGTCATTTTTATATCAGATATATTTATTTTACATGTTGTATAGTATTTCTTATTCATCTCATCATATGCTGGTTCCAAGCTCTTCCCAATTACCTCCATTACATATTGTTCTGGTTGTGTTATGTCTTTCAGTATATCAAACATACTTATTGGATGATGATTGTCGATATTTTCATTTTTAATTCCAGACCCAATCATGTAAAACCTTGGTATTTCTTTTTTGTTTATTATCTTTGTTTCTAGTTTTTTATTTTTAGGTATCTCTATGTTCTGTTGCACTATAATACGTTCAGTCTTCATAATACTCTCCTGGATTTTTATCAAAATGCTTGTTAGATAATTATACCAGGAGTTAATTATCTATAGCTTAACTTTCCAAAAACAATAATTAACTATAAGAAAAATTTGTATCAAAGTTCCATAAAATGGTACTTTGCAAAATACCTTCCTTTATAATAAGTATTATATAGCCTTAAACTTTTTATTTTTTAGATTATTAGTTTAATTTATCGAATTCTTCTTTCTCTTGTTTGTAATAATATGGAACCAGGAAATCTGGATTTAACATATAGTGTTGCCTTTTAATTCTTTTCAAGATATTTTTTTCATGTAATCTTTTATATCCTGTTTTAAATTTTTGCTTTTCTGCATTTGTCATTTCTGAATTTATTACTACTGCTTTGCAACTTGTTCTATATTTTACTTGTTCATGAATTTTATCTTCAATTAATTTTAAATTATCTCTTATCTTCTTTAATGTCCATAATTCTTGTGGTGACATATTTGACATTTCTGTTATTGCATCAATTGGTGTATGATTTTTCATGAATGTATTTTTTACTCCGTTCCCTAATTTGTAGTATCTTGGTATTTGTTCTATTTTTACAAGCTTGGATTCTACACTCATACCTTCAGGCACATTTAACGGTATATTTGCTATAGTTTTATTACTTTCTTCCAAAATCTTTCCTGCTATATCTTTTTCTTGTCAAGTTAAGTATAGCGGGAATATACTTATGTATTTCAATAAGTATATTCCGAATATACCTAAAACAGTCAAAAAAACATATCATTTGAAGCTATATCGTTGTTTGTGAGGTTTTCTAATGCTTATAAGTATTATATAGCCTTAAACTTTTGAATCCTGAGCGGACGCTAACAATAAATCATGTCGGCTTAGAAGCGTCGGCAGACTTCCGATGCTCGAACTCCATCGTGAGGTTCGGCTTCGCCTCACCTCACTCAGTCGTTCTGCGCTTCGGTTCTGCCTCGCTCCACGCCGACCTTTTATTGGAGTGACTAACATGTTTGGTTACAATCGCTCAGAATCGAACGCTATGGTACCAAATTTCGTTCAAAATACTTTCTTAATACCATGATAAGGGTCTATGCCTTAAAGCTCTTATTTTCTTTCACAATATCCATTGCCTCTTTGAGTGTATTTCGTTTATCTTCACTCATTTTCTTTTGCTTCTTAATTTTTGCCTTTGTCATTTTTCCAAGATCAATTTTCTCTTCTTCAGCCAATGTCTCAATCAATTCAAGATGTCGAATAGACTCTTCAAGTTGTTCAATTGCATCTACGATATTTCGTAATCCATAAATATGATTTTCTGTATCAACTATAAATGGTACTCCATCTGGCATATCAAGCAGTTCTTCCTGGTTCTTTGAGTATTTTCTCATCCAGTTATAAATTGTTGCTACTGATACATTATATTTTTGTGCAATATCTTGTGGCAATGCTCCAGCTTGTACTTCCTTTACGGCTAGTACTTTTGATCGAACATCATATCGAATGCTTTTTCCAAAGAAGAATCCAGTTACATCTTTTCTTGCTTTGCGTTTTGCATATGTAAGTGCTTCATATGAGATATCGCAATCTTTAGATAATTTTTTGAGTGTTACATTGTTTTCGAAGTGAATTTTTAAGATAGCTTCGTAATTATTTTCACGAAGCTGTGTAGTATTTAGTTCTTTAATTTTTTGAATTTTTTTTTTATACTCTTTGTCTAAATCATTCTGCATTTTTTGTTCCTTATTGTTTATGATTTAGAACTTATATACAGCCTTTGCTCTAAATCTATTTGCTTTAGCACTATTGCGTCTATAGTCAATATTGAATTCAATATCACCAATTTTCTTACTGGTTCCAACAGATACTTCCCAAGTATTTCCTTGTTGATAGTTTCCAGCAATATATGGCTTATATCCATCAAAATCGGCTCCAATTTTGGCACCTAATGCCCAAGTCTTCCCAGTTGATTTTCCGTCAAATTTATAGCCATTATGTGCCGTAAAATCGGTATATTTTTTATATTCTGTATCACCATATGTCATTCCGACTTTGATGAAAGCAGATTCAAATTCTTGTTTTGCAGTAAAACCTACAATACTGTAATTCAATCCACTCAGACCAACATGCTTATATGCTCCACCATAACTGATTTTTGTATCATCAAATGCTGTATCTGCATCAAATCCAACTTTATAATCTTTACTATCAATACCATAGTATCCAGATAGGTTGATCACTGTATCTGCAAATGATCTATTCTTGATACCAAGTGCAACAATATTTGATCTCGTCTTCACACTGGTTCCAATAGATGGCGTATTCATGTTATTGAATCCATTCCATCCAGATGTCTTGTGGTCAATTTGGTTATACAGATATGCTCCCCACACAACAGTGTCTGCAATGTCTGTATTTGAAAACATCGCTCCTTCAAATGTACGTGTCTTCATATCGAAATAACTACCACCTGTTCCATACAACGCAGAAATACGATATGGAAGCGCAAATCTACCTATCTTAAGTGCCGTATTCTCAAATTGATAGGTCACATTCAGTTGAGTCAATGCCGCTTGCTCAAGTGTATTTCCTCGCTTATCTGTTCTTGTGGAACCAGATGCATCATTGAAACCATATGAAGCACCTTGCACTTCTGCTCCAATTCTAAGTCCATTAAATACTTCTTTATCTACACCCAGTACACCAAATACACCAAATGTAGTATGTGCTGCACCAGCATCATTGTAAATGCCACCTACGCCAATAGATCCATAAAAATCATTACATGTAATTTCTGGTTCCTGAATATCAATAACAGGTGACAAATTCCCACCAGCATTAACTACTCCAGTAAACAGTGCACTAAATGCACTAAAAGTTACTAAAATCTTTTTCATATTAATAATCCTTTTTATTTTGTTATATGAGTTGTCATTATAATCTCATTAATCTTTCATTTACTTTTAATTCTAAAATGGTATTTCTTCATCTTCAATAATAATTTCATATCCAACATTGTTGTTTACATTGTTTTCATACCCATGCTCTTCTTCTGGTTCCATATTAGTTATTTGCTTTTCAGTCTCATCCTGTTCGAGTAAGAAATCAATAAAGAATCTAATACCCCATATTGATTTTTTATCCAAAATAATATTATTGCATCTTGTTTTTAGTGCTTTAATGTATTTTTGTTTATAGAACTTATCTTCTTTTTCAAGTTTCTCATTCCAGTAATCTGCAATCCATGATATGGAACCAGGGTTTACAAAATCAACTATATCTTTTCCATTTGATGCCGTATAACCACGTGCTGGTCTACCATTTCTATTATAGTATCCATCACTTGAATGTATCTTATCCATCATTACTATTGTAATTGCAATAATCTCTGTTGGATCTTGTGACACGCTTAGTTTATTTGATAACTCTCTTACTGTCATTTCAGTAAGTTTTTTGGAGTTTCTTTTAATGTTTTCTAGTCGAAGTTCATATTCTTTTCTCGTTATTCTTTCTGGTTTATCACTATCAATTACCGATGATAAGAATTCTGCTCTAAGATGATTTGTTGCTTCAAGTAATCTTCTTTTGTTTTCAAGTTGATCATCTGATTTTTCTGGTGGATTATATGGTTCTTCTGGAAATCCATGATTATTAATACATTGACCGAGATCAAGTATCTCACCTTTTTTCTTATTCGGTCTTACATCATTTATTACAATATCGTATTCTTCTGGCTCTATACCATATTCAAATACATCAATATATGAAATTCTCATTTCTTCAAGTTGTCTTTTTATTTCGTCAACTTCATTATATACTGATGTAATTATTGCAATCTTTTTATTTCCAAGTGCATTTTCTTTAATTAAATCGTCTATCAACATAGATAATGAATCTGACTTACGTCTCAATCGTCCTGCCATCTGGTTCCATAATGCTCTAACCAGTGTTGGACGTGCGACAACTCCAAGATCGATATCTTCTACTGAAAATCCTGTTGTTAATTTTGATACAGAAATCAAACACTTAATTACATCACCGTCTTTTGACTCTTCGTTATAATTAAAAAGCGTTTTGTTTTCTAGTTCTTCATCTGTTCCAATAAAATGCTCATTATATTTAAATGATCGCATAATGCGTTCATTTTCTTTTTTTGTTTTCTTCGAGTGGTAAGCCGCTGCACCATATCCATTGCCTATAAGTGCTTGCTCAATAGAATCACATTGCTCTATTGATGAGCAGAATACAATTGTTTTCTTATTCTTTGCATCCATATTGTTCATTGAATCAAGTACATTTTTAATATATTTATCTGATGTTATTTTCTCATCAAGAATTGAAATATTATAATCATTCCCTGATTTTTTAATTGATCCATATGATTCTTTTTCCGCCCATCTTGGCACATAATACTCTACTGGAGCCAGGAAGCCTTGTTGTGTCAAATCATCACATGATGCTGTTTCAATAATATCTGCATCACTTGACAACTTAAACCCACTTGCATCATATGGTGTTGCTGTAGTACCAATACGTGTTTCTGGTTCCAGTATTGATAAAATTGCTTTTGTTCTTTGTGTATCAAATTCTTTATGAATTTCATCCTGAATTATTAAATCAGCATGTATTTTTTGTTTTTCAATGCGAGCATAAAATGTTTGAGACATTACAATTTTTACTCTACTGTCTTCGCGAAATTCATCTTCTCGTGATGCCTTCATGATAGAGTAATCAATATTTAGCTCTTTAAGAAAAAAGGCAATTTGATCAATAAGCGACTCAATGTTTACCAATACAACAATATTTTTGTCAACAAACCTTTCGCATAGTCCAGCAATTGTAATGCTTTTCCCAAAAGAAGTTGGTGCTTTAAGAATTACTTCTTTTGCACCAAAAGCAACTGATCCTTCTATTGCATCAATTGCTTCTTTCTGATATTCCCTGAGCTTGATTTTTCCCATTCATTATATCCTGTATTTTGCTTACCGCTTCTTGTTTTTCTTCTAATTGTTTTTTGATGCTTATCATCCAGTTATTAAAATCTTCAATCTCAAATGTTAATTCTGCATCAACCAGCAATGATGCTTCTGGGATCACATCACCTGGTTCCTCCAAAAATTTAACAAATATTTTATTTTCATTAATATCGTAAAATGTTACTCCATGTTGTTTTGAGTATTCTGTTTTTACTTTATATTCTAACGTTTGAGACATTGCCTCTGTAAGTTCTTGCCTTAATTTGATGTTTTCATCCATTAGTGCAATAACTTTTTTTTGTTCTAATATAAAAGCATCTTGTAATCCAATTACCTTTTCTTCCATTATTTTTAACAATTCTTCATCTGTATAACTAGTCTCCATTGAACATCTCCAGCACTTTATCTTTATTTGATATATTTGACTCTACAATCATTTGAAGCATTTCTACTTTTCGATCCATTGTGTATTTTTTCTGTTTTACATAGTAGTCTGCTCCAATAACTAACCCAAAAACAATTGCAGCAATCGCTATTCCAGTACTTAAATTCATAATATATTCCTTACAGTCCAAGCAATTCGTTTTGCTTCATTTGTGTATTATTATTATACTTGCATATACTTTTGTAATCACAATAGTGCAAACATTTCATTGGTTTTTTATTATAATAAAATAAATTTCTACATTTATCTGGTTCTATTCCTAATTCAATGTATTTATCGAGTTCATTTGTCTTTTCAATTAGCATTGCTTCAATTTCGTTCGTATTAAATGTTTCTACTTCTAGAAATGTTAATTGATCATTACTATTTGTTTTGTTAAAGTATGAAAACTTTTTATCTACAAGTGCAAGCACTCCAGCAAAATCACCATCGTATCCATTTCTATTTAGTAAATATTTATATACTCCAAGCTGTAATGCATATTGATGGTATTTTCCTTCTTTTTTGATTGTTTTTATTGATGCAGATGTTGTTACCTTATTGTCAAAAATTATTTTATTTTTTTTATCAAGTTGGTCCATTTCTCCAGAAATTTCCCATCCATTATCTAGTTTATGTTTCAATCTCAATGCTGATACATAATTATCTTCATCTTTGAAAGCTTCATCCACTCCAAGTTGATATATTGAACCAAGTGTATTTGCTCCAAAAACTGTATCTTCAAAAGATCCATACTTATATTTATAGTAATTTTGCAATACATCATTACCAAGCATTGATGCTGAATACATCTTTCTCCCTGGTTCCTTATTGCCACTATAGCTTGCTGCTTTTAGTAGTACTTTCTCGAAGTCTTCATATGCATTTTTTATGCTGTGTCTCATTGTTTTCCTTGTTTGTGATATAATCAATTTAACAAATTATAACATATATATACTATAGGCATTATCATGGCTCTAAATCTGAATAGTTTAATAATAAATGACCCAAATAAAAGTTCTGTTGCTAGACGCATGAAAGAAAAGGTGCAAAGACGACACAATAGTGGAATTGATTATGCAGAGCAACTTAAAAGTACTGAACAATTGGCTCAACAGTCAGTTCAGCCTACAAATATTCCACAGATGCAACCAGCTGTTATTCAGCAGTCTGGTCTTGGTGACTCTGCAATACTTAGTAAATTACAAGAATTAAATGATATACAGTCACAGCGAATTAGTGCTCTTGAGCAATATCAAGCACAAAGTCCTTATGGTCAATTTAACGAAGGAGATGGTGGCTTCTTGGTCGATCAGCTTAATGCAACACCAGATGATAAGAAATTTTTATCTGCTCTTGGTAAGGTTGAATCAAACAATAATTATTACTTAAAGCCAAATTCATCTGGATATGAAGGCAAATATCAAATGCGCTTCAGGAAGGGTGATGATGGATATAAATATATTCAAAAAATGGGTGTATCAGTAGATCAGTGGAGAAAATCTCCAGAACTTCAAGAGAAAATGATGGGAATGGTTCTACAAGACTATAAGAAGCAGCTAAGGAGTAAAGGTCTACCTGTCAACAACTATACATTATGGCTTAGACATAACCAGGGTCTTGGTGGGGCAAGAGCTATATTGAGTGGTAAATTAACACCATTGATTCGTAGAAACATACGGAACCAGGGTGTGAGTGGTGATTCAGATTCTGCTCTTATTGCAAATTATCATAAAAAGTTTAAACACAGATTCTTTTAATATACATCAACTGTATCATATATGATTTGCGAATCATTTAGATACAGTTGATAAATCAAGCTATCGATTCCAACGTTACTTTCGAATGGAAAATATTTTCCATTAAATTTCATATTGTTTTTTCTAAAGCTCATAAAATCTTTATGAACAGTTATACTGTAATCACACATTGATTTCGATGTATCAGGTTCTTCGTCGATATATAAAGTTACCCAATCATGTTCATCACTATGATCTATGATTAGTGTATAATATTCTTCTTCTGCATTTCTAAACTTTTCTTCATCAGAATCAAAGAAGTCACAAGATGAATCATTATATCTCATCATGATATCATATACTTTTTCTCTGAATTCAAAAAATGTTAATTCTTTTTTTACTGGTCCTAGAATTTCTTTTACTGATTCTGCTACTTTCTCATATGCCATTCTTTTGTATTCATTTTCTATTCTGCTTTCAAGAATATCTGAAATTATTTTAGATACACTCTCTAATCCAATTTCATCTACATCTACTATATTTATTTTTTCTTCAATTGCACTTTCAATTTTTTTTGCAATTATTCCATATCTTGATAGCGACCCATCTATAATATTATCTATTAGATCTATTGTTTTGTTTTTTATTTTTTCGTTAAAATCATCACTGCCAATATAATTATTTACTTCATTGTTTATTACTTTTTCAATATCCATTTTCTTCCTTATTTAATTCGCGGTAATGTAATGCCTGTTTGTTTATTGTATTTACCGTTTCTGTCAGCATATGTTGTTTCGCATTGATCATCGCCTTGAAAAAACAATACCTGAGCAATTCCTTCATTTGCATAAATCACTGCTGGCAGTGGTGTAGTATTTGAAATTTCAATTGTAATGTGTCCTTCGAATCCTGGTTCAAATGGCGTTACATTTACGATGATTCCACATCTTGCATATGTACTCTTCCCAACACATACCGCTAACGTATCTTTTGGCATTTTAATATATTCAACTGTTCTAGCCAGTGCAAATGAATTAGGTGGTACTACACACTTGATTCCTTTTACGTTTACTACATTATTTTCATCAAAATTTTTAGGATCAACTACCTCTGCATTAATGTTTGTAAATACTTGAAATTCATCTGCTACTCTGATATCATATCCATATGAACTTAGTCCATAACTGATTGCTCCCTCTGATACAAGCTTCTCCTCAAATGGTACAATCATCTCTTCATTAAGTGATTTTTCTCTTATCCATTTGTCGTTTTTTAGTCCCATTTCCCTTTTCCTTTATTTGTTTCATTTGTTTCATTTTATTACTTTCTGAATAAAACAATTTTCTCTCAACTTTCATTAATGTAAACATGAGTGAAATTGCATGTCCAAAAATTATAAAACCAAGAATATGCTCTATCTTGCAATAGAAAAAGCAATTAACAGCGATTGCTGTAAAAACTATATCTATTGCAAGTGTAGACGATCTTCTATATGCTTTTGTTGCAAACATTAAAAATAGTAGTCCAAGTGAAAACATTTGTAGTAATGCAAAAGTATTATTGTCCATTTTATTCTACCTCTTCATCATATTCCATTGATCCTGGTAAACCATCAATTGGATTTTCATACTTTTCGTAATTTTGTTTTCGTATGTCCTCTATTTTTCCTTTTTCTGTTCCAATTATTTTTCCTATTGCCCAATTGTACATTGGTATTGTGTTCCAACTTAATCCAAAAGCAGTTAATAGTGCAAGTGAATTTGATACTTGTCCTGTATCAATATGTAATATACTTTGAAATACGCCTTCTGTGATTGATAAATACCAGAAAGGGATTACAACAATACCAAGAACAAAACCTTTTATTGTTTCTACTACTATTTTTCCAGTTGGTAATTTTTCTTTATTTGTTCCATATATGTCATATAGCACACCAAACATTGATACGAATGCTCCGACTATAGCAAGATATAAATATCCTATATCATTAAAAATTACAAGATTAGATAATATTCCAGTACCCATCATTACACTCGCTTTTGCTATTGTGTGTGTCGAGTTTGGATCGATAGATGTCATTAAGTTTGAATTCATTCTTATTCTTTTTATATATATAATTACTTTTTTGAATTATATCGTATTAAAATAATTCTATCTATCTAAAATCACTTTAAGTAATATTTTTGATATTGCTGCATTCATGTTGGCTGCATATATTTTTATGTCTTCATATTTATATATGTTGTTCCCTAGATCTTCTATGTTTTCTTTTATCTTCTCTAGTTCTTCTCTGTTTTTCTTTTTCGTGTCTTTTTTTTCTTTCAATTCCTTTTCTCCGTACTCCATACTGATAGTATGGTTCAAAAATCTCTTTCATATGCTCTATTAAATCTTCTTTTACATTATGTGTATTTTTATATTCACTATATACATCCATTACAACATAACTAAACCCTCTTGTTTTTGCAAAATTTATAATATCTTGTACTTCGGATATTTTATCAAATACATACAAAACAGATAAATCTTCATCACTTTCTTGTATTAATGCTTCAATGCATTTTTTTGTTTTTAAAAAATTATTTCTTCTTGATTGCAATTGATCTGCTTCACATGTTCTGTCGGGTGTAAGTCTTTTGCTAATTGTTGTTTTGCCTGATCCAGGTAATCCTCTTAATATATATATTGTATTCATTGTTCTTCCTGGTTCCATAATAGTTGTATGGTACACCCTGTAGGACTCGAACCTACGACCTATCGCTTAGAAGGCGATTGCTCTATCCATCTGAGCTAAAAGTGCATATATCTATTATTTTATGTGTTGAAGCATGGTATTTTGCGAATTTGAGGCTCCATGCATAGTGACCGACCGTTTGGATTAAAGAGTCACTGCCTCCCATTCACGAGCCAGTGGTAGCTCTAATGGGTGTTAAGCGTCAGTTACCACAATAGCTTAACTACTAATTTCATCAAAAGGTAATGCGTAAATTCCGCCTTCTTTTAAAATAAATTCAAATTGATTCAATATCTTTGGCGAACAACCAGCTTCTACCATTTCTGCATAAAGTTCGTTCTGAAGATCAGCCATATATTCTTCAAATCTCTGTTGAGCATCATTCATCTCATACTCAATTGATTCTTCAATCTGTTTATCATTGTCAAAGTATATATTATCAATCATTTCTTATTCCTTGTTTTGTTTTTTCTTTAACGATATTATCAAAATCTATTTCCACATATCTCAAGGTTCTTTTTACAAAATTGATGATATCCTCAGTATTGCAGTACAGAAGGATTGGCTTCCTCCCTGTCCTCAATACTACTTCAATATCCGATAATGATACATAATGATCTCCGCATTTAAACATGTAATCATAATTTGAACCGAACCTTGATCTGTTCGGTGCTTTTTTTAGCTCAAATGGCTTCAATAACTCAATAATGTGCTTTATTGTTTCATCTTTTAGGCTCATCCTTTTTCCTTTTAGGTTCAAAATAATCACAAGTATAGAAATCAGCTACAATTTGTTTATAATATTTTGACTTTTTATTTGTGCAATAGCTTGTTCTAAATTTACAATTTCTACATTGAAATGTCATTAATTTTGAATATAATTCACTTCTTTCATCACCTGTCATGTTTTCTGGTTCTACGTTAATTTTCATATTCATTCCTTAATTTTTTATCAATAAGTAATTTGTATTTTATTGGTAATTTTTCAAACATTTCATTTGCAAGCCATCTAATTTGGAACCAGGCAGCATTAGATGATCTAAGTTTATAGAAATTTTTAAAGCTTCTTAAATTCATTGTCATTACTAAGGAAGTTTTCCAATTCTCAGTAACAATATGTTTAAAATTATCTCCAATATTCCTTTTTTGTTTTGTTGATTCTAATTTTCTCAGTAACTGCATTGGGAAACCTTCATGGTATCTATTATATATTTCTATTCCATTTTTTGACAATATCATTTTAATAAATTCATGACCAAGCATTTCTTGTTGTAATAGTAATTTTTCATATACAGCTTTCCACTCTATTTCTTGATATTTTTCACCCTCTATTACTAAATAATCTAATGCTATCATTCTATCAATAAAGAATTTTAATTTATCACTTGTTATTTGTGATGCAATGAATGTATTAAGTACTGTTCCAAGAGTATATCGTGTGCTACGTACCGTATATGAAGCAATGCGATGTCTTGCTAGTTCTTGCAACACTCCTCGTGAAATATCATTAATTAAAAATGAAAATGTAATATGTTCAAGTACTGATTCATGATGATATATAAATGATAAATCTTCTAAAAGTTTTGATTCTTTTATGTCATTGATATCTTCACGTTCATGCCACTGTAGAAGTTTTTTATTTTTAATATTTCTTATTGATTCATGCTCTGACTTATCAAAACTATCATAAGCTATTCTTGCTGCTACCTCAGCATGTCCAATACCTGAATCAATTAAGATATCTACTGTTGGTTTTATATATTTAAAATCTTTTTGCATTTTTTTTGTTTTCCTTATTTACTTTTCTTGCATTCCTTTTGCCATATTACTTTATTATTTACTACACACTGCTGAAGTCCCTTATTTACAGCAGATATTCCTACGATATTGTTTATGACTATAATGATAATTAATGTTATTGATATTATTAATGTTGTAAAGATGTAAGTTTTATTTAATTCCATGATACATTTCCTTGCATAATATATTACTATTTTACATCTTTTCTATTAGAATTAACATTAACTATACATATTAATATTTTTTGTTCTTAATATACGTTTTTTTCTACCATGAGGCATAATATCTATATGTTGCATACTCATCTCTGTCTTTTAATAGTTCATTTTTAATTACCCCAATTGTATATTCTACGTCATCAATATAACCCTGATCATAGTCTATTGATCCAAAAAAAAATCCACCTATTGTTGGCAAAAGTTCTTCAAATAATGAAGTATCATTCACTGTTTCAATCTTATATTCACGATCAAGAAAATCTTTTTTTACAATTTCAATCTTTTCTTTCTGGTTCCAGTAATCAACAACCTGTCTACATACTTCAAGCAATTCTTTTAAATTACCGAGCGTTGCTTCCGATTCAACATCCTCAATTGTTACATCAGTATTATTCATAAACCAATTATGAATATGATTTGCTTTTCTCCAATATGCAACACTTTCTTCAATTGTTACTACCTTGTTTAGTGGAACATGAAGTAATTCTTCATTATCTGTTTCAGTATTGATTGTAATATTAATATCTTCACCGCTAACGTTTCTGTGTTCATAGTTCCCACCAACATAATGTTCTAAATACAGATACATATCAAGTCCCATAATCTATTCCTTTTTGACTCTTTACTTTTTACTATTTTCTTTAATATTTTTCCACATTTGAAGTCTTGCTTTTCGAACTTCTTTTGTTAATTGTGGTTCTTCGTTAAACATTCTATAAATATTTTCAGCAGCTTGACTTGAATCAATTACAATTTCGCGCCCGTTATCTTTATTATGTTCAATTATTTTTTCACGCATATATTGAATCAGTCTATCAATTTTCGGAACCAGCTTGTTTTGTAGTACCTCTGGTTCCTCATTGTATAGATAATGTTGAAACATAAAAATACCCATCAAAAATTGATTTAAAAAAAAAACATCTTCAAGTGATTTTACAATAGAGTTAAATACTTCTGCTCTTTTCTGTAATTCTGCTCCATTTTTATATTTTACGTTATCTGATAACCATTTATATAGAAATACAGAATCATCAATATTTATTGTTCTATCCTTTTGTCGTATTTTTTTTACATGTCCAGTATTTTTAATCACTTTCATGTCAAGCATAGCAAAATAAAAAATACCATGAATCGCAATAAGAAAATCTTCTTTATTTTGCTGTGTCATAGTATTTCCTTTTTATTTGTTTACTAGGTTTTTACATGTTTTGCATGTAACTTCGCCATCATAATTACTATCAACAATATTCCATTCTGAGCAATATAGTCCACATAGTGTTTTTTTTCCATCATGTGAAAAGTGTGTATTTCCTTTTGCCTTGCCATTTTTATCTTGCCTATTTACTGTATATTTTGCTGTTGTATTTTGTTTCTCTGGTTCCATACTTGAATATACTTTTACAATTTTCATCATGTCTTTGAATACTGTTGTATCTTTTGCTTTCCAGTATCCAAGCATTCGCTCTACTTCAGCTGGAATTCGTTTTTTCATCATTATCTCCTTTTATTTTTTTCCACTCATTACAATTTTCAAAATTACTATACGATATTAATGGTCTTTTTGACCATTTTTTTGCTTTTTCTTTAAGTTCATCCGTAAGTCTTCTATCACAAATAGCATTACAGGAACCAGAAAGAGAACAAAAACTTCTATCCATAAATACAAACATTTCACCTGGTTCCTTTCTATTTTGATTATTATTTCATATTTTTTGTTTTTTCAAACATGGCACTAATTTTTTTATTTTTTTTGATATCTACATATTCATCTAGTTGATAAGATGATTTGTATGCTCTGTTCTCAACAGCATCAATATACATGCTGAATTCACCTTCCTGCACTGTATATAGTTTATCATCAATATTCAGCTCATTTAATTCTTTTTTAAAATCATTTGCTATCTTTGTATCAATTCCAACTTGCACATTTTTAACATTTTTAAAAAAGTTTTTAATGTCAAAAGTGATTTTATTATCTGAATAATCTTTTCCTCGTTCAACTTCTTTGTATCCAAGTAAAGTTATTTTAATTTGTTTAACTTTTTTGAGATTTTTTATTCTCTCACTTTTCCAGCTATTTAAAAATTCAATATGTTCTATAAACTTTAATAGTTCTTCCTGGTTCCATAATTCTGGAATAATATGAAGATACAAATCAACTTCTGATTTAAAAACAAAATCATGCTTATTCACAAAGAAAATAGCATCCATAATTGTATCTGGAGAATATGCAATGCCTGATACAGTATCCTTAACTATTTCTACTGTGTCTTCATCTTCCATCCATTTTGTTGATTTTGTTGTAAAGTTGATTACATTTCTTCCTCTTTTGCTGAGAAGTGTAAGAATTTTTTTAAATTCTGGATGCTCTGTTGGCTCTCCACCACCAAGTGCAAAATCAATTAAATTATCATACATTCCACTATGTACTAAATAACTGTAAATATCATCTACGATTGCATGCTTTCCATTTTTTGTTGATCCTTGATAACAGAATGCACATCCTTTATCGCAATAGTCTGTAATTTTTAGATCAATAAGTTCTGGATATTTTGGTTTGAGTTGCTCATCATTGAAATTAATTCTAATTTTTTTATCTTTATTGAACACCACCCAATAATTTCCATTCTTGTATGCACGTGAATCATATGGAATAACATTTGTATATGATTCTTTTTCTTTTGTTCCAGTTCCCTTTAAATGATGTTTTTCTTCTGTATTATCATTTCCACCAATAATAATAAAATTATTATTTAAAATATAGTCATAATATTCATTAAAAAAATCCATATTAATATTTACATTATATATGTCTTTTGGAATTCTTACATGATCATATCCATGATCAACGTATCCACTGAAAAGATCCAAAAATATATTTTCTTGTCCACGTTCCGTTAGGATTTTCTTAATAATTCCAATTACTGTATTTGGTAAATGTCCTTTTAAAATTTGCAACATATATTCTTTACGTTCAGCCCGTGTTTTTAATGTAAAGAAATCCCATCCAAATTCTCTTTTAAATGTTTCTTCGTCTGACATATTTGCTACCTCTGGATTGTAAATAATAGAATGAACAGAACTACTGTTTGTTGCTAGTCCATATCTAATATTTACAATTTTATTTGATTCAATTGGCAAGTATTTCATTTATTTCTTCCTTTGTATATTTATTGGTTATTGTTTTTTTTAATTTTATTTTTTCAAATGTTACATTTTTGCTTTTTTTATCAGTCGAAAATGAATCAAATGTTATCAATATAGAAACAATTATTAATAAATATGTAATTATTAGTATTAATCTTCTAAAAAAAATATATTTATTGACTTTGCTTGTTTTTATATATCTCATTATTATTGGATTATTTACGTTTGCTACGCTCGTGATATGATCCGATTGTCGAAATAACCCGTCCTCCACTAGCGTAGTGCAATACTTTTCCATTGTTTTCATAATCCGCAAGTGATTCTTCAATCACTTCTCCATTTTCATTCTGATATTTAACATACACTGGACCAACATCAACTGCAATATGTGGATTTTTTAATTTTTTAGCTTTTGCCATTTTTTTCTCCTAGAATTCAATTTCAATATTTCCTTTTACAAAATTGTAAAAGATTGGAAGATTATACTCTTCTATAAACATTTCAACACATTTTGGATTTTTTTTATAAAAATTTCTAAGATGTTGTGCCATTCTTTTATCTGGAATCTCCATTCGAGTAATTGATTGTGATTTTTCTTTTCTCTCGAAAAAATCAAGATATTTAACATTACAAATATATTTAGCATACTGAATTAGAATCCATGCATTTGATAATACTTCTTCTTTTTTTGATTCATTATATAAGTATTCTTGTAATTTAAATTGATTTGGCTTGTCCTTATTTTTAATGATGTATTTCTTAAATCTTTTCATACTATATAATCCACCAGATGTATACCCAAGATACTCACATGCTTCTTGTACTCTTACTGTTCCTTTATCTTTCATAATTTACTCTTTTACAATTTCATATATATCATTGAATATATCTTCTTGCAATACATAATCTTTATTTCCATCAACAACGATTATATTTCCTGGACACACTACTTCTCTATATTTTTCACGATTAATTTCATAATGATCATTTAGCATTTGTCCACATTTTGTACAATTAGTGTTTAGTTCACTAAAGACAGTATGCTTTTGCATTTTGTTGCGCACACTATCTGGCAATTCATCTTTTCCAAAAATATATGCGTCGAAGTATTTAGTTTTTCTTTTTTTTACTTTCATTCTTTTTTTCCTCATAGCATCAAATATTAAGCTTTTCTTGTATATTTCATTTTTTTTCAACACTTCTCTTGTATACCTGGTTCCAGCACCAAAGTATCTACGTAAAGCACATTTTATATCACCATTGCACTGATTGGTTTTTTTTCGTAAAACAACTGCGATTGCGTGAACCCCTCCATCAATTGTATATAGGTCGGAGTACTTGATTCCTGCTTTTTTAAGTACAAAGGGATTTGAGTTATAGATGATTCCTCCCAAGCCAATCGCCCTAGTCCATCTACGACGAAACCGTCCTTTGTAATATACCGATGTTCTGACCCTTCTGTGCTTGAGAGCGTACCTAAAGTCGCTCTCCTGATCGCATATGGCGATGAGTAGAGACGGCTTAAAGTGGTATATTTTCCCATATTTGTATACTGCGTCGAGCAATTCATTGTATTCTTTTTTGGTGTCTATTGTTTCCTGGTTCCTGTAGCAATTAGCTTCTTTTTTGATAATATCAAATGTTGAAGATAATACGAATAATGGAACCAGGAAGAAGAATATGTATTTCATTTCATTATTTCTCTTTCATTTTACTTTCATCAAATTCAGGCATAATAATCTTTGCTTTCTCATAGTATGTTTTTCCATTCATAAAGAAATGTGTATTTAAGTCATGGCAATCTTCGCCATCTGTATCAACTCTAAATAGTACATTTTTATACCTCCTTGATATCTCAAGCATATGTTCCTCACAATCATACCATTTCACATCATGAATACTAATATAATTTAATGTGTTTTGGTACATGATCTCTACTTCAAAGTAAGAATATCCAGACTTCTTTTTCAATAGATTTACAATATCTTCTACATCCTCTCTCTGAACAACAGTCTTTGGTGTTGTTATTAGGAAATCACGATAATACCCCATTAAAAATTCCTTTTTTAATTAGTTCTTTTAGTTTGCCCATATCTTCTGCAATTGTACACATGTCTTCTGATGTTGGTTCCGATATTTCAAGACTAACGATAATTCCATTTTCTGAATTTACATTAAGTTTTGCAATGAGTTGACCAGAACTATTTGTTATTAAAAAATTTTCTGGAAGTAACATTCTCATTGTCCTTTTTTGGGTTCTAGAATTTTGTATCTCATTTGCGATGAATGATTCATGCTTTTATGATTAAACATATTTTCAAGCGATTTATATCGTTTCATATATTGCACTTCGGTTTTTCTACATGTATGTCGTTCATACCACTCTTGTTCTCGTAAATTTGGCCATTCATATGATTCAAAACTAGATCCAGTTCCACATGCTATTGATGGATGGTGTACTGTTGCAAAACCAGTGCTATTATCATAATAATATAATGATCCATCTTTCTCAAGGAATATCCAACGTATTGTTTTGTCTACATATGGCATGGTTAAACCAACTCTATATCCATTATTGAGTGCTTCTTTGATTATCTTTTTTATATTTGCATTCATTGGAAATCCTTTTATAGTATTTTTTTTCAAAATATATTTTTTTTCTCTTCTTGAGATAGTAGTTCTGCGTTTGATTTTTGGTTATAATCCATTCTGCTGGTTCAATTTTTCATTTGTTATAAATTTTTCAATCACTCGGATTATTAAAACTTACATCACTATTTGATGCATAATCACTATTAAAAAATACAATTTCTTTTGTTTTTGCATTTTGTATATTTTTCTCATCAATTAAAGTTTTATAAATATCTTTTAGATTTTTCATTATAAATTCCTATTGTTTGTACTCATATAGTTTTTCTTCAATCAAAAATCTTACTTTTTCATCTCCAAGTCTTCCCCAATCCGATTGTCCATAAATATACATACAAAATGGATAATCCAAACCAATATATTTAAGGCGTTTGCTTATTAGTTCTTGTTGTAACCATTCTGGTAAATCATATAAATCTGGGTAATCATTTGTAATTGGATATAAAAAGTCTCCATTTTCATCATAAAAATATTCAAGTGGGAGATTTAAAAATTCACAAAACTCTCCAATTGTTTCAAACAGTGGTTTTTCATTACCATAAATATCTGAAGAAAATTTATATAGAGTTTCATTCAGTACATACAAATATTCTTCATCATTTTTTATTTCAAATATCATTTTTTTATCTTTCTTTTATCTATTTTTATTTTATATTTTTTATATTTATCTAATAAATAAAAAAATACTTTTATTTATTGGATAAATATTGCGTAGTTATCGACACGAAGATTCATTATTGAATTCGTGTCGATATTGATTGAGTGTTTATTTTCATGTAAAGGAGGATATATGGATTATACAGGTCCATATTGCCTAAAGTCTAATCTCAAAAGGCGGATGCATGAAAGCACACACAAGAAAGGATTGAAAGAGTGTGTGCTTCAGCATAGAAAGGTGGCTCACAAGTCTACCAAATCAGAAACGGGTAATCAGTCCGTATCGTCATTTAACAGAATGGGGAGTGGGTAGGATTACTGTTATCACCTAATCCATAGACCTCAATCAAATCTATGCTCTTCCCAAAAAAAAATATTATTTTGTACTAATACATTGTGTATTCATCTTATTTGACGAAAAAACAACAATACATTTAATTGCCTTAGCACCAGATTGTGTTGTCCATTCGTATACACGAATGTTTTCACCTGATACATCTACAGAATAAAATGCATCTGGTTTAACTTCTTTTGTAGTTACTCCAGACAATCTAGATCACATTCCTGCGTTTAATGTTAATGCGCTGACTAGTGAAAGAATTGCTAACTTTTTCATTTGATTTCTTTGCCGTTTTCATCAATTTCGATTAGCAAACCTTTTTCTTTTACAAACATATATACTTGTTTGTGTGTTACATTCATATATTGTGTACCGTCAATAATTACGTTTACACGTTCTTCTTCTGGTTCCTTATTCAGTGTTTCTTTCACCGATGTGCTAACCTGATCAATTTGTTCTGATGCTGTATTTTTTACTTCATCTACAACTTCACCAAGTGCATCTCCAACTTTTTTTAGTGCATTTGCAATTCCCATATTTATTTTCCTTTTTTATTTATTTTTTTCATAAAGTTTTTGGCTAAGAAAGTATCCTTCAAGTCTCCAAATTTTATCACGTGCTTCTGTTTTTGCAATTTTTCGTCCAATCTCTTCATCAAAGTTATCTGGTGATGCTGTTGCACTGTGTCCAATAACAGAGAACCCATTTTCAAGCGTTAAGAGACAAACTGTCACTGTGGAACCAGGAAAAACATAGTAGTCTTCTGACTTAATTTTACTACTAATTAATTCTGGCGTAATACGTGGTGCGGTTAATCCCTTTTCAATGATTTCTTTTTCAATTTCTTGTTCATTTGCTTTTGTGCTCATATTTATTTTCCTTTTTTATTTATTTTACATGTTTTTATTGTTCCGTCTTGATTATATGTGACTGAAATCTTTCTATAACCATTCAAGTACATTACACCATCAATACATATTTTTTTAAGCCCATATTCATGATCTTTATTTTTTAAAAATGTTGTTGCAAGTATTATTGGCAAAAATATTGCAATAATAACAGACATTATCGTAACTACTTCTTTATTCATTTGTTTCCATTTACAATGAATTTCTTTTTTGACATCACTGCATCAATAATTTCATCAACATCATCTTCATCCATATCTGTTGATACAAATAGTGATTCTGTTGTGCAAATTGTTTTTACTGTATCGTCCATAAAAGTTCCATGTTTTACTGTTACTTTCTTAAAATTATATACTTGTTTACCGCTTGGTAGCTTATCGTTAAGATCCCAATCGGTAATTGGAATAAATCTTAGTTCAGCATTATGTGTAATACGTGAAATCATCTTGTTATTTAGATTTGGTGACATAACAAATAATAGTGCATCAAGTTGTCCACTTTGCACTTTTGCAAGTCCTCGTGATCCACCAAACGGTGATGCAATTGCTTTCTTAAATCCTGGTTCCAGCATTTTCATGTTTTCCCATGTAATTTGTGATCCAGATCCATTTTTTCCTACACCAATCTTTACTCCATCACTTTGCAAATCCGAATCAGAGTCAATTTTACTATCTTTACGTGCTACAGCAAATACACATTCTTCTCGAATGTCAATAAGTAGATCAATTTTTGATTCTACCTCTGGATTCTTTTTACGGAACCAGTTGTATACATCCTTTTGGGCAAAACCCATTTGAAATTCACCTGACATAATCTTTTTAAGATTTTCAAGTGATCCTCGACTTTTTGCAATATTGATTTTTACATCTGTTGACGTTGCCAGTCGAATACCATGTTTATAGTATTCACCTTTTTTGGAACCTGTCCCAAGTACATACCCTTCTGCTGATAACATCGTTACAAATGTAACAAAAATAAGCATAATTTTCTTCATTAGAGTTTCCTTTTTATTTTAATAATTACTGGTTTACTACAATTTTTTTTAGCCCACTCTTTTGCATCTTTTTTTGATTTAAAGATTTTATTTTCTCCACCTGATTCTTCAATAATATTTGCATATTCTGCTCTACCAAATGTTTCAACAACAATATATTCTTTAATTTTCATTTACTTTCCTGTATTTTTTTTGTTGGTACAGGGTACGAGATTCGAACTCGTAAGCCATAAAAGCATTGGATTTTAAGTCCAACATGTATACCAATTCCATCAACCCTGCATATTTAAATTGGTTGGCAGGACAGGATTCGAACCTGCATTAACACGGTTATGAGCCGTGGGCATAAACCATTCTGCCACCTGCCAATAGTTGGATAGTTTCTCTTCATATCCAGGAAGTCTTTAAATTGAGATCGGGAGGATTTTCCCTTTCGTAAGATAACAGTTTAACGTCATATTTAGGACAAATTGAATTATACACACATATATATTATATATATGTAAATAAAATATTTTAATTTAAATCATTTCATCTACTATCATTTTTTTTAATTTTATTTTTAGTCTACCAAAATCTCTATCACTTAAAAATACATCTTGTTCATACGAAAATGATAAATTATCAATTATCTGATAATAATTTTTACTTTCAGATCCATATGATATATTTTTTTTAAATGACATACCGTTTGTAAATTTTTTTTCATAAAAATCTTCATTTACTTCTTCATCATCAATGGATGTCTCCAATAATCTTGCTATCTCATCTGCTTGTCTTGATGCAACACTAATAGAATATTTCATTCCTGGTTCCAATTATTAATATTTTACTCGTATTCTTTTTTTTCTTTCTTTTTCTTTCATATATGTTGTTACATTTGAACATGGATAAAAATAAAACCAATTTTCAATATCGTTTTTTATCGCTATTCTTATATTTTCTTCATTTCCTTCATATTCAAGTACACCAATGAAGCCAAAATCTATTTCTTTGTATCTGTATGATACATATTTTGTTTTTTCATTTTTTATTTTTTTATTAAAATGAGCAGTCATAAGAAAACCGTCTGTATACGATACAAAAATTGAATCATCTATGTAAAATACATAAAATTCTTCTGGATTTTCTATTTGTCCATCTCTTAGTTCACATGCATAAGTCGCTGAATACATTGAATTAACAATCAACAGCATTATAAAAATTATACGTTTCATTTTTTACTCCTTATTATTTTAGATATACTTTTATCATTATTAATCTTAAAGGATAGCGTATGAAATACGATATACTCAAGAATCCTGGAACCAGGGTCATACTCCATTTATCAAAAGATATAGAAGAGCGCAAAAATGTGCAGCGTGCACTAAATAATATGGGCAAACATCTCATTGTCGATGGTGATATTGGACCAGTTACACTCCATACAATAAAAACAGTAAATAATAGAAAACTTCACGAAGAAATTCTTAATATTATGTTTCCTGGTTCCAATAAACTTTATAAGAAACCTAAGTGGATTAAGATTGCATATAAAGAAATTGGAACTAAGGAATATAAAGGTAAAGCTAGCAACAAGGCTGTTGAGCGTTATCATTCTGTTGCTGGATATCCTAACTGGTCAGATGATGTTCCATGGTGTGCTTCTTTTGTATCTTTTGTTATGGTCAAAGCAGGATATACTGAACTTCCAAAATATCCTGCAAGAGCTAAATCATGGTTAAATTTTGGTAAACGACTTATAAATCCAGTTTATGGATCCATTGCCGTAAAATCACGTCATGGTGGTGGCCATGTAACTTTTGTTGTTGGTCAGTCTTCCGATGGCAATATTCTCTATTGCCTTGGCGGGAACCAAAATGATGCAGTGAATATAAAACGATATAAAAAGTCTGATTTTATTGCTTTCGTTGTTCCGAGTGATTATGATTTCTCAATGAGAAATATTCCAATAATGAACAAAAAAGGGAAAATAGTTTCAGTTAAGGAATCTTAATTTTTTACAGATTGGAGTACCTCTTCTATAAGTGGTATCCAATCTTCTCTTGCTTTATTTGATCTTGGATCATATCTCTTATTGTAAAGAATTCTATATACCATTGTTTCTGCACTGTTTGTATTTTTATACATTCCATGTTCAGTTAGCTTTTTTGCCAATAAGGTTTTGGAACCAGGATGATCGTCAAGCTCTAGCATCAAGTCAATAAACTTATCTTCTCGCTTTTTTGCATCTCTGATATATCTTTCGTATTTTGATATATTAAATTTTCTATCTCTATACTTATTTTTATCACCTTCAAGGAATATTCTTCTATATCCCGTAATTACAGCTACAGAAGTGATACCTATAATTTCAGATGCCTGTTTAATTGATATGAGCTTATCTTTCATCCTGGTCCCTTTAAATTTTACAATTAGGATATGTTAAGCGAATGAGTCCTTTTAACGTAATTTCACCATTTTTAAACATTTCCAACGCTTCGCATGGTGGCTTATTATAATAGATTGATTTATCTTCTTCGCCTAATTGATTAAACAATTTTTTTCCAATTGTAATCATAATTTGATTTTTAATTACTCCATTAACAGCTTCGGGTCTGATTAATTTATGTCTCATATACTCAATTGTAATTGAATAAATATCAGGATTTGAAAAGCTTTCACAACTATCACATTCACCAGTTAACATTAGTTTTCCATGGTTTCCACTAAGCAGTAATCCAAGTTCCTCATCTCTTTTTCTTTCTTCCTGCATTTGTCTTACTGTTTCAATAATAGAGTTTCCATTATCATACATCTCTCCAATATCCAAGTCATTCCAGTTTCTACTTACTAAAAATAAATTTTTATTATTTTCAATCTCATCTTTTTCTATCTTTTCATTTTTTTCAATTTTTATTTTTAGTTTTTTATATGTTTCTTTGTATTCTTTTTCAATACTATTCTGCGTACTGATAATAAAGTCCATAAATTCTTCATCTGTCATCATTTTATTTTCCTTTTGTTAAATTTCACAATCAACGTATGTCATTTTTGTAAGACCTTTTACGGTAATCTCATCATTTTTTAACATCTCGATTGATCCACATGGTACTTCTTTTACTGAATATTCACCAAGTCCAAGTTCTTGTCCAATTATTTTTCCGATTTCTTGTCTGAAACTTTTATCATAATATCTTTCGATTTCCTTATCATTTCTGACATCTATATATTCCAACTCAACATCAATATAATCAACGATATCATCATATGCATAGCCAACAATTTCAATATTGTCATTTACTTTCAGTCCTTGGCTAAATTTTTTTTTTGCTCTTTCTTTTGCCTCAGTGAATAAATCAATAATTGGTTGACCAAAATCAATTTCGTCCCCCATATCGAATGATCCAATTACATCAATTTTATTTTTAAAAATAACCTTGTTGTACTTTTTTGTATCAATATATTTACCATTTTTAATGTTTTCTCTTACATGTTCTGCCTGTTGTTTAATAACAGGAAACTCCATATCGTGTTCTTTTTTCATTTTAATAATTTCATCACGAGTAATCATTTTATATCCTTTCCTAAAAATTCAAGTATTCGAAGAAACAAATCATATTTATGCAATATCTCATTGTTTCTTACTTTTTCTTTCCATTTTTTTGGTTTATCTTTTCCACTCATTCCTTTAAATATATAATATTCACAAGCAATAGTGTTAACATCATTGTCGAATTTTTCATGATTTTCTTCTATGAAATTATTTAATTCATCATAAAGTTCTTCCTTTTTCATTTTTCTTTTCTTTTTTGGTTATTTTTTTTGCCATATCAAATGTTGTTACAATAGAAGCAAGTAAAAATACAGAAAACAGAGCAATAATTACAAACGATATGTATCCAGAAATAATCATAAAGATCATAACTAAAATTACTGCTACCATTACTATACCAATTGCCCTATTTAACATCTTTTCAATAAAATTCATTGCCTACATCCTTGATTTTTTTTTTATTTTAGAATAGTACCCAATGAAGTTTTAAATGCATCCATTGCACTTTGTTGTTGTATTGGTTGTCTTTGCCTACCAGTCAACAATTCACCACGCGTAGGTCTACGTTGTCTTTTTTGTTCACCTGGTTCCGTAGTTGCTTTAGATACAATTGCTTTTTCTTTTTGTTCTTCAATTACTTTACTTAAACTAAACAATTCTTTTGGTGGAAAGAACCATAAATAAAGACTTACAACGCTTGATGCAACTGTTGCTGTAATAAGTCCATTGAACGTTCCACCAAAAACATAAGACAAAAGAACCAAGATGCTTCCATCCATTGTTGCATCACCATATCTTTCTTTTTCAACCTTTACTTTAATTACAAGAATATTAATTGCTGCCGCAATACCAATAATCAATAGCATAAGCGCATCCATTTTTTACTCCTTTCTATTTGTGATAAAAATCTTTTCATATTCAATTGGTTTACGATGTTCAATCAATTCAACATCAATTGCTTCTTTTTTTCGTTTTTCTTCTTTAGCAACTTCATTTTTATGAATTGCGTATACTTTTCCCATAAGCAGGGAGATCAAAAACAAAAAAAAGAAAAACAATGCAAAACTAATTGCAGACATTGCCATAACAATTACAAAAAAAGCCACAGCACCAATGATTATGTTTTTATTTTCCATGGTATCTTTCCTTTCTTTCTTCTTTCATGAATTCCAACAAAAGATCAAAATCATTTTCATTTAATCTTTTTTCAAATTCTTTGCGAAATTCTTCATCAGTCATGTTTTGTGTTTCATCTTTTGAGAAACATTTTTCTTTTTCTTTCATACTTTATCCTTTACTTTTATTTTCATCCTTCTTTTATTATGAATTAACACAATAAAAACTATGAATTAACATCACAATACGAATCTACCATTACTCTGTTACGATCCTACAAGAAAACCACAAAACGCACAAGATCAAAAA